GAGCTGAAAGAGCGGAAAGGGGAGAAGACGAAGATGCAGTTCCTAGAGAAACACGTTTACAAAGATTAGGAAGAGCCACAAGAAAACTAGGTAGCGACACTTTAGAAGGATTAAATACAGCTCGAGGAGCAATAGGTACTGCTTATACTGCTGCTAAAACAAGAAGAGCTCAAAGGGCAGAAGCTAAAAGACGTGAAAGACTTGGACAAGATGTATTAGTTGAACCAGAGTTACAACCACTCGGTCATCAGCCTGCTGTTGCACCTCCTAGAGAAACACGTTTACAAAGATTAGGAAGAGCCACAAGAAAACTAGGTAGCGACACTTTAGCAGGACCAACACCAGCAGTAGAAGCACCAGCACCAGAAGCACCAGTAGCACCACCACCCGCAAAAACATTTGGTTTAAGACTAAGATTACCAACTTCTAAATCCTCTAGTAGTAAACAACCTTTAAAATCAACAACACCCAAAGAAAAATCACTTTCTGCTAGACCTCCAATGATAGCTGAACCTAGTTTTACTAGTGCAGAACAATCTAGAACAGGAGTACAAATGACCGCAAACGCATCTGACCCACAAAAAAGACTAGCTTCTATAAAAGCTAGACAAACATTTACTTTACGTTCACCTTCATCTTCATCAGCATCTCAATCACTATCTCCATCTCCAAGTCAATCTCCAAGACCACAATTAGGAGGGAAAAAGAAAAGAAAAAAAGTAACAAAAAAAAGAAAAAATAAAAGAAAAAGAAGAACTAATAAGAAAAATTTATTTTTCTTTTTTAAATAAAAAAGAAAAATTTATTTTTCTTTTTTAAATAAATAGTAAGTTTATATAATTATAATATACTAATTATATAAATTATGAAATTAGAATTATTTATAGGAATAATAGTGCTAATTTTTGTAGCAAATATATATTTTGAAGGTAAAATTTTAGCAAAAATTAAATCATACAGTAAATATTATAAAATGGCTTTTATTGCTTTTGCTGGATTATGTGTATATATTTATTTAAAACGATCTCCTCAAAATAGTAAAGAATTTTTTGCAAATGCAAATGGATATATTAAATATCTACCTGTTGATAGACAAACAACATCTATGTTGGCACCAATTATAGATTTTACAGGAAAAACAATCGGAGATTCAATAAATAGTAACTATAATCAAGTTAATCAAAATCCCTATAATAATTTAACAGCACAACAAAGAAAAATTCTTAATGGTTCAAAATCAACAAAACGTTCTGTTAGTGAAACAAAAAAGAAATTTGTTGCTTCATCTCAAAACTGGCAGTGTAAACATTGTGGATGTAAACTACCAGCATGGTTCGAAGTAGATCATGTAAATAAATTAGAATATGGAGGTTCAAATAATGTAGATAATTTAGTAGCATTATGTAGAGATTGTCACGGTAAGAAAACTGCTCTTGAAAATTTATAAATAAATTATTTATTATTATATATAATATATTAATAATATAATCATGAGTTCTAAAGAAAAAAAATTAACTTTTAAAGAATTTGCAGATAGAAGAAATAAAATAGCTGGAGATATTTTTTCAATATTAATGCAAAAATATAAATTTATCAGAGATTATTTTGCAAATATAATAGATATTGTTGTTAATTCTCCAAATTATAAATATTATGTTAGTATTTTATTGACTTTAGTTTTTATACTTTTAGTAATTTTAACAAATTTAATTAATGTTCCTGATAAATACGTCCAAATTATTTCATTACTATTAGGAGCAATTATTATAAGTATTTTTTACTTTTTTGTTTATAGAAATCAACAAGAAACAAATGATGGCTTAGCCGTTAAAGGAATTCAAGGTTTTTTTCAAACAGATTTATATACTAAAGAACGTAAAAAATTAGTAATAGAAGAAGAAATAAAAGATAAAAAAGGTAATGTTGTTGACACAAAAAAAAAATTTAATGCTACTAATTTTAAATATACTATAGGAGAACCAATAAAAAACTTAATAAAGTTTTTTTCATACTTATTTTTAAGCATTTTATTAATAGTTCTAACAATAGTTTTTATTTATAATATGTATAATAATTATCAGTATTTGTATTTTTTTACTAAAATATTTTTAGGATTTGCAATAGCAATTACAATATTAGCTATTATTGCTAAGAGTTTTTCAATTGTAATTAAAGATTGTGAACAAAGTGATCTTAATAAGAAGGATTTTTTTGAGCGTATTAAAAGATTTTTATGTATTATCAAAAACACTATCTTTTTTATTCCTTGTTTACTTGTTATAATTGCCGATGAAATAAATAAAGATATTAAAGCTACACCATCTTCAGTTTATTTATTATTTATATTATTAATAATTTTTGTTTCTTTATTTATAGGCTTACCAATATTATTTCAATTTATTAGCAGTATGAATAAACATGATTTATTAGCTGGAAAAGGTCCTTATTATTTAGACAAAAGAAGAGTAATTGGTAAATATCAAGATTTTAGTAAAGAATCCATTAGAAATAAAATTACTCCACCTGCTAGTAAATATACATTATTTGATGAAGATCCTAGCCAAGAATTTAATATTAAAGCATTAATTGGATATTTAGGAGACAAAAAATTTCATTATAAATATACTTATAGTATTAGTTTTTATCTTTATTTAAATCCACAACCTAAGAATACAAGTTTAGCGTATAATAAAGAATCAGAATTATTTAATTATGGCAATAAACCACTAATATTATATGATGGAAATAAAAGAAAATTATTAATCAAGTCTAAAACACAAACAACTGAAGGAAGTCAAACTGATACTATTTATGAAACTAAAAAAATTAAATATCAAAAATGGATGTTATTCACTATTAATTATGAAAATAATACAATTGATGTATTTATAGATGATAAATTAGTAGGTTCCAAGAAAAATGTTCCACCTTATTTTGATGATGACAAAATTAGTATTGGAGAAGATAATGGTATTCAAGGAAGTATAAAAGAAATATTTTATTATGATACTCCTCGGCCACCAAGTAATATTGAATTCATGTATGATTTAACAATAAAACCTACTGAAGGTGAAGTAAATTTTGTAAAAGATAGATTAAATGATAAATTACAAAAAAACTTTCCATTATAATTTGATATTTTAGTAAATATTATAACCAGAAAAATAAAATAATATAATAAAAAATATTATATTACTTTATATTAAATAATAATGCAAGTATCTAATATTATCATTATAACAGTATTAGTTTTAATAGTAATTTTTTTAATTAGCAGAATATTCTTTACAACAGATATCATTTATGACATTATGTGCGATGCGAATCTTTTAGCAAATACTCAAGAACCAGATTCAACAGTTCAATCATTTTTTGTAACAAATCAAAATATAATTTCAAATAAAGATTTTAATGAAAATAATACTTCTAATTTTATGTTAACTGTTTGGTTCTATGTTGATAATTGGGGAAACGCTATTTCTAATGAAAAAAATATTCTTTATGTTTCTACCAAAGCTAACTCAAAAACTGTTCCAGAATTACAAAATAATTTAATTGGTATGAGTTCATCACATGAAGCACTATCTACTGAACCCATACCTTTCAAAAATTTAAGTATTGGTTTAGATAAATATGAAAATAACTTATTTTTAGATATTGAAACATATTCAGAAAAAGATGGTTCCGCCGGAAACAAAACAACATTTACAAGATATTTAATTAAAAACATTCCAATCCAAAAATGGAATTGTTTAACTTTATCTGTTGATACAAAAACATTTGATGTTTATCTCGATGGTAAATTAAGAAATTCATTTATTTTACACGGAATCTACAGAAATAAAATGGAAAATAACAAACGCAAAAATATCTACATTGGAAATTTAGGTGGTTCAAATAATGGATTTGAAGGTTTCATAACTAGAATAAGATATCAACCTAATGCTGTAAACCCTCAAGAAGCATATAACATTTACAAAGAAGGAATTAGTGCTTCTCTCGCCAAATCTATTTACAATAAATATGGATTGAAAGTGAGTTTTTTGGAATATGACACAGAGAGAGGGTCCTTTACTATCTAACCATAATGGTAACAATTTTTTAAACATATTTTTAAAAATTTGTTATGATAAAAATATATTCTAGGAATGAAACTACTTAAATATATAATATAATTTATTATAATGAAGTATAAAATTTATATGTTTTATTGTGAAAATTGGTTTGAAGAAAATGGCTGTAAAAGTATTTATATAGGAAGTAGTAAAAATGTATGGCAAAGAATGCATCATCATAGAGATTCTTTAGAAAATATTAAAAGTAAAAGTAAAAATTTTCCTCTATATAAATGTATGCAAGAGAATGGTGGATATGATAACTGGCAGGTAATAATTTTAGATGAAATATTTTGTAATAATTCGAGAGAAGCAGAAGAAGTAGAACAAAAATACATAGATTTATTTAAATCAGATTTAAATGGTAAAAGAGCATTTTTATCAAATGAAGAGAGAATAAAAAAAAAATTAGAAATAACACAAAATTGGAGAAAAGATAACCAAGAACATGTATTAAACTATGCAAAAAATTATTATAATGATAATAAAAAAGAAATTTTAGAAAAAAAAGTAGAATATGGTAAAAAATATAGAGAGAATTATAAAGATGCTATTTTAGAAAGAAGAAGAAAAAAACAAACTTGTGGTTGTGGTGCAACATTTAATCACTTTCAACAGCAACGTCACTTTAGAACAGAAAAACATAAAAATTGGTTAAAATGCCAGGAAGTTTAGAAAGATTTTAAAGTAATTATCATTATTGTTTCAAAAAAAATTATAAAATTATAATATAAATATAATAATAATGGATAACGTTAATGATTTATTAGGTAAAGCAAAAAAAAATATTGTAGCTTTTACTCCTTATGGAACTGAAAAATTTTTTTCCTCAGGAAGCGAATTCTTAAATTCCAATACTTTAATTGCAAAAGCAACTTTCTTATTGCTTATTATTATTTTATTTGTATTTTTATTTTATGTATTTAGTAGAATTATTATTTTCTTTTTAACTCCACCTGAAAATCCTTTTATTATTAAAGGTATGAAAGATGCTACACAATCTATGACTATTCCACAAACATTCGCTGATAAAAATTCAGTACCAATTTATAGAAGCAAAAATGAATACGATGGTACTGAATTTACTTATGCATTTTGGATGTATGTAAATGATTTAACATATAATGAAAATAAAGATTTTAAACATGTTTTTCATAAAGGTTCTTCTACACAATCTGACGATACTTTAGATGGAGTATATGGTCCCAATAATGCTCCAGGTGTTTATTTATATACTGGTAAAAAAAATATTTCTGATAATTTATTAGAAAAATACCCAGTATTAGGAATGTTAATTAGAATGAATGTATTCCACAATAACGATAATAAAACTAATCCTTATAAATATTATGATGATATTTATGTTGATGGTATACCTATTAAAAAATGGGTCTGTGTTGTTATTAGAGTCACTGGACAAAATATAGTTGATGTTTATGTTAATGGAACTTTAACAAAAAGACATAAATTAACTAATATTGTTAAACAAAATTATGATAATATTTATATTAATCTTAATGGTGGATTTGGGGGCAATCTTTCTAATTTAAGATACTATAATTATGCAATTGGAACATTTGAAATATATAGAATTACATCAGAAGGACCTGATTTAACTATTGCAGAAAATACAAGTATTCAAAAATCTAAACCTTACTATTTATCTTCTCAATGGTATTTTGATAATACTGATCCTTTAACTAATTAAAATTAAATACATAAAGAACCAGAATTATTTATTATTGATTAATATATAATTAATAATAAATATGGTATACACTAATATTGTAGATGCATCTAGAACTCATTTTATATTAATTTCGTCTAATTATAATGATGATTTAAGTTTTATTGGAACAAAAATTAATATCAAAACTTATATTCCGAGAGAAATAGCAACAGATAGTAACTACTATCAATTTGGTAGCTCAGTATTTAATGAAACCGATTTTTCAAGTGAAGTATTTAAAAACAGAGTTATTTTTTCTGCTAAAATTAATGATGATAATAAACGTTCTTTTACACTTTTAACACAACAAAATTTATTTCATAATATTAAATTTATTCAAAAAGATAATGATTTTAATAAACCTAGAGTATTATTTACAAAATATAATGTCACTAACAATATTACTAACAATAATCAATATTTATTCAATTCTATAGATAATGTAACTGATCTATCTTTCATTAATATTAATGATATTTCTCTAAATATTAATAATACTGATAATGAAGTTATTGGAATTAATGATTCTACATATTTAAATTTAACTAGATTATCCTACTTTTTTAATATTTATAAACCATTTGTTAATAGTGACTACTTTAAATTCAAATTTTCTGATTTTATAGATTTGAGTTTTATATTACAAAACAATACCAATATTTCTGAAATTTCTAATAATTTATTACAAATTAATGCTAAAAATATTAATTTAAATAACAATTTTGCTTCTAACAATTTAATTAATTATGATGAAAATAATTTCACTAATTTATTCAATTTTGATTATTTTGGTCCAATACCTACAGATTTATCTGCTATGGATGTATCTACTGTTTTTCCTTTTCAATTTAATGAAAATAATAAATATAACTTTGATAATGTTCTTTTATACAATAAAATTGATAATATTTCTACTATTCAATATAATTTAAATTATCCTAATTTTTCATCAACTTCTGATACTATTGACTCATATACTGATATTTGTATTAATTTTATTGTTTCAAAAGGTTTTGATTATTTTTCAAAAAACTATGGAAAAATTTATTTAACTAGTGATTTTACTTATTTAAATTCCAGAATCTTAGATTTTAATAATAATTTTTATTCAACTAATACTATTAATTCATCTGGATTAGATAACTCTATGGTATATTTATCATTAGGTAATGCTATTACGGGTATCACTCAAAAAAATTTATATACACATATGAAACTTGATATTCAATCAGAAGAAGTAACAACAGATACTCAGAGTTTCAAAAAATTAGGTAATTTAAATAAAATATATTTTAGTAGTTCTGTTAATTCTATTAACGTTGCTAATACACTTAAAAATAGAAATTATTTACTAGAAGAAAACTACGATTACAATTACACTAACATACTTTATAATAATATTCAAGAATCAAATAAAAAAAATCTTGATTTTAATTTACTAGATTTTTATCATAATTATAATTCGGATTTTTCACAAAATATTTATAATCATCGTTTTAATTCATTAGGTTTACTTAATAATGAAATTAGTAGCAATAAATTTGATGTTAGTTATGTTAATACTAATAATCAATTTTTTATAACAAATAGAACCGATATTTCTTATTTAGATTTAGAATATAAATTTAGATTCAATACAACATCTGTTAATTCATCAACTGCAAATACTGCTTTATTTAATCAACCAATTACTAATAATTCTTTAAATTATGACTTTAGATTCAACTATAATTCCACATTTGACGTTGATATATTTTTCACCTTAAACTATAACTACGGTTCTGATATTAATGATTTGTCTTTTGAAACTTTAAATGATTATTCATCTAGATTATTACTTAATTTTCATAAAATTATTTTAACAAGTAATTTTGTAACTCCTGCTGGAAGTGATTTTACTAATGTCGATTGTGTTTTCATTTATTATGACCCATATAATGATAATACTCCAGAAGAATATAGATATCCATACAATAATATTGAAATTAGTAATAATCCCAGTATTGATACATTATCTAGAGCAATTGAATTATTACCTGGTGCTAACACATCTGTTACTAATACTACATTTATTCCTGCTAGAAATGGAAGTAACTTATCTAGGAAAAAAATTCAAGGATTAATTGGATTAAATGATATTCCTGCACTTTTATCAATAGAATCTTATGATGAAAATTCTATAATTGGTAGAGGATTTTTAAATCAATATCAAATTGAAGAAGAATGTAAAACTGATACTCAAAGAGTTGAAGATAAATTAAATTCACAAAAACATATTTCTGTTAAAAATCCTTTAGTTAATAATTTGAATACTAATAGAGTTCCCAGAACAAGAAATTTTGCTAATATTGTTAGAAATAGAAGACAAAATCAAAATTTATCTACAGCAGAAACTTGTGAAACTGACCCTACAACTATACAAAATTATACTACTCCTTTTACAAATCCTTTATGGAGAAGAAGATAAAAAAACCATAAATATTTTTTTAAAATTGATAAAATATTTATGTAAAAAGTTTTAAGATAAAACATATATTAATATTAAATGACATCTTCAAATGAAGATGAACCACCTAAAAAAATACCCATGAAGTTTAAATTGTTTAAACTATATGATTTTAATGTATATGATGGATTTAGTAAACAAACTGATTTTGATAAATCTAATTTTGACCCATATAAAGATAATAAAAAATTTATAATTCAAATGTTCGGTATTAATTCTTCTGGACAAACCGGTTCAATCTTAGTAGAAGATTTTAATCCATTCTTTTATATCAAGGTTGGCGACAATTGGACTGATTCAACCAGAACTGAATTTATTGGACATATTAAGAAAAAAATGGGAAATTATTATGAAGATTCTATTGTTGAATCTAAACTAATAAAAAAACAAAAATTATATGGTTTTGATGACCATAAATTACATAATTTTGTTAGAATTAGTTTCACTAATAATGGAGCATTTAACAAAGCAAAAAAAATGTTCTATAAAGACACCTTTGAAAATGGTTATTTTAATCGAGAATTAATTAAAGACGGATACATATATCAAAATACTAATTGTTATCTTTATGAAGCTAATATTCCACCTTTACTTAAATTATTTCATCTTCAAGAAATTAGCCCTTCTGGATGGGTATTACTTCCTAGTAATAAAGTCAAAACTGTTAATAAAAAAACTACACATTGTGCATATGAATATATTATTAGTCATAAACACATAAAAAAAGCAGATAAAGATGATATTGTTAAATATAATATTTGTAGTTTTGATATTGAAGCTAGCAGTAGTCATGGTGACTTTCCTGTTCCAATTAAAGATTACAAAAAATTGGCTACCAATATTTTACAATATTATAATGAATTACAAGATAAAGAAAATTATGATTGTGAATTATTTGAAAAACAAATTTATGCTGCATTTGGTTACGAAGATATTAATTACATAGATAAAGTTTATCCTAAACTTAAACAAATTGGTAAAGAACAATTAAATAATATTTTTGATAATTTCATCAAATATATTCCTGCTAATGATAAAACTAGAAAAGATTATACATTAGAAATTGAAGAATCTGATTCTGAATCTGATAATGATGATGATGAACCTAGTGAATCTATTAAAAAAATTAAGAAAGTAAAAAAATACAATAAAAATGCAAATATTTTTGAAATTATTACTGATGATAAATGTGAATATGAAACAAAATTATTAGAATTAAACAAAGCATTAACTAAATTTTATCCACAATTAGAAGGTGATATAGTCACATTTATTGGTATGACTTTCATTAATTATAGTGAAAAAAAACCTTATATTAGATATATTATTGTTAAAGGTGGATGTAAAATTCCTGATAAATACAAACAATGGGTACAAGAAAATAACGTCAAAATAATTGAAAAACCTACAGAAAAAGGTGTTTTATTAGAATTTACAAAAATTATGCAACTTGAAAACCCACACATTGTTACTGGATATAATATTAATGGTTTTGATTGGGACTTTATGTACAAAAGAGCAAAAGAAATAGGTTGTACTCATGACTTTTTAAAATTATCAAGAAATAAAGATGAAGTTTGTATTAATAAAGATTGGCGAACCGGAGAAGAAGATATCGCCAAAAACAAAATTATATTAGCAAGTGGAGAATACAATTTAAGTTATGTTAACATGCCTGGAAGAATAATTATAGATATGTGTGTTATTTTTAGAAGAGAATTTACACTTAGTTCTAACAAATTAGATTATGTATCATCATATTTTATTAGTGATAGTGTTAAAAAAATAGAAATTAATACAGAAAATAATACAACAGAAATATTCAGTAAAAATTTAACTGGTTTAACAATTGGTTGCTTTGTTAAATTTGAAGAAATCAGCCATTCTGTTAATAGTTATAAAAAAGGTAAAAAATTTGAAGTATTAGATATTAATTTAACTAATGCATCTTTTACTATTCATAGCGCTGAAGAATTAGATCTTATTAATTATAAAATTAATTGGGGATTAGCCAAAGATGACGTATCCCCCCAAGAAATATTTGAATTATCAAATAAATCTGATTTTGATAGATTTACTGTTGGTAAATATTGTCTTGGTGATTGTGATAATGTTATTTGGCTATTACTTAAAATTGATGTTATTACTGATAAAGTTGAAATGTCTAATTTATGCGATGTACCACTTAATTTCTTACTTCTTAGAGGTCAAGGAATTAAATTACAAAGTTATGTTTCAAAAAAATGTGGAGAAAAAAATACTTTAATGCCTGTTATTGAAAAAGAACTTGATGATGATGGTTATGAAGGTGCTCATGTATTTACTCCTAAAACAGGGTTATATTTAGAAGACCCTGTTGCTTGTGTTGATTATAGTTCTCTTTATCCTTCATCTATGATTAGTGAAAATTTATCACATGATAGTAAGGTTTGGACTAAAGAATATGATTTAAGTGGAAATTTAATTAATTCTACTGGAGAACAAGATAAAGATGGCAATTATATTTATGATAATTTACCTAATTATACTTATGTTGATGTTAAATATGATACTTACAAATATTTTAGAACTACTGCTAAATCTGCTGCTAAAAAAATTGTAGTTGGTTATAAAATTTGTAGATTCGCACAATTTCCAGAAGGGAAAGCAATTATGCCAGCAATTTTAGAAGAATTATTAGGTGCTCGTAAAGCAACTAAAAAATTAATGACTAAAGAAGAAGATCCATTTAAAAAAAATATTTATGATAAACGACAATTAAGTATTAAAGTTACCGCTAATTCATTATATGGTCAATGTGGTGCTAAAACTAGCGCGTTTTTTGAAAAAGATGTCGCCGCAGCTTGTACTGCTATAGGTAGAAAACTACTATTTTATGGAAAAGATGTAATTGAAGGTTGTTATGATAACATTGAGATAACTGTTAGTGATGGTACAAAAGTTATAGTAAAAGCAGAATGTGTTTATGGAGATACCGATTCTGTATTCTTTAAATTTAATTTGAAAACTACTGAAGGAAAAAGAATTATTAATAAACAAGCATTAATTTATACTATTGAATTAGCAAAACAAGCAGGTGAATTAGCAACTAAGTTTCTTAAAAAACCTCATGATTTAGAATATGAAAAAACATTTTGGCCATTTAATTTATTATCTAAAAAACGATATGATGGTATGTTATATGAAGAAGATCCTGAAAAATGTAAATTAAAGTCAATGGGTAATGTATTGAAGAGACGAGATAATGCACCAATTGTAAAAGATATTTATGGTGGTGTCGTAAATATCTTAATGAAAGATAAAAGTCTTCCAAAATCAATTAAATTTGTTAATGAATCAGTACAAAATATGATTGAAGAAAAATATCCTATTGAAAAATTATTGGTTACTAAATCTTTACGAGGATATTATAAAAATCCTAAACAAATCGCACATAAAGTTTTAGCTGATAGAATTGGATTAAGAGAACAAGGTAATAAACCTGGCGCTGGTGATAGAATGAATTATGCTTATGTTAAAAATGATAATAAAAAAGCATTACAAGGAGAAAAAATAGAAACACCTGAATTTATTAAAAATAATAATTTAAAATTAGATTTTGGACATTATATTAGTAATCAAATTATGAAACCATTATTACAATTATTTGCATTAGAATTAGAAAATATTAAAGAATTTAAAGATAAACAATTTTATATTAAAGAATATAATGATAAAAAAACATTGACTTGGGATCAAGAATTAGAAAAATTAAAAACTAAATGGCCTGAACCTGAAAAATTTACTAAAAAATATGAAGAATTGCGTTGTAAAGAAGTTAAATCATTAATATTTGATAAATTTCTAAAAGAATTAAAATAATTTGTTGTTATATACAATGGCTTCTTCCGAAAATAAAGAAAAAGAAAAGGAAGTAGAAATTCAAAGTGCTGTATATTTCGATAATAACATAAATTTTTCAAATAATCAAAAAAATTTTATCAATACTATGATTGAATCTAATTCTGAAAGTTTAAAGGATTTTTACGGGGAAACTACACCCGGTTATGAAGTTTTTTTACTAAATCATAAAATTACACATGAAAAAGAAAAAATAATAAATGAAATTTTAAAAGTCGAATATGATTTAAATCCTTATATTGGTGATGCTTTTAAAAAACTTTTATTAAAGAAAGGTAGAAAAAGTTTTTATACTAACAAAAGAAGATTATCATATTTACAACCACGCCCCTCTACTCATACTATGACTACCAGAAGTAATACAAAAAGAAAAAGAAGTAGAGGTAAAACAAAAAAAAAGAAGAAAAAAAATAAAAAAAAGAAAAGAAAATCTTATAAAAAATAATTCTTAATAATTAAAATATCTCTCGTTAATATATTATGAAACATAAAAATTCTAAAAATATTACTAGTAAAAAATTAAATCAATTCTCAAAAAAGTTTAATAAAACACGCACAAATAAAGTTCTTAAAAATGTTAACACCAAAGGCTATTTTGAAAATTTAATTGTTAAATCCGACTACTTACAAAACAAAAAAAGAACATTTAAAAATATAATTAATCCTGAAACAAAAATTACTGATCAACATGATAGTGGTAGATGTTGGATTTTTGCTTTTTTAAATGTTATTAGAATTCCTATGATAAAAAAATATAAGTTAAAAGATTTTGAGTTTAGTCAAAATTATCTCTTTTTTTACGATAAATTAGAAAAAGCTAATTATTTCTTAAATTTTATGATTAAAAACAAAAATACTAATTTAAACGATTTAAAAATGATTTATATGTTAGACAATTTAACTCATGATGGAAGTCAATGGAATATGTTTGTTAATTTAATAGAAAAATATGGTATTGTTCCAAAAACAAATATGGATGACCACTTTCATAGTAAAAATAGTGAAGAATTAAAAAATTTCTATAATAATTTTTTAAGAACTGCTGCTCATACAATTAAAACTGCTAAATCTAGTGATTTAAATAATTTGAAAAATGAATTATTATCAAAATGCTACAAAATTTTGGTTTTATTTTTAGGAGAACCTCCCAAAAAAATAACTTGGGAATATTATAAAAAAGGTAAAAAAAAAGATGTTTATAAAACAGTTGAAGATATAACTCCATTAGAATTTTATAAAAAAATTGTACCTTATAATGCTTCTGATAAAATATGTTTAATTAATTATCCTTGTAAAAGTGCTCCTTTTTATAAATTATATAATATTGAATTAGCTTTTAATGTAAATGAAGGAAAACTTCAAAATTATATTAATGTACCAATTGATATTATGATTGATGCTGTTAAAAAATCTATTGATTCTAATGAATCAGTTTGGATAGGCATGGATACAGATAAATTTATATCTAGAAAACATGGAATTCTTGATATTAATGCTTTTAATTATAATGATATTTTTGGATTTGATAATATTATGGATAAATGTGATTCTCTCAATTTTAGACAATCTGCCCCTAATCATGCTGTAGTTGTTAAAGGATATAATTTTGATAAAGGCAAAACTAATGGATTTTTAATTGAAAATTCTTGGGGAGAGAAAACTGGCTTTAAAGGAAATTATTATATGGATATCGATTGGTTTAAAAATTATACTTTTGAAGTTGTTGTTGATAAAAAATTTGTTTCTAAAAAAGTTTCTTCTGTTTTAAATAAAAAACCTATATTATTACCTTATTTCTCTCCATTTGGTTCACTTTTATTTAAATAAAAAATAATAATTTAAAAATTATTTAAATTATTATTTAATGGAACAAACTATACCTATTAATTTATTAAATATTAATGATAATACTAATGAAGAATGTATGATTTGTAAAGAAGAATTATCATGTCAGCCTTGTTATACATTACCTGAATGTAAACACACTTATCATACTTCTTGTTTAGTAAGTTGGTTTAGAAATGGAGATAATAGATGTCCATATTGTGGTAATAAAGGAATTAATAATAAATGTATTAATGAAGATCATAATTATTCATGGAGAAGACAAAGATATAATTATTTATGTGTTCAAGGATTTGAAAATCAATATATTAATGATTTAAAAAAATTTATGAATAATAAAAAAAATATCGACAATCCAAATGCTATTAAATTAAAAAAAAGTTTTGAAAAAATTAAAAAATTGGAAGATACTTTGAGAGAAACTAATAATTCTTATAAAGCATATAAAGAAAAAATCAAAAAAGAGCCCGTTTTACATTCTGAATATAAAAAAAATGTTGGTCAATTTAGAAATAACAAATATAAATTATCTAGACAAATACGTCTCGAGAGATTTAAATTAATCAATAATAATTATATTGTCCCTCTTATTGTACCCAGTCCCGTAAATATTCATTAAATTTTTTATTTTTAAAATCTAATGAATGGTTGCTATTTATGATTATACTAATTTTCCAATTATTAAAGTCGATTTAAGTGGCTCTATTTCTAATAATACTGATTTTCAAAGTTTTACTGCACCTTGGTTACAATTATATACTTTCAAAAATAATTTTGAGTTTGAATTTGATACAAAAAATATAGGATTTGTTAACCCTATTTATTGTATATACACTGCTCTATTTATTAAATCAATTAAAAAACAAAATCCACAATATTTATTAAAAAGTAAAATATATGTTTATAACAGATACATTTTTAGATTAGCTAAATACATTTTCTATGTTGAAAAACCTGTCGCTCCTGTTGAGTTAATTTTAATTAATGAAGATAATACTCAATCTATTCAATACTTCAATCCTTGATTATCTGAAACTTACTGATAATACATTACTTGAACCATCTTGATTATTATTTAGAAAATTTCCAAATACTCGTCTTAATACATGTCTTCTAAATTGTGAATTTGTTAAATATAATCTCTCATTTGTTTCTGTATCTGTATATCTTATTAAATTTGTATCTGTTAAAACACTATGTCTACAATTTGGACAACTTTGATGTCTTATTAACCAATTTAATAAAAAATCATATTTAAAAATATGACCACAATTATCAATTATTCCAACATCATCATCCGGTTCAAATTCTTCTTGTGTAATTGCACACATAGTATCAATTGGATTTGGTAAATCTCTATATTTTAATTTTGTTATATTTGTTGCTATCGCATTAATTAAATTTTGTCTTGATAATTCTCTGTAATGATTATTTATTCTCTCTTCTCTTTCTTCATTTGTTTCTTCATTTTGATTGTTATCTTCTTCATTTTCTACTCTAGGTTCTGCATGATGTACATGTTGATTATTATTTTCAACATTCATTTCTTCATTATACACACGACGTCTTCTATTATTTTCTAATGGTACATAATTACGATTATTATAATTTCTATTATAATTATTCCAATAATAATAATAATCCAAATTAGTATACATATTAGAAATTATCTCGTTAGAACGATTAAAATAATTTATTGAATTATTTACAGTAGATATATAATTATTTATTGTATTAAAATAATTATTCATATTTGCGTCTTGTGAATAATAGTAATTTGATTCTGGGTTGGACATTAATATAAATTATATATATTTTTTAAAATATGTTTAAATATAAACCATATTAATATTATAATAATGTCTATTGATTTAACTAAATATAAAGATAAAGGATTAACAGGTTTAGCTAATTTAGGAAATACTTGTTATTTAAATTCTTGTATGCAAATGCTATCACATTGTTATCCTTTAAATGAAATGATTGATAAAATAGATGCAAATTCTATAAACAAAATTGACGATAGTATCTTATTAATAGAATGGAATAATTTAAGAAATTTAATGTGGTCTCAAAATTGTGTTATCTCTCCTAATAGATATGTCAATACAGTGCAAAAAATATCTAAAAATAAAAATATTGAACTATTTAGTGGATTTGCACAAAATGATTTACCTGAATTTTTAGTTTTTATTATTGATGCTTTTCATAATTCTTTAAAAAGAAAAGTTGAAATGAATATTACTGGAACTTCTCTAAATAAAACTGATGAATTAGCTAAAGAATGTTTTACCATGATTAAAAATATGTATTCTGAAACATATTCAGAATTATTAAATTTATTTTATGGAATTCATGTTTCATTATTACATTCTGAAGATAATACTAAAACCTTATCTATTAAACCTGAATCTTTTTGTTTAATTGATTTACCAATTCCCGAAAATATACATTCTTGTAATATTTACAATTGTTTGGATTTATATGTATTACCTGAAGCATTAACTGGTGATAATGCTTGGTTCAATGAAAAAACTAATCAAAAAGAAAATGTTAATAAATGTATTAATTTTTGGAGTTTCCCAGAAATATTAATTATCTCATTTAAAAGATTTAATAATTATAACAAAAAAATTAATACTATTATTACTACCCCAACTTATAATTTAGATTTAAGTAAATATGTAGTTGGTTATGATAAAGAATCCTACAAATATAATCTATTTGGTGTTTGTAATCATAGTGGTGGTTGCCTTGGAGGACATTACACAGCATTTGTAAAAAATGCTAATAATAAATGGTATCATTTTAATGATACTTCTGTTTCTGAAGTTAATGAAAATAATATTATCACTAACAAAGGTTATTGTTATTTTTACAAAAAAATTAAAAATTAAAATAATTGTATTTTAACTATTATTTTATATAATATTTATTTATATATAATAATATGAGTTTATTTAATAATATTACACAAGATTTTTTTGATACATTAAATAGTTTTGGCTCTAATCCCTTTGTTTTAGTAGTATTAGTTTTCATCATTCTTATTTACTATGTTATTTTTGCATTTTTAGGAAATTCAACTCCCGATTCAGATAATTTCCCAAAAGGAGGATTTCTATTTCTTGAAGCAATATTGTGGGCATTACTTATTTTATTAGTATTTATGAATGGATTAGCCTACTTTTTTAATATTAATGTTGTTACCGAATTGAAAGATGTTTTTAATGAAAAACCCGAAATACAAATTGAATCTACTCTTAACCAAAACAAAGATATTTCTGGTGCCTCTTATGATTTTAAAGAAGTTTATCACGTTCCCGGTAATAGATTTAGTTATCATGACGCCCAAGCCGTTTGTAAAGCATTTGATGGTGAAATGGCTAGTTATGAACAACTTTTAGAAGAACAAAAAAAAGGTGCTAGTTGGTGCAGTTTTGGTTGGACTAAAGATCAATTAGGTCTATATCCTACCAGTCAAAATCATTTTGATAAATTACAAAAAAAAGAAGGACATGAATATGACTGTGGATTGCCTGGAATTAATGGTAGTTATGTCTCTAATCCTCACATTAAATTAGGTTCTAATTGTTATGGATACAAACCTAAAATTAGTGATTTAGAAAGTGACCTCCTTAAAAATGATGAATTATATCCAAAAACTCATAAAGAAAAACTTTTTGATAAACGTGTTGAATATTGGAAAAATAGAGTCGGTAATATTCTAATTTCACCTTTCAATAATGATAATTGGTTTAAAATACCTTCTGCCTAAAAATAATCTACATCCAAATTATTTAAATATTTTATATCAACTGATCTTTTACTTATTAAATCAGTTGCTAACTTATTAAATGCATCTAAATTCGCCTCTATTATTGTTATCGCTTTTTCTAATCCAAAATTTATTAATTTTATTATATTTTCATCTATTTCTGATTTCGTATTTTCACTTAATGACAAATAAGGACTATTTGGTGTTTGAATCGTCCTTGTAAATTCACCATCATCATAACCAAATAATTCTATATATCTTCGCGCTAAATTATCCGCCTGTTTTAAATCTCCACTCGCACCTGTTGTTATATCCAAATCTCTCATCGAATTAAATAATTTTTCATTCGTATAATTCGTTTTTTCATAATCATTGAAAATTTTATCATACAAAATTATTTCTGCCGCACGACCACCCATCGTTACTATCAAATTTGCTAATAAATATTTCTTCGTTGGATAAGAATTAAACTTCTCCTTCGGCGTAAATAATGTATAACCTCCTGCACCATTTGTATTTGCTGTAATTGTTACCTTTCTTACATCAAAAAAATCTCTAAATAATAATGCCGTTATCGTATGACCCGCCTCATGATACGAAACTAAATTATCTGCATACTCATTCTTTTCTTTATTTACTAGCGGTAATCCTATCGTAATTTTCTCATATGCATCTACTAAATCCTTTGAATTTATTATTGTTCTATTTTGTCTTAATGCTAAAATTATAGCCTCATTTGCCATATTCTCTATATCTGCTCCTGAAAATCCTGATGTTAAAATTGCTATTTCATCTAAATCTGTACCCTCTTCTACATTCTTATCTCTCAAATGCACATCCAAAATCTTACGACGTCCCGTTATATCCGGCATTCCCACACTTACCTTTCTATCAAATCTTCCTGACCTTGTTAGCGCCGAATCTAAAATATCTACCCTATTTGTTGCAGCCAAAACCACTATCTTATCTGTTTTCTCAAACCCATCCATATTTGTTAAAATCTGATTTAATGTTTGTTCTCTCTCCTCATTACCACCACCACCAAATTGTTCCCCTCTTTTTCTACCTACTGCATCTATTTCATCAATAAATACAACACATGGTGAATTCTTTTTTGCATTATTGAATAATTCTCTCACCCTTGCCGCACCTACACCTACAAACATCTGAATAAATTCTGATGCTGAAACTTGAATAAACGATACTCCTGCCTCTCCCGCTACTGCTCGCGCTAATAATGTTTTTCCTGTTCCTGGAGGACCTTCTAATAATACACCTTTTGGAACCTTCGCTCCCGCCTCATAATATTTATCTGGATTCTTTAAAAAATCCACTATTTCTTCTAATTCATATTTTGCCTCATCACAACCAGCCACATCTTCAAATGATGTATCAATTTCTGAACTATCAATTACTTCTCTCGATTCTAATCTATTAGCATTCATAGGATTCATCGGACCTCCCGGAAAACCACCACCCCCTCTTTGAATTAATGCTAATACTGTCGTAATCAAAAAATATACTATCACTGCATTCACTAAAAAACTTATTGGATTTGCTCCATTTACAGAATTTGATGCACCTAATTGAACTATTTTGTAATAAATATCATTTTTTATGAGAGAATCAACAATTATATCATTTACTCTTGGTAATCCTGTTTCTAAAAAATGTAAATTACTTAAACTTGGGGCAATTCCATCATATTTATTATCAATTACTACCATAGAATTTATATCATCCGCCGTTTTAATTACACTTACACTATCAATGTGCTTTTGAGAGACTTCTGTTAAAAAATCATTTAAATTCCATTTATCTAACTGGTCTGCACTTTTTGCTAAAGTATTTATTAATTTTGATGGATCATAATCAGGAATATGACTCATCCTAATTACACTAAATCTTGGTTTTGAAACTAATCCAGTTGAAAATCCTGACGCCGACGCCAGTAGCAGAGAGATTATAAATTTAATCATAATAATAGTATTAAATTTATATGTTTAAGTAGTAAATTTTAAATGTTTTCTCTCTTTATCTGTTTTAAATTTCGTACGATTTCCTAAAAATTTAAAATATTTTTTAGAGAGATTATATTCTTTTGGCTTTTTTTTCTTCAAAACTTTTAATCTTACATACATTATCATTCCCACCTGCCATATTCTTTTATGTGGATATTTACCTGTTTTATATAATCTCTCCAACTTATTTATCGTATTTTTTACATCATCCAACGTTTTATACTTTATTGGTATTGTATCATTTGGATTCTTATCAATATATACATCAAATGATTTTTTTGGATCATTTGGATTATATAAAAATTGCTGTTTCTTCTTTTTACCACCTTTATATGTCTTCTTACAATTTTTATATGGAGCACAAGATGCTCTCATTGTAAATCCTTTTGGTTTTGAACTTAAACACTTTTTACGAGAGAATCTTCTTGGAAATGTAAAAACTTTATTATCTTCTTTTCTTAAACATTTCTTTGTTGAATTATTTGTTTTACAACAATCTATCATTAAAATATATTTATTTTTTTTTTCTACTTTGCTTTGATTTTTTTAAATCTCCTTTTCTTCTTTTTTTTGAAGAATTATTTTTACCTTCATCTACAACAGTTATTAATTTTATAAATACTTTTTCATCTAAAATATCTGAACCATCAAATTTTTTATTTAATAATGTAAATTTCTGATTCATACGATTTGGCTCACTTATATTAAATCCTGGTAAAAGTGCTAAATTTTTATAATCTTTTTTATCAATATTTAATTCACTTAATAATTTAAACATTTCTTATTATATTATGTAAATACTATTTATATATAATCTATTCTTTATTATATATCCTTTTTATAGATGATACATTCGTAAATGTTCTTTTACTTTTTACAAAATCCAATAACTTATTTGCCTCTTTCTCATCATCAAAATATTCTTTAAAACTATCTAGTAAAAATTTAAAACTCATTACATTAGCATGCTGAGTTTCAATTAAATTCAATCTACCATCACTTATTTTTATTATTGGTGATTTAATATTTTTATCAGAAAAATCTGTTATGATATTTGTTGTTAAATCATTTTTTTTATCTCTTAATTCTTTTACCTGTTCATTTAATTTCTTTTGTTGATTGTCTAAGACCACCCATTTTTTTATATTTTCTCCTAAACTCATTGATTTATATTAATTCTAAATAATTATTTAAATATTTAAAATTAATAATTATTTAATTTATCTTCTTCTGCGTGTACGTGTTTTGCTTGATTTTTTACTCGCTTTACGTGATTTTCTGTTTTTTAAATATCTGTGTAATAAAAATATACCCGCTGGGACACTTGCATCTGCTAAAAAAGAACCTCCTCTTTTTGATTTTCTTCTTTTAGTAGGTTTACGTCTACGACGACGACCTCCTGCCTGATTTTCCACATTCATCATATCTAAAGTCATTTATATATTATGACTAGAAAAAAATTATAATTTACTCATTTTATTATTATAACGAATTAATAAAACCAAAACTCCTAAATGTAATAAAAAACTTACTAAAATAAAAAATATAAAGAAAAATAAGTAAATTGATATTTCTTTAAAAACATAATCTAATAATGGTTTTAAAAAATTCTTTATTTCTTTCTTAAATTCTTTTGAATTTAGAGTTTTTAAACATTGGTCGTATATAAAATTATTATTCTTCATATTATTTAAATTAATAATTAGAATTTATTTAATTTATTTTTGCGTGTTATTTTATTTTCATTTTTATATTTTATTTATTAAATGAATAATAGTGTATTCGATTTAAACCAAAGATTCAATTTTTCTATTTTAAATTTAGGTAACCCTACATTAGCAAATAATAATAATTATGTTAGCAAAATTAGTCATGGTATGACAAATAAAAATTTATATATTCAATTACCTAAATGTACCACTAAACAAGGTATCATTAAAAGTTCTTCTAAAACATACACTGAACTTAATTTTTGTATTTCTCAAAAAAATGTTATCGACTTTTTTGAAAATTTAGAAAAATTCTGCACCGAAAAAATTTACAATAATAGAGAATTATGGTTTTATGAATCCTCTAATATGCAAAAAACCGATATTGATGAATTAATTTTATCAACCATGAAACCTTATAAACACGGAAAAAATTTCTTACTTAAAACCTACATCAAATTAGATAAATTAAATATTTATGATGAAAATGAAAATAAAATTTTAATTGATGATTTTGATAATACTCATGAATTCATTCCTTTAGTAAATATTAATAATATTAAATTTTCTACTAAAAACTTCAGTATTGAAATATTTTTAACTCAAATAATGGTGTTATTACCTTCTGACGAATTTGAAAAACAATTACTTATTAAAACAGAACAATCAAAACATTTAGTCAAATCTACTACATTAACACCAACTGAATCAATACTACAACTAACAAATAATCATGAATCTACTACTGAATCTAATACTGAATATAATAATGCATCTAATAATGAATCTAATAATGAATCTAGTGAAAATTCGACTTCTTTAACTACAGATATTCTGTCAGAATCTCAAGAAATAATTACCACTCCTGAATCTTCCCCTGAAATTGTTACAGAGGAAGATACTTCTTCTTTAGTAAAAGAACCCGAATCATCTCAAAATAATGAATTTAAATATTTAATGAATGATGATTTAGAAACAGTTAATATTTTAGATATTCCCGAAACCAAAGAAAATATAATAGATTTAAAATCACATGAAGAAATCTATTTAGAGATTTATAAAACCGCAAAACAAAAAGCAAAAGAAATTAGAAAAAATGCTATCGCTGCTTTTTTGGAAGCAAAAAAAATTAAAATTAAATATAATTTAGATAATCTTGATATTGAAAGTAGTGATGATGATGAAGATTTCTTAAATTTTGATAGTTAAAATTTAAATTTTAGAAATAATTAAATAATTATGAAATTATTTTATTATTTATTTTATATAAATGGCTGCTTTCAAGAAATTCTTTAAAGACTTGAAAAATGAACATGTTTTAGGAATTGTAGGTTTAGTATTTTTAGTATTTGCTTTATACCAATATTCTAACAATAAAAATGTATTCCAATTAGGAATGACACCTATGATTGCTCCCGCTCCCGCGAAAGGAACCAGTGATAAACCATCAGTTAAAGTTGTAGGCGCTTCTGGACAAAACGCATACGCTCCATATAATGGTGCTGCACAGTCTGCATCTAACTCCGCCACCAGTTCATCTGCTATGAATAAACCCGTCGCTAATCCTTCCGATTTACTTCCTAGTGATGCTAATAGTGCCTGGGCGGCAATGAACCCTGTTGGCGAAATGAAAAGTGTAAGCTTATTAAATCCACAGCAAGTTGTTGGAGTTAACACACAGGGTTCATCTTTAAGAAATGCTAACTTACAACTAAGATCTGAACCTCCTAATCCTAGAACTAACACTAATTGTCCATGGAATATTTCCACCATTGAAGATGATAAATTTAGAAAACAATTAGAAATTGGTACTGGTGCATAAATTTATTAATAACAAAATATTATAGTTTATTATTATAATATTTTATATTATAATGAATAATTTCATTTTTAATACTATTTTAACAATATTTATTATTATCATCGCTTACCGTATATATATTACTTCTGACTCTTTCCAATTAAGATGTATTATATCTGATGTTAATGGAAATAAATATTGCGTTCGCGATAGAAGTAAACTTGAAATCGCCGCAGATAAATTAGCTAATGTTAATGTTAAATTAAATAAACTTGTTAAACATTTAGGAGAAAAATATCCTGAAAAAGATAATGTTAAACGTTTAATTAAAGGATATAACCCTCGTAAAATTTATGAAACATTACCAACTAGTGAATATACTGCTTATAGTGAAAATAAAGGAGAAAAACTCGCATTTTGTTTAGATACTGAGAAAAATAGCAAAGGTCGCATCATAGATGATAATACTTTAATGTATGTTGCTTTACATGAAGTTAGTCATATAGCCACTAAATCAATTGGTCATGGTGATGAATTTTGGACTAATTTCAAATTTATGTTAACTGAAGCAAAAGAAATTAATGTTTATAATCCAATTGATTATAAAAATAATCCAGCCAGATATTGTGGTATGAATATTACAGATAATCCATATTATGATTATTGATTATTACAGATAATCCATATTATGATTATTGATTATTACAGATAATCCATATTATGATTATTGATTATTACTATATATTACATCATATAAATTATATTTACTCGTATTATCACCATGTATTGATTTACTCATAAAACTATATTTATTATAATCTAATTCTGGAAAAAATGTATCACATTCTATTATATCATCTATCAAAGTTACATAAATGTTTTTAACCACAAATATATTTGTTTTATTTAAAAATAAATCATATATATTTTCTCCACCAATTACCCATAATTCATCATAATTTTTATTATCTAAAAACTCTTTTAAATTTATCTCATTCTTAAAAGATCTAGTTATATTATTATTCTCATCTATATTATCAATTCTTAATGAACTGCTTAATATTAAATTATCCCGATTTGGTAGTGACCTGTTATTTAAACTTAAATAAGTATTTTTTCCCATTATTATCGCATTATTTTTATTACCAGTTGTTAAATTCTTAAATTTTTTTAAATCACTTGAAATCTTCCATGGTAATGAATTATCTTTACCAATTCCTTTATTATTACTATATGCAACTATAATATTTACGAACATTAATATATAAAATTATATGCTTGTATTTATATAGATGTCAGATATATTTAAAATTTATATTAATAATAATAATAATTTAACAGATTTGTACTTATTAATTAAAAATAAATACTTAGCAAATAAATTAATTGAGTCTATTGCCGAACTTCAATCTAAATATCTAAATGCAAAAGACTTTATCGCTTCTGATTTATTTAACACTATTTTTATAAACGATTTTAGCGATTTAGATATTAAATATATACAAGAATTTGATATTTCTATTTATTTTATTGATGAAAATATTTATTATGATGATACATTAGAAATTATTAAATTTAAATTCTTAAAATTTTATAATCAATCTATTTCACCACCTTTACAAGTTTCTTATGAAGAAATTTACATGTATGGATTAATCAATAAACAATACAATCCATCTGAATTATATAATACTCTTTCTGATAACAACACCAATAAAATTAGCAATGAAAATCTTAAACAATATTTATTAAATATTAATGAGCAAATACAAATTTATGAAAATATATTACAATTTAATCAAGGTGTTGAACCTGACTTTTTTGATTTTGATTCAATTAATTCTATTACATTAGATGAAATTAATATACTCACTCCTATTGGTCAAAATATTAACAACAAATTACCCCATTTATATACCACTAATCCTTTTCAAGTTAACAAATATTCTAATTATATTAGATCCATTATTAATACTTCACTTAATACTAATAATAGTAACCTTCTTTTTGAACATAATCTCGTTAATGATACCTTATTTATTTGTTTATTTCAAGATGTATTAAATTATTCTAAAAAAATATCTTTAGAAGAAGACATCACCATCAAATTATATTATCCTCTTATTTCTATTAATCAACTTAATAGTTTAGACCTCTTTAATAAAAATAAAAAAACATTCTTGGATAAAACCAATAAACATTTATCTTTAGAACTTTTCAAAAACAAAAATTCATTTATTGATACATTACATGATATCAATATTAATTATCAAAAATTTCAAGAACTTAATTACACCATTAATGGTGTTAAAAATTTGAATTTTAATATACACACCAAAATAAATCTCTCTTTATCATTAGAATCTTTATTCAAAATTATCAATAGCACTAACATTATGCCATTTATTAAATATAATCCTGGAAAAAAACACGAAAATATATATAGACTCTTTTGTAATAAAAAAAATAAAGAAAATAATAAAAAAATACCACTTCTCTCAAAAGAATTAATTATTAAATTCTCCAAAATTACCGGCAAAAATAACACTATTTCTATGATAATTTTTAACGATGAACCAATAGTTAAAGATAATATCAAACTCTTTATTATCGAAATAGATATTTATGGCACCATTAATGTTAAAATTGAATTATTTAATCATCTTAATATTCAACAATTAGACTCTATTATTGAACTTAATATTAATCCTGTACTTGATATTATTAAAAAAAATATTAATAATGATACCAATAATATTTCTTATTTTACATCTCTTATAGATAATAACATTGAACTTATTAATCTCAATTATACTATTAAAATTGAATCTAAACAAAGTATTAAACTTTTAAGTAATATCAAAAATTGCTTATATTTCTTTTTTAACATCATTAGCGATAAAACTAAAGAAAAAATCTACCGATACAAAAGAGTTTCTAATTATAATGAAATGAACGATAAAGATGCTTTCATCATTGAACTTATTAAACAAAAAGAAACTCCTGTTAAAATTATTCAACAATTAAAAGAAAATTTTAAACTATCATCTACCGAAGAAGCATCCAAAATATTTGAAACTACTATACAATCTCTCAATCTCGTCCAAAATATTTTTAATTACAGAAAATTAAAAATTAAAAATTCTCCTGGATTCCTTTTCAAAATAGACAATAATATTAACAACCAAATCAATATTTCAATTGAAAATATTGATAATATTAGATACATTTACTTTATTAAATTATACATCGACTCAATCTTTAAAATGTCTTTTAATGATATTAAAGATATTGATTTATCCATTTGTAAATCTAGCAAAAAAAAAGAACAACAATTTACTGAAGATATCGTTCCTGATGAAATCGCTGTTGATTTAAATCAAAAAAATATTGGTAATGTTCTCAATACTCCATTAGAAATTAATCTCAATGATGCTATTGATGCCGCTAGTTCAATTGATGATGAAGAAGAAGGTAACGATCTATTAGATATTTTGCTCGATGATGATGATGATGAAGAAGAAGAAGAAGAAGACCTAGATGTTTCTCAAAAAGAAGACTTAGAAATTGAACCTGATAATGATATTATTAAACCTGGAGAACTTAAAGATTTTACACCAAAAGATATTCAAATTAATGTTGAAGAAGAAGAAGAAGAAGAACAACTAGTTGATGATGAAGAAGAACCAAAACAAGAAATTCCAGAAGAAGAAGAAAAAGATAAATTAAAAAAATTTAAAGAATCTACCAGAGGTAATCCTATTTTAAATAGATTAGAAAAATTACAACCAGGATTATTTAAAGTTAAAACTTACAAACCTAATCTTGCTAAGGAAGATACTAATAAAAATTATGTCAGTTATTCAAGATTATGTCAGTCTGCTCGTCAACCAGTAATTCTTAATGAACAAGAAAAACAAAAAGTTTTAATTGATAATCCCACATATACATCTAATGATATTTTAGAATATTCTACTAACCCTGTTGATAAATATTATTATATATGTCCTAAATTTTGGGACCTAGAAAAAAATTCTACTTTAACACAAGAACAAGTTGAATCTGGCGATTATGGAACTATTTACTCAAAAGGTACAGGTAATATATATAAATTTGAAAATAAAAATAGAGAACCAGCATTTTTAAAAGATACTGTAGTAGATGAATTTGGTAATGAATTTTGTTTACCTTGTTGTTTTAGTAAATTAAAAAAACCAAATGAAGAAAAAGGTAATCGTACATGCAATATTACTAGTAAAGTAATGAAACAAGGAGATATTAAATATATCATTAGATCTGATAAATTCCCCTTGGAACAATATAAAGTTGGACATCTACCTATTAATGTTAAAAAATTTTTACAATTTGATTCTGATGATTGCATCAATCCTGATAATAATAATCTAAAATATAAATATACTTGTTTATTAAGATATGGAGTACAAAATGATAAAAATAATTCATTTTTAGCTTGTATTGCAGACGCTTTTTCTAAAGAAATATTAAAAACAAATATTACTATTTCTATAGATGAAATGAAAAATATTATAATTAAATCATTAACTATTGATAATTTTATTACTTATAATAATGCTAATTTAGTGCTAATATTTTTAAATAAAAATATTACCGAACAAATATTAGACTCATTTGATATTGCACAATTTGAAAATAATAGTATTTTTTACAATAAATTAGACAAAACCAATTATAATCATACAAATTTATACAAAAGAATACTTATTTCTTTTGAAAATTTTAAACAATATTTAAAAGGTAATAATTATTTAATTGATTATACATATTTATGGGATATTGTTTGTAAACCTAATCCATTATTATTTCCTAATGGAATTAATTTAATTATATTAGATATAACAAGTTATGATTTAACTGATAATGTTAAAGTAATTTGTCCAAAACAAAATTATTCTAACGAATTTGTAGATGATAGCAAAAAAAATCTTATTTTATTGATGAAAGAACAATATTTTGAACCACTTTACTTAATAAGAACAGAAGTAACTGATATAATTACTCCATTAATTTCTTTTGCATCTAAATCTAGTGAAACGAGATTAAATGAATTTAAAAAAGTTATTAATTTTATTAAAGAAGATCTTAATAATAGTTGTATAGAAAATGATTCTAAAAATATTAAATTTAAAAAGAATATTTCACTTGAAAATATAGTTAATATATTAAATAAATTAGGTTATGAAATCAATTTTCAAGTTATGGATTATGAAAATAAAGTTATTGCTGTTATTGTAAGCAATCATATTGATTATGGAGCATACAGATATATTCCTTGTTATCCATCTAAAATTTATGATTATTATGAAATTCCAATTAAATTTATTGATGAATTAACAGAAGAATTTTTTACTGACTATAATTCAACTAAAGAATTTTTACAACTTATATATGATTCAACTAATCAAATTATACAATGTAAACCTGTTTATAAAATTATTGATGATGATTTAACAATAGGCATTTTGACTAATGCTAATCAGTTTGTTATGATTAATAAACCTGAAGTATATGTAAAAGATGATTTACCAGAACTTTCAGATAAAAATTACTTATTTACAGATATTATTATACAAAATAAATTTAATGTTGATGAAGAAAGAAAACAAATGATTAATAATATTAAATTAGAATCTGGATTTTATAATTCTTTTAGAAATACTATTTTAAAACTCCTTTCTGAATATAGAAATTACAAATTTAATGTTAAATTACAAGATATAATTAAAAATAATGCTCTTATTTATTTCGACAAATTAAAACTTATACGTGATGAATTAGAAATTCTTGCTCAAGATTATATTATTTTTGCAGAATATGATCCTAATATACTTGCTAATATTCAAAATTTCTCTTTATGTATGAACAATTCCTCTTGTGATACTGATTTCTGTATGATTAACACTACCACTAATATTTGCAATCTTATTATTCCCAAATTGAATTTAATAACAAATGATGATAATTATAGTATTTATTTTACTAAACTTTCTGATGAATTTACACGTTATAATAAAACTAAACTTCTATTATTTAATTCATCTAATTTTATTTCATTTAATAACATAAAATATAATATTAATGAAGATGAAGTTATTTTAATGGAATCTGTATTGGCTCAGGAAATAAAATCTACTGGATTACAAATTAAAGATCCTTATTCTAATTATACTACATTTGATACTTATAATATTAAATCTTCTACTAAGGTTAATAAAGTTGATACTTCTAAAATTGCTACAGAATATGATGATTTTGACTTAGATAAAATACAACCTGATGAAAAAATTGTTTTAAAATTACCAAAAGAACAAGTTGAAAAAATTAGATTATTAGAAAAAAAATATTTACAAGAAAAACAAATGGAAGAAGGATTACCAGATTTAGAAGAAGATTTACCTCCACTTGAAGAAGTTCCACCTGAAATACAACTTGATAAAGATGTTAATATTGAACAATCAATTAATGAATATGTTAAATTAGTTGAATGTAAACATAAAAAAAATGCTATTAAAGAATTAGATTTAAACAAATTATTTATTGATAGAGTATATGAATTTTATTTTGATATAGATTCTAATAGAATTTGTTCTTTTGAATTATTATTATTTATTTTGAAACATTATCATTCTAAAACTTCAGAATTTAACTTATCTGAACTAGATATATTAGATTTAAAAAATTTATTAATTGAAGAATATTTTACTCATGAATATACTGAAGCCTTAATTTTAACTAATTTACAAATTAATAAAAAACTAGTTGAAAATTCATCTTCTATAGGAAGTGTAATTAAAACAAAATTAAAAACCTCTCCATTTTTAAAAACTCAAGAATTTAAACTATTATTATCTGAATTAATAAACAGTCCTGACTTTTTTATTACTTATATGGATATTTATTTAATAGCTAAAAAATTTACTTTACCTATCATTTTAATGTGCAATAGTATTATTAATTTATCAATAACTGAAAAAACATTTATTATTTTAAATAAAAATACTCAAAACAATAATTATTATTTTATTAAAGTGCCTAGTAGTTATCATAGAGGTGTGAAAAATTATAAACTATTATATTTCCGTAACTCATCTACTATTAATATTAGAGATGATTTAGTTGATACTGATAAAATACAACTTAAAACAGAAATTTTATTAGAATTAGAAAAGTATAAAGATTTAATTTTAAATGCAATTATTAATTTCGATTCTAAAAAAGTTGCTCCAAAAAATAAAAAACTCGCTGAAAAATTAAAAAAGTAATCTATAAGCTTTCCTTAATATAAATATATTACAATAACAATTTATGAAAAAAATATTTACAATTGTTAATTTATAAAATATTTTATATAGTTTACTATTTTCACATATATCATTTAGTTTAAAAATATTTAATTTTATTCTTTCTTTTAATAAAATTATTTTTTTAATTTTACTATCATCTATTACTTCCTCTTCACTTATTTCTTCCTCTTCACTTATTTCTTCATTTTCCTCTGTATTTCTCTCTTCTCTTTCAGTTTCTCTATTATTTATATCACTATAACCATTACTTCTTTGATAATTTAAAATTACATCAATATTATTTATAATTCTATAGTCATCAATTTCTCTTGATATAATTATTTCTATTTTATCATTTATTCTTTCCACTATATCACTTATAGTTAAATCACTAACTATATCATCATCTATAAATGAAATTTTTTTATGATATAAATAACCCATAACTAATTTTATTTTATAACCAACAAAGTTTTTTGAATTATTACATTTATAATAATAAATTAAAGATAAATAATTAAATATTATTTCATTATAATTATCACTTAAAACACTTAAATCTAAATTATAAAATTTATTTTTAAATACTGCACATAAATATCGTATTACAATTTTATCAAAATGTTTTGTTAAAAAATCACAAAATATTATATTACTTTTTAAAAGATAATTATACTTTGTTTCATTATCTAATGAATTAGTATAATTTTTTATTGAATTTAAAGTTAAATAATTTTCGTGTAATAAAAATAAATCTTTTAATTCAAAATTTGATTCATAATACATTTGATAATGTGTTGGTATTTTATATTTATGATTTTTACTATACATGTAAAAATTATACAAAATATGTTTTTTAAATGGTATATTCGTATATGGATTTTTTATTTCTAATGGAGTTAAAAAATTATTTGTTATCATTGCTCCTGCATTTTCTGAATCATAGTTTAATAAACCATTTTTTATTATTTTTATCAAATCCTCATAAGTAAATTTATAGATAAATTTATCAATGTATGTATTAAATGTTAATTTATTATCTATTTCATTTCCTAATAAATCTTCATTATTGTAAATTTTCGCACATCTATATTTTAATTTATTACAAAATTCTCTTACTAAATTATATATTTTTTGTGATCTAATAAAAATATTTACTTCATTTTTATGATTCAAAAAACATTTATATTTATAATATTTATATTTTGTATAAAGATCTACTATTTTTGCAGTTAATTTTAATTCTTTCACCTTATTTACTTGTAAATCACTATCTATTATATTAAATGCTAGAATTTGATAAAAAATAGTTTCTTCCATATTATATTATCATCTTAATAAATTTTTATATGTTTATTAAATTTATTAAGAATTTATTATTTCTTAAAAATCTAAATCATAATCATCGCTTGAACCCATTTTTATTCCTTTTAGATTTGATACCATAGACTCAATCTTTAGATTATTTGTTGAACATTCTCCAAATTCATCTGTTTCATCTAATTCTTTTAATATGTCTTCTTCTTCATATTCTTCTTCCTCTTCCACCTTAATTTCAGACATCTTATCCATATTTACTAACAATTTAAAACTACTTGTTCCAAAATATCCTTCTTGTCCACACATTATATTTGATGATACACCTTTCATTATATCTAATTCTCCATGTTTTGCTGCTTTTAAAAACATCTCTGGTGTTTCTTCAAAAGAAGCTTTCGCAATTGGACCAATATCATCATTATTTATTCCATGTCTGAAAATTGATACCATCTTATCATTACAACACATTCTATCTGCTAACATTGTTAAATGATGGTAATTGATATATGCACCATCAAATTCAATTGCTTCCGAAAATTCATCAAATATCGCTTGTCTCGCTGCCTCAATACCTAATACATGATAAATTTCAATTATATCATTACTTATTGTTTTTGTTTTATCAATAAAATCTAATGCTAATATATCTAATAAATTTGTTCCAACTGTATCTAATACCCATAACTCTTTCTTTATATATTTTAAATCTACTTCTTCAAAATTATCTGTTATCTTTCTTAGTAAAACTTTTTTAATATTTTTTACACCTCGCAATACTAAACTATCTAATAATTCATCTTGTAAATTCTTTAACATATAAATCTCATCTGATTGATCTAAAGTTTCTGGTAAATTCTTTGCTTTCTTTTTCTTCGCATTTTGAATACTTTTATTTATTCTAATTCTAAAAATTATTTTATCTGAATTATAATCATTATACATACAAGATATATTATTATATGAATTTGTTAAAGCAAAATGCAGATCTTCCATCGTAATATTTTTATCTAACATTTCAATCTTATTCATACTTAATCTAATTATCCATTTTGATTTCTCTTTTGATTCATCTAAACTTGATTTACATTCATCTAATAATTCTTCAAATTCTTTATATTCTTGCATCAATTCTTCATCGTCTTTTATTAATGTATTTAAATCATCTGGATCAAAACAAATTTCACAACTTTCTGTAATCTCTCTTAATTTTGTATATTCTAAACTATTTATATGTTCTTTCGCTTTATTTTGATCATATTTATCATTTTCATTTAAATAAATTGTACAAGATGGATTTTTTGGATTTTCTGATAAAGATAAAATCTCTTCAATTCTTGGAACTCCACGAGTTACATTTGATTTCGACGCCACACCTGCAAAATGGAAAGTATTTAAAGTTAGCTGTGTTGTTGGCTCACCAATACTTTGTGCTGCAATCATACCCACCATTTCTCCTGGCGCAATAATCGATTTCTTGTAACTATTATTTATTGTTAATAATAATACTTCCAGTGATTTTTTTGTTAATTTTTTATGCATAATTAATTCTTTTGGACTCAAGTAATAATAATATAATACTTTAAATAAATCACCTGGCTTATTATAATGAATTTTATTTAATAATTCTAAATTACTTTCTATCATTTGAAATACCTCTAATGGAGTTACATCTACAATAACATTTTCTTCTTGATTTCCTGCTATATTATTTATTATATTTACAAATGAAACTGGAAGATTTACACTTCCTTTAAATATATTCTTTAATACTTTTTCCACTATTAATTTACGTGACTCAATAATATAATCAATATATTCTTTACATTTTTTATCCATTTCTGTTTTTTGTTTCTTAAATCTACCATATGCCTGTTTCGTATATAATGTCGTATATACTGAATCTTTTGTTTTATCATTAGGCATCTGATAATAACCATATATTTCTTCAATACTCATTGTTATAAATCCTAAGCCTTGAGATTCCACTTTTACTGGATCAAAACCATCATCACCATAACTATATTGAATTATCTTATTCTTATTATTTCTTACAGTCATATCATATCCAATTACTAAATCTTCTAAACTTTTAATCAAACGACGCTGAATATAACCAGTTGCTGATGTCTTTACTGCTGTATCAATTAAACCAACACGACCACCCATCGCATGAAAGAATAATTCTTCTGGTCTTAACCCCCCAATAAATGAACTCTCAACAAATCCACGCGCTTCAGGAGAATCATCAAATTTTGTAAAATGTGGTAATGTTCTATTTTCAAAACCATATGGAATACGTTTTCCATCCACATTTTGTTGTCCTAAACAAGAAATCATCTGTGAAATATTTAAATCACTACCTTTTGAACCCGCATTTACCATCGTCACAAATCTATTGTTTGAATCTAAATTTGTTCTTCCTAATTTACCTGCCTCAAAAGATGCCTTATTTAATATATTATTTACACGAGTCTCAAACTCTTCTACATTTGATTTTCCTGTTTTATTATCAAAAATTCCTAAGTGTGTCTCATCAATTAATGATTTTACTTCCATCTTCTTTTTTGTAATTACATCTACAATCTTCTCAATTGTATCTCTATCAGCTATTAAATCACTAATTCCAACACTATAACCATGAATTTTCATATATTCTGTTACTATATCTTGTAAATCATCCACAAATTCTTGTGATGCATCTACTCCAAAATCATTATAAATTCTTTGTAATAACCCACGAGTTGTATCGCCTAAAATACCTTTATCAATATGACCACGCGCTAATATTCCATTATTTAATTCAAATACATTCTTTGATGTCGCATAATCCTCCTCATCTTTGAATCTTTTTGTTTTATATTTTAAACTAAAATTTGGAAAAATTTGAGTTAATATTTCAAAACTTGAAATTTCCATATTTGTAAAATCTATCGTATTTATATCTATCTTTTTACAATGCATTAACAAATTCATCGCTGTTCGTGAATCAAAATTTATACCACTTCGTGTAAATAAATATACACTCAATAGTGAATCTTGGAAAATACCAACAATTGATTTGTTATTTGCTGGACTTATTATATTATTCTTTACTGCTGCTAGTAATTTTAATTCTATTTCTGATTCTTCATCTTGAGGCATATGTAAATTCATCTCATCACCATCAAAATCCGCATTATATGGCTTCGTATCTGCTACATTCATTCTAAATGTATCACCTTTCATCATCACATGAGCAATATGACACATCATAGACATTCTATGTAATGTCGGTTGACGATTAAATAATACAGCATCACCATCCAAAACATGACGATGAACTTTGTCTCCTTCTTCTAATTTTATTGACTCTCTATCAACATATCTTAAACTAATACAATCCCCATTTTTTTTTTCATATATCTTCGCACCCGGATATACATCTGGACCATTTAATACAAATTTCATCAAATAATTCTTATTTCTTGCATTTACTGTAATTGGTTTTGTTAAATTTTTAGCAATCTTTAGTGGAACTCCTAACTCACTTATTGATAAATTTGGATCTGGAGTAATTACCGAACGTGCACTAAAATCTACACGTTTTCCCATTAAATTACCTCTTACACGTCCACCTTTACCATTTAATCTATCTTTTATCGCTTTTAATGGCCTTCCTGATCTTTGCGCTACTGCTGCTACTCCCGGAATCTTATTATCTACCAGTGTCGCCACATAATATTGTAAAACTGTTGACCAATCATCTATCACATTTGCATTCGCATTTTGCTCTATCTTCTCTTGAAGTGTTCTATTTGCTTTTATTATATTTACTATTATATGAGTTAAATCATCTTCACTTCTTTGCTGTGAATCATGTTTTACAGATGGACGAACTGCCGGCGGTGGTACAGCCATCGTCTGACATACCATCCATTCTGGACGAGACCATATTGGACTAAATCCCATAAAATTTACATCCTCATCTGAAATCTTTCTTAGAATTTTAATTACTAATTCTGGAATCAATTTCATAACTAATGTTCCATCTTCTTTCGCAAATTCATAATTTTTTATTTCTTCTTCTTTACTACTCCATTCCGCAATTAATGTAGCCAAACCTTCTTTCTTTAATTTCGGTTGTAAACAACCACATCCATTATGTGAACATTCACCACATCTTTTCTTTTTACTTGCTAGTGCAAATACTTTATTCCATCTTTCATCTGCATTATACTTTAACAAATATGAATATTTCTCCTTATTTATTAATAATTTACTACATTTTATACATACACATCTTAAAATTTTCATTAATGTAGTTAAATATTGAATGTAAAATACCGGGCGTGCTAAATTTATATGACCAAAATATCCTGGAGTTTGAATATAATCCAAACCATCTGTAGGACATATAAATCCTGGCTCTAAAATACCCATCCGAGGATCAAATAATCCTCCCAAAACTGGCTTATTATTGATATAAGTGTCCCTATTTACTATTTCTGCTACCGAACCTTTTTGTATCTCATGAGGACTTAATAGACTAAATTGAATACCTATAATTTTTGATGGTTTTTTGGTTTCATCACTAGTCATACTACTATATTATAAATAATATATATTTAAATTCATTTCAATTTTAATATAAATATTCTTATTTTTTCATTTTATTATTTTTATTTTTTCATTTTTTTAAAATTGATTTGTTAAATTTTTTTATTATATATATAATATCATCTATGTCTACGTTCTCCCATAAACACACCACCCGTCTTAAAACTGGAGTATTAAAACGTAAATACCTCAGAGAAGATTATTCTGATGCTTCATGTAACGATTCTTCATCTGGTTCTGATATTGAGAGTGATGATGAATCATCTTCCGAGCCAGATGATATGGTAAATAATGAACATGTAGAAAACAAAATTTTAGCTAAAGATAAATTACAATATTATCAATTTTTAAACAAATTATTTCCATCTAATTACAGCAAATCTAAAATTAATAAAATTAAACGACAGCGACTTTATAATTCACCAAAAACTAAAAAAAATATTTCCAAAAAATCTACCGAATCTTATTATGATTATAGCGACGATGAAGATGAAGATGACGAACATGATAACCATCCTAACTCTTCACTCAGATATGAAGGACTTAAAAAATTATTTGAAAATGATAACCATAACAAAAATATTAATATTATTCTTAATATGAAAGACGGCAAAAATAATATCATAAATTATGATCCTAATTCTTCAAGACCCGATCTTAATGCTGACTTTCAATTATATTATCCAAATAATCAAGAAGAAGATGAAGATGAAGATGAAGATGAAGAAGAAGATGATGACGATGACGATGAAGATAACTATAATAAACCTAACAAGAAAAAACATAAGAAAAAAGATAATGCTGATAATATGGAAGACAAAGAAGATAATACTATAGTTCCTCCACCTAAAAATGTTTCAACTAAAAATTATAGAAAATTCTCTAAAATTTTAACAGAAGAAGATAAAGAATCTGAGTACTTTAAAAAACAAATGTCTGTTAAAGAACAAGAAAATGCTATTGAAAAATTAACTGTTATTAAAAATCTTACATCTATTGAAACACCTTATCTTATTCATCTTATTAAAATTGATATTCCTGATATATATAAAGCTTGTGCTTTAAGAAAAATCAATATGCTTCGTGAAATGGGTGGAGGTTTTGGGAATAGTGAATACTATAAAATTAAATCTTGGGTCGATGCATTTATTAAAATACCATTCAATAAATACAACAATTTACCTATTACATTTGCTGATGGAATTGAAAAATGCCACTCTTTTATGCAAGACGCCAAAAATACTCTTGATAGTGTCGTTTTTGGTCTCGACGATGCTAAAATTCAAATCATGCAACTTATTGGTTTGTGGTTAGTCAATCCTAATGCTGTCGGTAGTGCTATTGCTATCAAAGGACCTATGGGAACTGGTAAAACCACCTTAATTAAAGATGGTATTAGTAAAATATTAAATAGACCTTTTGCTTTAGTTGCACTTGGAGGATGTGGAGATAGTGGATTTCTTGATGGTCATGATTATACATACGAAGGTAGTAAATATGGTAAAATTATTGATATTCTTATTCAATCCGGCTCTATGAATCCCATCATCTTATTTGATGAACTTGATAAAATTAGTGATACTCCTAAAGGTGAAGAAATCGCTGGAGTTTTAACTCATCTTACTGATGTCACTCAAAATTCTCATTTCGCTGATAAATATATGTCTGAAATTAGTCTAGATATGTCCAAAGCACTTTACATTTTCAGTTATAATGATGAATCTAGAGTTAATCCTATTCTAAAAGACAGAATGTATAAAATTGAAACTAAAGGATATAAAGTTAAAGAAAAACTTGTAATTTGCAAAGATTATTTACTTCCTAAAATTTATGAACAAGCCAAATTTAAAAAAGAAGATGTTACATTTACTGATGATATATTAGAATACATTATTAAAGATTTTACTGAAAATGAATCTGGTGTAAGAAATCTTAAGCGATGCTTAGAAATTATTTACACTAAATTAAATTTATATCGACTCATGAAACCTGAAGAAAATCTATTTGAAGCTTCACTTAAAATTGATAAAAAAGTTGAATTTCCATTTGAACTTAAACAAGAAATTGTTGATAAATTACTCAACCGAACTGATAAAAATGATGTTCCCTTTGGAATGTACAATTAATTATCTTCATACAACCAACTATAATAATATCTTTCATTTGATGAATTTTTTAAATTCGAAAATTTAAAAAATACCATCGCATCATTCGTCATCTTTACCAATTCCTGTTTAAAATGAGCTATTCTATGTGTGTCTAATTCATCTTCCATCATATAATTTGGATTTTGAATTATTAAATATGTTTGAAATTCTCTCTTTTCTGGAATTAATTCAAACGAACCTATATAATATGGACCATGCATTAATCGTGTATCACTTGAAAAATAACCTATGTAAAAATATTTGTTTGTATCATTTTCTCGAGCAAAATCTCTCATTAAAAACATATCTTGATACATAAATTTTGGAAAACTATTACTATAACCTACCATATCATGAATCCAATTTTTTGCCCATTCTATTGTCGCCACATTATTTAATAATTTCAAATCTTTTGATGTTGGCTCTATATTATCATAACGTTCTCTTATTCTTCTCTCTTTTTCTTCCGCCTGTTTAAAATATTTTAATACTTCTTCTTCATCCTTAGCTTTTTTATTTTTTAAAAACTCTTCAAATGATGGAAATGTATCTTCTTCTTTTTCTGAATTATCTAAATCTAATACCCACATATCTTCTTCTTCATCATAATCTACTGATTTTATATTTGCTAATGAAGAATTTAATGTATCATTATTTAAAAAATTCTCTTCCATAGAAACTATACTTGGAACTCTTACTTCCTTTATTCTATTTATCATCATATTTGGTAATGTATAACATGTTGATAATTCTAGAAATAATAATATATATTTAAATTTTTTTATTTTATATTTAAAAAAAAATTGAATATATTTATTTTTTTTTATTTTATTGTATCAACACTACTATGTGGTCCCTGATTCTGGCCGCCAGCGAGAACCGCGATGATGATGAGTATGACGAACTTGGTCGTAATCATTCAGCTCATCTTCGACGTCAGGCACTTCAGCGATGGAAGGTAGTTGCTCGTAAGGAGCGCAAGGAGACTAATCCAATTAGTTAAATTATCTTTCTTGTAAATTTAATATTGAAAATACATAATTTTTACTAGCATCACTTAATGGTTCTGGTTCTTTTTTTATATATGTATCATGGTTAAAAAAAATTTCATCTTTATTTCCTTTTAATGTATTTGTTGGAGAAAAAAACATATTTTTTAAATCAAATTCATGAATAAATGATTCACTTGATCTATTTGTGCCTCTTCTTTGTAAATAATTTTGTTGTTCTGGAGTTATACAAGGACAACCTTTATCACTTGAATAATGTGAATAATACATACAGCACTCTGGTAAAAATTTATTATGTTTAAAAAGTTCTTGTCCACCTTTTACTTCTACATTTGGATACTCCCCTAAATTATATTTATCTTTTTTATATATTTCACTTATTGACCCTACTATATTTTCTTCATAATCATTTAAAGCTAAATTATTAAAATTTTCATTATTTTTATTAGTATATTTTTTTATTAATTCAAATGGATTTTCTATTTCATTTTGTAATACAAATTTCTGAAATCCATAATATAAGGTTATAATACCTAATATTACTAATTTATAAAATATTATTAGTAACAATATTATAGAAAAAATTATTTTAAAAACTTTATTTTCTCCTAGTTTTTCTAGTAATCCCATTAAAATAATTAAATATTTTAAATAATAATTAATTATTTTTTTATTTAAGCCCCTGGTGCTTTATTGAAAGTCATCTCATAATCATCTTGTGATACTGGTCTTATTATTTTAACCAATATATCATTACACATATTTGCAAAAATTATATATAAAGTCAAAATTAAAATGAAAAATATCATTAAAAATATTACTACTATTACCCACACTGCTACTGGTGCCCATGCCCAACAACCTATACAAAATACTGGACTTAATGTTACTGCTATTACATAAAATACTGCTAAAAGAATTATAGAAATTACTAATGCTAATAATGTTGGTAAAACTACTCCCATTAAAAATGCTAGAGCCATCATTGGAAAAATTAGTTTAATTGAATCTACTAATATTATTATTTGGTAATAAACTAATGAAATAAAACCCAATATTGAACCTATAAAATTATTTATTTTACTAAATATTGTTATATTTTCTTTTACTATTCTCTCTATTCTCAACATCATTTCTCTAAACAAACTTACCAACGAATTATATAAATGCATAATAAAAGCTAATAAATTTGAAAACATACCTGCTAAAAATTCTAATATTTTTGAAAAGAAATTTACTATTGCATTTATTGGAGCTAATATATCAAAAGCTAAATTTGATGTTAACTCATTTAAACAATTTCTTAAATTATCTCCATTAAACCCATCACCGCCATCATTTACTGATTTCGCAAAAGGCATGTAAAATGGATTACACTTATTTTTTTCCCAATTTATTTTTTCTAAATTTATTCGAGAAGAAAAATATACATAAAAAACTACATATACTACAAAAAGTATTGCTAATATTGTTATTACTATATCAAAATTATATTTTTCACCATATGATATTTTTTCAAAATAATTTTTTATTTTTTCTTGTAATTTCTTATCTTTTGATTCATCCATGTTAATATATAATTATAAATTTTTATTTAACCTAAGGCCCCAAAACTTGCTATTTTTATAAATGTCCCCGGTAATTCATTCCACGCTGACTCTCCTACTACTAATGCCGATTGAATAGTATAAAATAATACTGTTATTGTTGATGTTAATTTACTAAACGTATCAGTCACACCTATAAAAATTCTATTTGCACCATCTGCCATATTATATAATCTTCCTCTTGCATCAAATGCAAAACTTCCCATATTATCATCTTGAGTATTTCCAAATAATTTTAATCTCTCGAACATATCTGCAAATAATGCTCCATTTTGTGCAAAATAATTTAATGATTGATATATTGGCCCTAAAAATGAACTCATAAAATCTACTTGGGTTGTTTGTACACATTCATTGAAATTCTCTCCAATATCATGTCCAAATACAGCCGCAAACGGCATTATTGATGGATTACATTTGTAATATTCCCAGTTATTTTTTATATTTGATATACCAATGCTCACCGCTAATACCGCATGTAATAAACTAAAAATAAATATAATTACTACTGCGCTTCCTAAATCTCCAAATGTACTAGTCATATTAAATTATATACCTATTATAAATATACAATTTAATTATATTAATAGTAATTTAATTTTTCTTTATGAGCCTCATTTAAGACTGATTTATTTTTATTTTTTAAATGTTCTAAACTTTCACATTGTGAATTTACCATTAAGTTCGCTTGATTTCCTTTTAATCCCAAGTTACTATAATTTGAAGAACAATGATGCATTCCTTCTAAAAAACCTTCTACTACATTTTTTGGTTTCGTCATACCTTCTAACTCATAATCTAATGTGTCTTTTCTTTTTCCGTTCTCTCTTTTATAAAATCCTCTTATTTTATCTTGTAAATTTAAACCATCCCCTGTATCTGCTGTTACATTATTTAAATGATCCGACCTTTCTTTTTGTGTTAATCCTTCTACTAAATTATAATTTCCACAAATTAAAAATATGAATATTAATCCCATTAATAAAAAAATTATAAACTTATAATTTTTACTATTTAAAATTGACTCTAAACTTCTTTTTAAATTTACCATTTATATATTATTTTATTATAAATCTTTTACAAAATATATATTTTATTACTTAAATATATATTTATTTTTCTATATATAAATGTCTATCCTTGATAAACAACAAAAACTTGATCTACAAGGAATGATTAAAGCCAATGAAACCGAAGATGTTACTCAGCAAATTCGCGAAAATAAACAAAGCAACCTCATTAGAACCGACATTAAACAAATGCTTTTCTTAAAACAAAAATATACTCGTCTTGCTAAATCTAATCCAAATGAATTTGATAAAATGTGTGTTAGCCAATGTCAGTTTCTATTTAATAATTATACCGACCTATTCAATAAAATTAAAACCGATACCTTGAATCTTACTATTATGGATAAATTTTTAAATATTTTAAAAAGAATTGAAGATGGAGAATTAGATCAACATGAAGGTTCTTATCTTGTCGGTCAACATTTAAAAGAATTATATATTGATAGTGCTATGAGAAATCAACAAAAAATTGAAGCCAATGATCGTAAGAAAAAAGTTCAAAAAAAATCTACTGTTCCTGAAAAAACCATCTCTTATAAAGATTTCAAAAAAATGCAAAATTAATAACCTAATGCTCCACTATATCTCATTATTCTATTATGACTTCTTGACCAATGTGTTATTAACGGTGTCGTTTTAAAAATATACCATTGTTTCCCTCTTTCTGATTTCTTTAAACAATCATATAAATAATTTTGTGTTTCTTTATCACAATCTTCATTAAAATTTGTCTTACCATAAACCTCCCTATTAAATTTTACTAATTCTTTTGGGTCATCTTTTATACTTTCTAACCAATTCTCATAATTCATCTTTATTTATTTAAAAGTATATTTTTTTAAACTAATATAAAAATTATAATATATTTATATTATTATAAAATTATGTTGTCTAAATTAATCATTATTGGTTTAGCCTCTGTATCCGCATTCTTTAATCCATCCGTTAAACTATCTAATGGAAGAACCGCCACCTTAAATGGTCGTGGCCCCCCAGTTTTATTTTCAACTGGACTTTTTGGAACTATGCCTCAACAATTTTACAATGAACTTATTAAAAGTTTAAAACATAATGTTACCGTTGTTACACTTGATGGTGCTATGCCTATCACACCTAAAGACATTACCGATCTTGCCGATTCTCTCAAAGTTGATTCACTTACATATGTTGGACATTCCTCATTTAATCCTGACCTACTTGAAACAGACAGAATTAATAATGCACTTCTAATTGACCCTATTGTTATTCCCGCATTAGATATTAATGGTGTACTTTCCGGTGGACTAAATAATATTGATGGTCGTACTATCACACTTGACTATCCTGTTGTTGTTATTAAATCTGAAAAATTATATCAATCCAAATTAGATTTACCTACCTGGCAAGAACTTCAAATTAATGGTGACGTTCAAAATGAAGTTTATGATGGTGTCGGTCATCCTGATATTCTTGATGATACTTGGGCTAATATTGCTAAAGGTACTGATTTATGGGGAACTGCCCAAGGAAAAACTATGTCTTTTAAAGACTGGAAATATGATAATAAAAATACCGTTCCTGCTATTCGTAAAAATTATAGAGATTATGTTTCTACTAGAATCCTTAATCTCGTTAATAATAATCTACAAGAACAAACTACTGATATTCATGTATTTACTACTGAATCCCAAGTTTTACCTGCCGACTATGAATTACCACTTAATTAGATACATCTATCTTTTTTTTTCTTCTAAATAAATTTGTACAGCAAAAAAATACTGAATCTTCTGTTTCTTTTTTATCTTCTAAATCTATTTTTAACATCCCGCCTGTTTCATCATAGTGTCTTATTAAATCTATTGCATCGCATGACTTTATACATGGAACTCCATTTAAATATAAAATTACATCACCTTGTTTTAAGTATTCTCTCAATTTTTTATTTTTTTCTAAATTACTAACTACTACACCAGAAACATGCACCTCTTTTGTTGTTGGAGTTCTATCTGTTAATGTTATACCCGGTGATATATCATCATTAAAACTCACATATATTGTTTTTGTATACTCTTTCTCTAATTTTTCTTTATTTTTAGGATTGTTTTTCAAATCAAATTCTTTATCTAATATGATTTGAAACATTCTATCCTTACACATTGGACATCTTATTCCTCCTTTATTACACCATTTTTTTAAACATTTGTAGCAAAAATGATGGCTACAACTTGCATAACAACTATTAGAAATTACTTCAAAACAAATCGGACATTCCATTATATAATTTAAATAATTTTTTTTTATATTTATATTATATATTTATGACCCAAACATTGAAACAAAGACGTAGACAAAATTTTACAAGAAAACAAAAAGGAGGAGGTTTATTTGATTTTTTAAGTATTAATGTTCCTATTAAAGAAAAAGTACAAGGCTTCTTTAGTAGAATAAATCCATTTACCAGAAAGAAAACATTTACTGAAAAAGTTAAAGATAATGTTGCATCTGGCGTAAAAACTGTCGCAGCTGCACCCAAACAAGTCGTCACCGGGGTTAGTGCTGGAGTTAAAAATATGGCTGCTGCTCCTATAAAACTTGTTAGTAAAATTCCTGGAGTTGCTCCTAAACCTAAAGGTCCATTTGGTGGAACCAGAAAAAGAAAACAAAGAAAAAATTAATCTTCATTATCCAAAGATTCTTTCAGATAAGTATTTGAACAAATCTTTTTCACTATCTTATCATCCACTCCATCCATCGGTTTTCCTAAAGTAGACATCGCTCGTGCGTAAAACATTTGTTTATCATCATCTTCCATAAAATCTGGATTCTCTTTTGTCCAATTTGTTAATGCCGTATAATTCTTATTTGATGTTTTACGTATCGCATTCTTTAATTTTGATTTATCTTTATCTTTTTCCCAAGTATCATTATCTTTTATATAAATAGTCTCTCGTTTTGTATCCGTACAATGCATTGGTCTCTCATACAAACTTAATTTATTCATATTTTCCATTATTACATTACTTATTCCTTTCTCTAATCCTTGAGTTTTAGTAAAATCTAATTGTTCTAATGATACCGATATTGACTTGATAAAATCACTCATATTTATTGCGTCTTTACATTTCTCATTTAAAAATAAATTTATACTAAATCTTTGATTATTATTTATTGTATTGTTATTTGTTGTTGAATTATTATTTCCTATTTTTGGTATTATTTCTGTCATTTGTTTACTTTGTGCCATTATCGTTTTTTGTTGTTCTACCATCGATTTTTGCTGTTCTACCATCATACTACGTAATTCTTTATTTTCATTAACAACAGTCAAAAACATATCTTTTAATTCTAATTCTTTTTCTGATTTATGTTCAATAATTTCTTCACATTTTTCTTCATTTTCTTCTTCAGCTTCAATATATATACATTTTTGTTTATGATTCCATAAACTTGAAGCGTGTTTGTATTCTTTTCCACAAACACAACTCCAATTATGATTACTTAATGTATTTTTTACTACATTTCCTACTTTTCCTACTTTTTCCTTCGTAGTTTTCGTATTTTCTTCGTCAAACTTCGTATTTTCCTTATTTTTGTGTTTTAACGATTGTAAATGTTTTTTATAATTATCAGAACGACACGTTATATAATCACATAATTTACATTCCCATTTTTTACTACTTTTTCCTACTATTTCGTTCGTCATTTTTCGTATAATATACGAAAATAATTTCTTCTTAAATTTATTTTCTAATATATTTATTTTTTTGGGATTTTTGGGATTGCGAGAATTGCGAAAATCCCTGCCTTAAAAATTATGGTTTATATAATTTCATATATACGATACATTTTAATACATATATGAGTTGATATTACTTGATTATTAAAAAGAGGATTTTTGGGATATTTATATTGCCGCAATCAAAAAAATCCCAAAATCCCATTTTTTTCCTGTAAATTTGATATTTTGACCATTACAATTTACCAATACATTATGGTTTATAAAAATTTCATCTAAAAAATGTGTGTTTTTTTCGAAATCTATAAAAGCTCGCCATATATTAAAATTGGACATTTTTTTTTGTCCAAAATCAAAAATTTTTTACAAATTTAAAATTTCAAAAAAACACACTTTTAAAAAGAAATATTTTTGTTATGTAATAGCGTCACAAAGAAAAAAAGGCGATTTTTGGGCGATTTTCTTTAAGTTCAAAAGTAATATATATTATTTTTAAACTTAAACTAATTCATTATATTCTAAATCTGTTTGAATGGGTTTATCTTGTCCAGTTATTATTAATTTCTCACACCAATGAGTAGTAGTATCATTTTTCTTAAACGCCTTTTTTCTTTGTCTTTCAATTAAATTTGATAAAAAGCGTCTTGGAACCATAGAAATATATGCTACTGACCGTTTCTTTTGTGGAATAACTCTGTGTATAATTCTTGAATCAAATATTAATAAATCTCCAGCATTTAAATGTGGAGTAACTATTGATAAACCTTTTTTCCAAATATAATCTTTGTTTGGAATTTCATAATATTCCCATTCATATGGATTTTTTGAAGTGCATCTTTGAGACATAGACTGAAAATATTTATGAGAACCAGAAACTAATTGTGTGGCGGTTGATTCAGATAATGCTAATATTCCTTGAACGCATCTCATAGTATTTCCATGTGTTTGATTTTGATCAACATGCCAGGGTAATGTATAATTGTCTAAATCAATAACATTACCTCCAAAACAAGATACTAAATCTTTAGTATTCCATAATTTTTCATAATGTTTTTTAATTTCAAAACGTAATTTCCACATAGTTTTTGAATGAACTCGATTGTCTTTTCTTAACCTTCTGAGTCTTAAAGAAGGGTAAGAAATAGCATCTCTAATAATTATGAAACCTTGAGTATCCATAATAAATATACTAATAGTAAATTAAAAAAATATAAACTCAATTTTAAATAAAATTGAAATTTAAATAGTATAAATATATTTCATTAAGTAAATCATAATGAGTTATACATTATTAATAGTTGAATCACCAGCAAAATGTGCTAAAATAGAAAAATATTTGGGACCAGGATATAAAGTGTTAGGTTCTTTTGGACATATTACACATCTCTCAAACTTAAAACAAATTGACTTTGAAAATAATTACAAACCTAATTTTGAAGTTGTAGATTCAAAGAAAAGTCAGATTAATAAATTAAAACAGGCAATTTACAAAGCAAAGGAAGTTATTTTGGCGACTGATGATGATAGAGAAGGTGAAGCAATTGCATGGCATATTGCTCAGGTTTTCAATTTATGTCCAACAACTACTAAAAGAATAATATTTCATGAGATTACAGAACGAGCAGTAAAAAATGCGTTAGCTAATCCAGGTGTAATTAATATGAATTTAGTTTATGCCCAACAAGGAAGACAGATCTTAGATTTAATAGTAGGATTTAAAATCTCTCCGATTTTATGGAAACATATTGTTTCTAATACTAAGAATTCTCTCAGCGCGGGTAGATGTCAAACACCAGCGTTGCGATTAGTTTATGATAATTATAAAGAAATTCAAGCGAGTCCTGGTAAATTAAGCTTTAATACAACTGGAATATTTACTGGAAAAAACATAATATTTCCATTAAATTATAATCATCTCTCCCACGATGAAATAAAAGAATTTTTAGAATTATCAAAAACACATAAACATGTTTTATCAAAAGAAGTTGAGAGACAAACAAAGAAGAATCCTCCCACTCCTTTTACTACTAGTGGTTTACAACAGGCTGCGAATAATAATATGCATATCTCTCCGAAAGATACGATGGCTTTAGCTCAAAAATTATATGAAGGTGGTTATATTACATATATGAGAACTGATAGTAAAGTTTATAGTGAAGAATTTATTGAAAAAGGAATAGAATATATTACAGAAAACTATAACAAAGATTATATTAATCCAAATATGGGATTAATTGCACAAAGTCTTGAACGGGAAGATAAAAAAGAAGAAAAAAAGAAATCAAAAAAAAAGAAAGAAGAAAATAATAATGCTCAAGAAGCACACGAAGCTATTAGACCAACAAATATTCTAGTAGAATCTATTCCAGAAGATGAAGATATTTTCACTGCTAGACATAGAAAGTTATATAAGTTAATTTGGAATAATACATTAGAAAGTATGATGGCTCCTGCTATTTATAAACAATTGATGGTAAAAATAACTGCTCCTCAAAATCATTTGTATAAATATAGTGCTGAAGAAAATATATTTCCAGGATGGAAAGCAGTTCAGGGTGTAGATGATGATAAATATTATTCATATTTACAAAATTTAAAAGAAGGAGAAATAATTGCTAAAAAAATAATTTCAAAACAAACATTAAAGGATTTGAAATCACATTATACAGAAGCAAGATTAGTTCAATTATTAGAACAAAAAGGAATCGGTAGACCATCAACATTTTCATCGTTAATTGAAAAGATTCAAGAAAGAGAATATGTAAAAAAACAAAATGTAGAAGGTAAGAAATTAGAAATAGTTGATTATACATTAGAAGATGGAAATATAAATGTAGAACGAGGTTCAAAAGAATTTGGAAATGAGAAGAATAAATTAGTGATAACACAAATAGGAATTTTGGTGATAGAATTTCTAATTAAATATTTTGATTCTTTATTTGGCTATGATTATACAAAAAAAATGGAAGATGATTTAGATCAAATTGCTCGTGGATTAAAAGAATACCATACATTATGTGATGATTGTAATAATTTTATTGAAAATTTAATTCGTGAAAATTCTTTATTAGAGAGAAGTATAAAATCTGTAATGCAAAAGTTAAATATTAAAATTGATGAAAAACACACATATTTAATTGGTAAAAATGGTCCAATAATTAAATTTTTAAAAGAAGATGGTACAGCAGGATTTTATGGAGTTAAGCCAGATATTGATTTGGAAAAACTAAAAAATGGTGAATATAAATTGGAAGAAATAATAGTTGTAAAAGAAGATAATATAAAAAATTTGGGGATGCATAATGGATTGATTGTATATTTAAAGGTTGGTAAATTTGGATATTATTTAGAATGTGGAGAGATTAGAAAATCATTAAAGTCAGTAAAGATGAATGTTCCATTTAAAAATATAACATTAGAAGATGCGATAAGTATATTAGAAGATGCGAGTCAAGTAGATAATTCATTATTAAGAAAAATAGATGATAATTTATCTATTAGAAATGGAAAATATGGACCTTATATTTTCTACAAAACACCGCGAATGAAAAGGCCACAATTTATGAAGTTAACAGGATTTGATGATAATTTTAAGACTTGTTCATTAGAATATTTGAGAAATTGGATAAAAGAAAAATATACGATTTGAATTTAAAAATAAAATTTTATGATTATAAAATGTGGTTTAATGCTTTATATTTGGGTGCATTAATTGATATAGTTAATGTACCTTATGACAGAGGAGCAAATATTGAAGGTTCGAGACATGCATATTTAAAATTACAATCAAAATTAAATTTTTTACATGTTGATAATGTAAATTTTATAGATTGTGAGAATACAAAAGTGAGAGATGTATTAGGAAATGGTTTTTTATGTTGTTGGGATACATTAAATAAAGGTAATTTTCCATTATTAGTAGGTGGAGATCATACTACAGCAATAAGTAGTATATTTGCGGCAAATGAATATTGTAATACAAACAGAGAGATGTTGGGTGTATTGTGGTTTGACGCCCATGCTGATTTTAATACAATAGAAACATCACCAAGTGGAAATATTCATGGAGTTCCGGTAGCGGTACTATGCGGTCATACATTAAATGAATTAAGTTATGGTAATAGTTTAGAGCCAAGTCAGTTTGGTTATTATGGTGTGAGAGATATTGATAGTTTAGAATTTAATAGATTTCAATATTATAATATGAATATATTGGATTCGGAGAGAGATTTTAAAGAATGGATGAGTAAATTTGATAAGATTCATTTAAGTTTTGATATGGATTGTTTAGACCCATCAATAATGAGTTGTGTAAATACGAAAGTGAATGATGGTTTGACTATGGAAAAAGTGAGAGAGAAATTAAAAATGATAAAAGATAGTAATAAGTTGATGTCTATGGATTTGGTAGAATATAATCCTTTATTAGGAAATGATGAAGATGTGGTAGAAGATATTTTAAAAACATTATTTGAAAAATAAGTTTAAATACTAATTAATATAAATTATTATCATAAAATGAATAATAATTTACATTCTCTCTTGGATTCGATGAAGATGATGTATATGATGAATATGAAAGATAGTTCGACATATGATAAAATATTTGGAATGGTAATATTATTTTTTTTAACATATTTTTTGTCGAATGAAAATAATGATTTTTTGGATGGTATTTTTCGATGGGTTGGAGAGAATTTTAATTTTTTAAGACCACGTAAGAATTCGGTATTTATAGAAGGAAAAAGGTGTTTAAAGGTTTCAGGATATTTAACAAAAACGGATAATTTATTTAGTAATAGATTTACAGCATATTGGTATTATATATCAAAGAATAATTTAAATAATAAAACGATATATTCTCTCAAAGAATATGCAAATAGTTCAAATATTTATGATGATTATGGAGATCCAAAAAATAGTAGAAGACATAAATCGAGAGAAGGTTCAGATGATGAAGAAGAAAATGAAAATAATTTTATAAATTCGGATATTTTTGTAGTGGATCAGTTTAAATATTTTAAAATAGAGGATAATATTTATTGTAAAGTTCATAGAGATTATGATAAAGGAGATGAAAAAAGGAAATTTGAGATGGAAAATATTTCAATTGAAATCTATAGTTATAATAAATCTCTCGAATATTTGACGAAATATTTGGATAATATTTATGATAATTTTAGAAAAGATTTAGTGAAGAAACGAAATCATAAAAAATTTATTTATACATTAGTTGGTTCAGGAAATAATGATTCTTGTTATGGTGAGAGAGAAATAAAAAATGAATGGGAAGAATGTGAATTTGTAAGTTCAAGAAATTTTAATAATTTATTTTTTGATGATAAAAAGAAGTTAATAAGTAAATTGAATTTTTTTGTAAATAATAAAGCTTGGTATGATTATGAAGGTCATCCACATACATTTGGATTAGGACTACATGGTCCACCAGGAACAGGTAAAACAAGTATTATAAAATGTATTGCTAATAAATTAAATCGTCACATAATAGTGATTCCATTAAGTAAAGTGAAGACACAGAGAGAATTTAGTGAATATTTTTTTGAACAATATTATAATCGAGCAAATAGTAGAAAATTAGGTTGGGAAAATAAGATAATAGTATTTGAGGATATAGATTGTATGTCAGATATAGTAAAAAAACGAAAAACAAATGAGACAAGTGTAATAGTAGATGAGGAAATAAGTCAAGATAAAAATATGTTAGTTCAAAATAAATTATTAAATAAAATAGCAAAAAAAATGGATGATGATCATGTAGATAGTTTAGTAGTAGATTTAGATAAATCAAAAGATGATAAGATAACATTATCATATATTTTAAATATTATAGATGGAATTCGAGAGACGCCTGGTAGAATATTAATAATTACAAGTAATAATTATGAATCATTAGATCCGGCATTAGTAAGACCAGGAAGAATAGATATGACTTTAGAAATGAAAAATAGTAGTATTGATACAATAAAAGAAATGTATAATCATTATTATGGTGATATAATTCCAGATTATGTAGAAAAAAAACTAGTAAATTTTGTAATCTCTCCAGCAAAATTAGTAAACATGCGATTAGAATTTGAAAGAAAAGAAGACTTTCTCTCCGCACTAATAAATGAATTTCATTAAATATATATTTTTTTTTAAATATATATTTAAAATTAACAAGTGTTATTAAGTAATTTAGGTGAATGGCTATAAGCACCTTGTGCAGTTAATATACCAGAAACAATACCAACAAAAACACAAGTAATTACCCACCCAAATAAAGTCTTAAATAGAATTTTTTTATTAATAGCTTGAAAGCGATGTTTTTCACATAAAGCAACTCCAACTTCACCACCAACCTGCTACAGCGGCTACAACCCACATACATCCATAAGCTAATAGTTCAGGGTCATCTTCAAAACATTCATAATCAGCAATTCCTTTTCTAATTGTATCAGTAACATGATTTCCCATCAAAATGGCTCCACCGGTTTCAAATACAGCAGCTAATCCAACTGCTTGTTTTAAAGTAAGTGCTTTTGAACCAACCGATGTAGCAAACGCATTAGCGGCATCATTAGAACCAATTCCCATAGATGCATTTAATGCAAATATTCCTCCTGTGATTGGAATCCACAAGTACATTTTAATAATTTAATTTAAAAAAATTATTTTTAAATTGAAAACAATTATATTTCTAAAATGTAGTAGAAAAATGGGAACACTTGAATTAATTTATGGGTGTATGTTCTCAGGAAAAACAAGTAAATTGATTGATAGATATAATGAATTAAAAGATAAACATAAATGTTTAGCAGTAAATTATATATTTGATAAGAGATATACGAATGGAAATAAGATAGTAAGTCATGATAAAGTTTCAATAGATTGTGTATGTATTCAAGATTTAGAGGAATTAACAAGTGATTTGGATAAGTTTAATGAAGCAGAATATATATTTATAAATGAGGCACAATTTTTCAAAGGTTTAAAGAGTTGGGTTTTGTATGTGAAGAATACATTAAAAAAGAATATAATTTTGTGTGGATTAGATTTGGATTTTAAGAGAGAGAAGTTTGGTGAGATGATGGATTTAACTATTTCAGCAACAAAAACTTTTAGAATGTTAGGAAGTTGTGATAAATGTGGAAATGCTTCATTATATACACATAGGATAGTAGATAATGAGGCGCAAGTTTTAATAGGTGCGAGTGAATATATTCCAGTATGTGATAAATGTTGGAATTTATTAAATAAGAAAGGCCGTGAGGTCGCACGACGGACGACCAGTTAATAAAGCCGCATTAGCGGCTTCTCTAATTGCGTGCGGGGAGGAGTGGCCTCTTCCCCGCTGATTAAAATTTGAAAGGTGTTCTAACGTTATAATTTTTCATTTCATTACGAATTTGATTGATTTCTAAAGTAAGAGAGATATTATAATTACCTAAATCAGCGAGTATTCCATTATGATAACGTAATTTAATTTTAAATTTAGATATTTTTTCTATGGTAGGTTGATAGTAACTTAAAGAATCAATAAAATCTTCTTTACAAGATAAACTTTGGTTGACGCCATTAGATTTAAATCTAATTGGTATTTTAGCGAAGTATGAATTAACTAAACCAGTATTAGTATTATTAAGTCTATCATTAATGAATGGTTTAATTTCATCGGAAGTATTATATTTATCAATTTCAAGATAAACAAATTGGTTGAAATCTAGATTTAATTTATTGGGAGGTACAATAACTCCAACAGCAGAAGCTAAATTTTGAGTATTATTATGATAAAAATATAATTCTGGACTATCAGCATCTGATTGAGCTGTGGAACTAATGAAATTTTTATTATCAAATCCTAATATAGAACCTAATCCCCAATTAGAATGTTGTTCGTAAACTTTACTAACGCAATTAGTAGAACTAGAATAGGTGATGCTGTCATCAAGAAATACTAATGAGAAATCTTTATTTTGACTCATAAAATGTGGTTTTTGAGATACGGTATTAAGTTTAACAAAAAAATCAGTACCGAGAGAACTAAAATTTTTTTGAACTTTGTATTGAAGTGCATTGCATAACTGTTGATTACTATAATATCCATCATCAATTGTAATAAGTTGTTGGTTAGAACCATTAGTAATTACAAGTTTATTATTTTGTAAATGTTCACTAATATTATACAATTGATTTGGTATTTGAACGTTAATTAATCTAAGTGATTCAATATTATTATAAACTTGTGGAGTTGATACTTCAAATTCATTGGCGTTGGGCCATCTGGATTTATCACGATCATTAGTATCAATGGATAAAATTTTTCTGTCTAAAGTGAAATTTTGTAGCCTTTCTATTAAAAATTGTTCCATAATTATAATTATAATAATAAAATAAAATAAATATATTTATCTCAAAATATATTTATATATATTAGATAAATAATGAGTGAAAATCCAACTACAAAAGATGGATATGAAGCAATGGTAAATAGAAAAGGTATTTTTGGTTTTGGTTTTAGTGCAAATAGTAATTTGGATATGATAAATTTAGTGGTTTTAGCGATAGCAGGAATAATTGTAAAAATATTTTTTGAAGAAAATTATACTAAATTAGGAAGAAGCGGTCCTGCATCAACTACAATATGGGGTTATGGTTTAACGGCTATATCTTTGGTTTTGATGATATTTATGGCTATATATTTAACGACAAAAAAATCAGAACAAAGAGGAAAATTGTTATTAGAGAGAGGTGCTAAAGATAAAAGCATATTTTCGTATTATATAGAAATATTATCATCGGATGCGATTCCAGTAATTTTAACTTTGGGAATAGTGGTATATATAATTAGTTTAAATTTTATGTATTTTACAAGAATAAATTCAAATAAGGTAAGTTCAAGTTATTCAGTATATTCATTTTTCTCGTCATTATTGGTAGTAATTCAAATAGGTATAATAATAAAATATATGTATAGTATTTTAAATGGTATAAATACAAAAAGAAATGAGATGCCTCAAAAACAAAATGAGCAATCAATATTAAAAGGATTAAGTTTAATAGTGATAACAATAAATTATATTTTTGTATTAATTTTACATATATTATTGGCGTTTTTTTCAACAGATGGTTAATTAAATTCGATAGTATCTTCGACTAAAATAATTTTGAAAGTGACTCCAATATTTTCTTTAGTTTCCCAAAGACCAGAAATTTTAAGAATTAAAGATTTATTAGCATTATTAAAGTTATTAGATGTAATATTATTGATAGAGTTATCATTGTAGCAATATTTAATATAGCCATTATTAAGTAATTCTGTAATTTTATAAATTCTATTTTTATTAGAATTTATTAAGTTCAAAATATATTCTTCGATGTTGGCGATTTTATCGATACTGATTTTATTATCGGAATATTGAAATAATATTTTTTCTTTATTTTGATTAATTTTATTTAAATTAAATAATATGTAAAGTCCATTTAATGATAAGAGTTCATTAGAATAAACGATTTTATAAAAATTACTATATTGCATTACACTATTTTTGATAGGGTCACAAATAATAATATGATTGATGTTAATGTTTTCAACATTTTCGGCGATCATTTAAACTAAATTAATTAATTAATTAACTTTAAACATTTTTTATATATTTAAAACTAAATTATTAAAATACAATAATGATTTTAAAAGATAATTTTGTGACATTAATAGAAAAAAGTAATTCAAATGTAATAAATAATAAGTATACAGAATATATAAATAATTTACCAAATGATTTAGAAAATATACCAAATTTTATATTATATGGACCATGTGGTACAGGAAAGTATAGTGAGGCATTAAAAATAATAGAAAAATATAGTCCAAGTTATTTAAAATATGAGAAAAAGATGATAATAAATTCATCAAAAAATGAACATATAATAAAGATAAGTGATATACATTATGAGATAGATTTGGAGAATTTAACATGTAATTCAAAGATTTTATTGAATGATATTTATAATAATATAATAGATGCGATACAAAGTTCAAAAGATAAAAGGGGAATAATATTATGTAAAAATTTTCATGAAATAAATAATGAAATAATTGAGATATTTTATAGTTATATGCAAAAAAATCTGGTAAATAATTTAACATTAAAATTTATAATATTAACAGAGCATTTGAGTTTTATTCCAACAAATATTCAGGATGTGTGTAAAATATTATATTATTCAAAATTGAGTTATTCAAATTATATAAAATTATCGAATGCAAATAATAAGAAATTTTTATCAGAGAAACAGAAAATGGATAAAAATAGTCAGTATTTATCGAATATATCTTCAATAAATTTATTAAAATATATTGAATTGAATAATGGTAATGAGAATTTAATAAATTTGAAGACGTCAATATGTAATAAGATAATAAATATGATATTTTCAAGTAATATAAATTATAATAATATAAGAAATATTTTGTATGATATATTGATTTATAATTTAAATATTTATGATTGTACATATTTCATAGTAAATAATGTAATATTAAAAAAAATAAAATTAAGTGGTGAAAAAATGGATCAAGATTTTATAAATAAGATTTTTGTAAGAATATGTATATTATTTAAATATTATAATAATAATTACAGACCAATTTATCATTTAGAGGCATTTATATTATATTTAATAAAGTTAGTAAATGAGAATGAATGTACAAATAGCACTAAGTAAATTAAACTTGGATAACAAATATAATATAAAAAACATAACAGAATTAACGAGTGTGGAATTAAAAAGGAGTTATCATATAATGGCTTTAAATTATCATCCAGATAAAAATAAAGAAATGAATGCGAAAGAGAGATTTCAAGAAATAGGTGAAGCGTATACATTTTTACATAATATAATAAATTCGAACATTTATAATATATATGAAAATAATACAGAAGAAGAAATATATGATACACCATATACGGATTTAATGATTAATTTATTAAAAATGTTATTATCAAAACCGGATAGTGGAGAGATAAATAAATTTCAGAAAAAATGTATAGAATATACGAATAAATTATTGGATCAATTATTTGATAAAATAAATTTGAATGTGTTAGAAGATATTTATAAATTTATAGTAAAAAATTCGATGGGTTTATCAGAAGATATGATAAATGTAATAAAAGATCTTATAAATAAGAAATTAATGAAGTATAATATGTATATAATAAGTCCTTCGTTAGAAAATATTATGAATAGTGAAATATTTAAGTTAGAAATAGAGGAAGATATAGTTTATGTTCCATTGTGGCATCAAGAGATGGTATATGAGAATATTTTAATAAAAATTCAGCCAATATTACCAGATAATGTAACAATAGATGAATATAATAATATGCATATAACATATGAAGAGAGATTTATAAATTTATTGAATTTGATAAAAGAAGATATAAAATTTATAGAAATAAATAACTATAAAGTTTATTTGGAAGAATTAAGATTGAAAAAAATTCAAGTAGTGATATTTAAAAATGAAGGTATATCATTAATAAATACAAATGATATATTAGATAATAAAACAAAAGGGAATGTATTAATTCATATTCATTTGGAATAAAATTTATAAAAAAAAATTATAAATTTTATTTTTATGTGGTTTTTTTAGTTTTTGTGATTACATTTACTCTGCTCCCTTTGCTTTCTTAACAACACGCTTTTTCTTAGGTGCATCTTCAGTTACAACTGCTTTAACCTCTTCCTTTGCAGCCTCAACTACTGCTTCTGTAACTGACTCAGCTGCATCGGCTTCATCATCAGAATCCGCAACTGTAGTAGATGCAAGCTGCTCAACTACAACATCATCTTCTGCTTCAACCTCTTCCTGCTTAGCAGCAGTTGCGGTGAGTGTCTCCTTATCCTTTGTAGAAAGGATAATATGACATTTACCAGCAAGAGTTATACGAGGCTTTACAACAGCCTGGAATAGACGCCATGTAACACCAAACTTACCATTAGCAACCCAAATTCCACCGCAAGATAGAATTGTAGCAACATGAGAACCCTTCGTAATTAGTTCAGGAGGAACAATACCATTATCATTAGGAAATAGCGTGAGCTGATTATCATCATAAATTTCAGTAAGTTTGTATTCACCTTCCCAATAATTAATCTTTACCTTAAGAGTAGGAGCACGAGAATAATCAAAATCACCTGACTCCTTATCCTTAGGATAACGAAGCATAGGAGTCCAAAGTGCATCAACTGCATCAGGGCTAGTCTTGGTCTTATTAAGCCAGTCCTTGCAATTAGTAATAGCATCAGCCTTAATACGCTGTTCTAGAGTCTGCATATTCTTAAGAAATGCAACACATTCAGGATTGTTATATTCATCATTAGGAAACTGAAGAGCCATATCATAAGATTTTACTCCAGTCTTATCATCAGTATATTCATTAATACCCCATGTTAGCATAAGTGGAGTCGCTAGATGAACACCCTTCTTACTTTTTGAATTTAGAATTCCGACCTGCTTACGGCCATTCGCATTAATCTTTGCCTTCGTGAAGGTAAGATCGGAAGCAGGATCGAAGTCAACACCGGAGAGGATTTGCTGAGCCATGGTTATTTAATAATACTAATAATATGTTTTTGTCTTTAAATCAATTTTTTTTAAATTATAAACTTTATTATTTTTATTTTTTTTTTATTTTTTTTTGGCTGCGTAAATGGTTAGGAAAATCTATGAATAGCTTAGGTATTTTTTTCATAAAATCTATGAAATATGTAAAATATTATATTGTGTTAGTTTATATGGATCCAGATAAATCTAAAAATGTGAATTTATATGGTTTAATAATTTGGGCGGTGCTTTTTTGGATATAAGTTCCATTTAGATTAGTTAAAAGATATCCAATTATTTTAATAGGTTATTTTTATACAATTTTTATATTAGCAGCAAATTATTTTTTAATTGGTGATGATGTTGTAGAAGCTACTGATGAAGTTGATTTTGATGTTAAACCAATTACATTAGCGACATTATTTAATAATAAAGTAATGCAAATATCAACTGCGGTATTTGCAATAGCAGTATCTACAAAATCATTTTTCAAAAGTATTTTTTATAAAGAACTTTTACTTTTTATATTATATACGTTAATATTTGGTGTAGGTTTAATAATTCCAATTTATTTTATATCTAACTTTAAAGATAAAAGTAAAGTATTAGAATCAAATATGTTATTAATGAGAATGAGAAATGTTTCATTATCATATTCAGTAGGATTTATGGTTTGTGGATTTATGTTAACATTAAATAGGTTATATGTAATGAAGTTTAAAAAATAAATAATTTAACGACGACTTAAATTACATTTATTACATAAAATATTTCTAAATTTTCCTGTGGCGTGGTTGTGGTCTAATACTCGTTTTCCTTCACTTGTATTTTCTTCACATAATTCACAATACTTAGTTAGTAGATTTAAATTCTTTCCATTTTCTTTGAATTCTTTTAGTAGATATTTTTTTTAATAATTTTTCTGAAGCCCAAATTATGAAGTCATCATAATATTTATTTTCACATTTATCTCTTAAACAAACAAAACAAGGTGCGTCATTTATAGATAAACAATCTTCGCAAAATATTTCTTCACAAATCTGACATATATGTGTATTCATTCTAGGAACATCATCATAACATCCATAACATTCATAACAAAAATTTAATTCATCTTTTTCACATACAGAACATAATCCACCTAATTTGCTATCACATTCAATACACATTTTTATTCCACAACAATCTCCAAATATGTCTTCATTTTCTTTAAAACAAATATCGCAATTATCAGTAGGTCTAATTTTTCTCATTAATAAAAAAAATAATTTTAATTTTTTTATCAATTTTAATTTATTTACGAGTTATATTACATTTATTACATAAAATATTTCTAAATTTTCCTGTAGTGTGGTCGTGGTCTAAAGTTTTTTTTCCAGAACCTACATTACCTTCATGTAATTTACAATTACAAAAATTACAAAATTCAGTTTCAAGATATATTTTATATACTGCTTCAAATTCTTCTTTTGTTTCAAAAATTACTCCTCGTTTTTTCCATTTTGATTTTCTAGATGTTTTTTTGCCTGCTTCAGTTTGTCTATATTCTTTATCGTAAGAAAGTTTTGCTTCTGGATTAGCAGCATATCTATCTTTTGCTGCTTGTAATTTTGGTTCTGGATTAGCATAATATCTTAATGAATCGTCTTCTTTTAATTTTTCTTTATTTTTTTCTCTATATTTTCTATTATATTCTGGAGTATTTCTAGACATTAATGGTAATATTAATAAATTGTTTTTATTTCAATTTTAAAAATTAATTAAAATTGAAATTATTGTTTTTTTTGGATTTTTTTTCTTACGCTTCTACGACTGGAGCGGCTTTAGTTTGTTTAGGGAAGTGAGGTCCCATGTATCTCTGTAGGTTAAAGTAGGTGAGCGCAACGGTGTCATCAATTTTGAGTAGTTCCATTAGCTGTTTGTCGGGGTTGATTTTGCGACCATTTTCTTTGTCCTGAAGGTTGTTGGCGCGAATGTATTTGTTGATTTCACGTGTAACATCTGTGCGCGCCATTTCAGAGCCTTTGTCGCGACCAAGGAAAGTGGCTAGTTCATCACTAATAAGCGATGGTTTGACGAAGCCACTTGGGGCACGTGTGCCTTTCTTGCGTTTTTTGTTGTTGAGTTTCTGTACAACTTTGAGCTGTTTGACGGTTTTGCGCTCAAGGTTTCTGAGCTCAGTTTTGAGAGAGCTAAACTGAGATAGCATACCCTGGAATTTCTGAATGAATTCAGTGAAGTTATCGGTGATCGATGTCTCAGTGGTATCGGTAGCAACAACAACATTCTCAACAACTGGAGTCTCAGTTGTGGTAGTCTCAACTGGAGTTGTATCTTTCTTAGCACGTGGTTTGGTTTCTTTTTTCGCTACAACTGGTGCAGGTTCAGTTGTGGCAGCAGCTTTGGTAGTTTTTGTTTTCTTGGTTTCGACAGGGGCAACTTCAACAACAGGTGTCTCGGTAGTTTTTTTCGCAGCAGCTTTGGACGGCATCTTTTTATAATTATGTATATAATTATCCTTTTAAGTTGTTTTAGGCTTAAAATATATTATTTCTCTCCTAAATATATTTTAAACCCCATTTATGCTAAAGAATTTATTTTTTTAACTTACTTTTTAATTATATTTAATATTTTAAACGAATCTAATAATTTACAGATTCATATAACCAAGGCATCGCTTCTGCCGCCGATTCATTAACTAAAGTTAAACAACATAAAATATAATAACACCCTAAAGACTTTGAATCATTATTTATTCCTTTTGTTATAAATTCTTCAATTATTGTTACTACACTTTTCTTAATTATACTATGACTATAATTATGAATTGAATTAATATTAATATTTACACTTCGAAATGGATTACCAAAAGGTGGACATATTTCTCTCTTAACTTCTTGACTTAAATTGGCTCTATAATGCCATAAATCTGCTAATTCTCTCAAAAATTTAACTAATTGATATTTATTTAAACTAGTTAACCAGCGCATATCAGTATAATTTCCTAAACTATCCATATATTGAAATAAAGTTAATATTTTCATTTCTAATTTTTTGGTATCATTCATTTTTTCTACATTATCATAGTCTATATTTATTTTGATATCTAACATTTTACTATACTTGATAAACATCATCATATTATTAAATACTTCTTTGTTTATTAATTTTGTTGAAAATGGATTTTGCACTTGAGTTTTATTTTTTATATATAAATTGTATATTGATAATATATCAAATACATATATAAACTTATCTTCATCTTCAAAACTAAAAAATTGAGTATATGGAATAGATTTTAATTCATCTAGCGTAGCAAAATCACAATCATTCGTACATCTGCTTTTATTATAAAATCCTGGTCCATGTAAAGCAATATAATTTTTAACGAAGATTTTTCTAACAAATTTTTGAATATAATTTGAAAAATATGAATAATACATGTGGTTGTAAATTCGTTTTTTTAATTCATCTTTATTACCTGATGCTCTTATAGTATATTCTTTACTAATTTTCTTTAGTTGTTGAATATTATAATTTATAGTAAGTAAATTTGAATATTCAGATAACTTTGGTAGTATAAAATCATCATCTCTCATTTTAATCCTGGCTTTTTTAAGTGGTAGTTCTTTATTTAAAAAATATTCTACAATATTTTCTTCTTTTGTGATAACAATATTTTCATCAGATTTTTGGGTTTCTATATTTAAATCAGATACTCTACTTTTTTTTTGCTTCTTTATCATTATATATATATAACATATTTTCTTTATTTAATTATTGTTATAGTATACATAATAATTAAAATTTTACAATATTAATGAACAAAAAGTATTGATAAATAAATATTTATCAATATATAAGATTATGAAAATACCTTTATCAGAAAATGAATTTTCTTTATTAATAGGATTATCTTTATGTCATGATCCAATTCATGATTTTAAAATGCAAACAAAAGTTATAAATGATAAAGAAACTATGACTAAAATATTAGGTATTGATTATTTACTTAATGAACGAGAAGAAGAATATTATGAAGATCAACAAGGAGGAAAATTAATACCATCTCAAAAGCCAAGTTTATTAAAATCAGAAGTAAAATTTGATAAAAAACATAAAAGTAGAGATAAACTTGATGAAAAAATAAATGAGTCTGCTTATCCATTATTATTCTATTTAGGATTATTGACTAATGATGATATAAATAGTATTAAAACTATAGTTAAAGATACAAATGATTTACAATATGTTAAAGATAAAATAATTTCAAAAATTATTGAAAAAGCAAAAATTGTTAATCAAGAAAAAGCAAAAGGTAAAAAAAAGAAAAAAACATTTAAGAAAAAAAATTTAAAGAAACTAAAAACTAAAAAAAAACCAAAAAAGAAACTAACAAAACGTAAACAAAAAAGAATAAAAAAAACTAAAACTATGAAAAATTTAAAAGGAGGAGGAAAATCAGAAAAAGAAAAAGAATTAGACAGACAAAAAAAACGTTTTAACCAGTTAGATGAAGAATTTAATGGAAAAATTATTGACAAAGAACAATCACTTAAAACAGAAGGTTATTTTGATGACAGATTTATAAGTTCAACTGCGGGTGTATTCACAAAATATGGAATAGATGCGACTAAAAAAGAAGAAGTTAGAAAATTTTTAGATGAAAGGTCTACTGATAAAGATTTTATTAATGAAATAGATCGTGAAGAATCAAAAATTAATACTAAAGATAAACGTTCTCTTAAAGAAACTAGAATAAATTATAAATTATATTGTAATGAATTCTTACCTTTAAAAAAAGCAGTAGAAGAATTACAGACTGAAGTGGATGCAGAAAAACAAAAAGAAAAAGAGTTAGAAAAAGCAAAAAAAGCTTCCCAAAAAGAAAAAAGTAAAGGAAAAGAAAGAATGAAACCTGATGCAGGTCCATCTGGAGAAGCACCAGCAGAAGCACCAGCAGAAGTACCTCCACCTCCGCCTCCGCCTCCAGCACCAGAAGCAGCACCTGAAGTAGTGCCCGAAATTAAAGATGAATATGAAAGTGTAAGTGAAGATGATGAAAGTGAAGAAGAAACAGAAGAAGAAAAAGAATTAAGATTACAAATAGAGCAAGCAAAAATTGAAGCAGATAAAGATGAAGAAGCTGAAAAAACATTAAAAATGAGAGATATAGAAAGAATTAAATATACTTCAAAAGAAGCATCAAAATTTGCTTATAAACATATTGGTTTACAATCACATGATCAAAAAAGTATTAAAAATTATACTGTACAACAAATAAAAGATTTAATTCAAAAAATTTCTACCAAAGATGAAATTATAGAAGTCGTTTCTAAAGATAAAGAACTATCTGAGTTAAAAAATGATGCTAAAAAACCACTTACAGTTATTGAAATTTTAGAAAAATCTACTAGTAGTATAAGCAGCATATTTACAATGTTAGAAAAAAATAGAGGTTATTATTTGAGAAAATTAGCCGAATTATTAGTTAAAAAAAAAATAGAAGAAGATTATAGAGAATTACAATTACCGTTTATAGTTGAAGAAGAAGATGAAAAAGAATTGATAAAAAGAATCAAAGAAAATGAAGAATTAGTATCATTTAAAGCACCAGGACGATTATTAAGTATAGGTAATAATAAAATTATGCAGTTATTTAATACAATATTTGATATTATTGATATTTCAATAAGAAAAGAAACTCCACTATATGAATTATTACAACATGAAAAGAATATTTTTCATTCTTTATTTGGAAAATCTTTTAAATTTAAAATGGAACTAACTGGTATTACAAAGTCTTGGACTGGTAAAGATGAAGTTGCACAACCAAATGCAGATGAAGCACTAAAACTATATTTTGTGTTAACTTATTTAAATCAAATTGGAGTAGATCTAACTGATTTAGATACTAAAACATTAAGAAGCAAATCTGGATTTTCACCTGAAGAAATTTTACGAAAATATAATGGAAAAAGGGTAATTATAAATAATGGAGCTCTTCCATTTGCTAGTACAACTCCCTATAATGGTGAATTAATGAAACATGCTATAGGGTCAATAACATCATCAATTGATTCAGCTGCTGGAGGAGCAACCGGTGGAATGAAATATAATTTTGAACCTTATGAAAGAGGTAATTTAATAGTAGAATTTAATTGTAACGATAAATATTTTAGAATTTCTCTACTGGATAAAGGTATTAAAGATGGTGTATATAATTGTGAATTATTTATTGAATTTAAATTTGAAAATAAGGGAATAATATTGGAAGTTAGTGAAGAAAAAGGTAATGTTAAAAAAACACAAATTAATAAAAAAGGAATATTAGATCTTAATAAAGCTTATCAAAATATGTTAGATGATATTACTCATCATATAGCAAAACAAATAGTTTTTAAAAGAGACGTTCCATTTCAATGGGAAAATTTATTTGATGATGCTGAATTTTTAGAAACATTTATTCAAAGTTATAATTTAAAAGGCTTAGGTGATTTACTTATTGAATTAACATCATCATTAAATAACGGAGGTTATGAAGGAGAAATTAATTATGGAGGAGAAGATGAAGCAAGAATTGAAAAATTTGATGAAAAAGGAAATGCACCTAGATTATATATTGCACACGATTGGCCTTCAGCAATTAGATATATGTTATTTAAAACAACTTTGGAGGATAAATATAAAAATATTTTATCTGAAGGAGGATATTTTGAAAGTCGCATTGATAAACAAAATAATGTTTATTTAGCATCATTATTAATTTAATAAATATTTATTATAAAATATAATTAATATTTATTTTTGTGCTCGTTTTTGTTGTTTTAATAGTTTTCTTAATCTTTTTTCTTCTTGAATCTTAGCTAATCTTTCTTCTAAATCACCCAAAACGGCTTTACTTTCTTTTGCTTTTTTTTCAGCATCTAATACATCTTGATCTGGAACGTAAATTGGTGAATCTTTAAGTTTTACTTCTTTTTCTTTTTTCTTTTTTTTCTTTTCTTTAATTTTTTTTACTTGTTGACTAATTTTCTCTAAAGCTTTCTTTTTTTCAACAGTTCTAGAACCAGCTTTTCTTCTACTTTTTTTTCCGGCTTTTCTAGAACCTTTACCTCTTTTTCTAGTTTTTGGAAATTTCATTCCTTTATATGCAAATCCAGCTTTTTTTCTCATTTATATTATTAAAATAAAAAAAATTAATAATATTCTAATACACTCATTCGCAAATTATTAAGTAAAAAGTTAATATTTTTATTTTTAAGAACTCTTATAGACATATAAACTTCTCTCATAAATTTGAAGTTCAAAATAACTGATTCATATTTAGATACTGAAATCATATAATCAAAAAATTTTTGCATATTTTGGAGAGATTTATTGAATAATAACACATTCTCTCTACTTACTGAAATTTGTGAATTTATAAATTCTTTGTAATCAAATAGTAAAAACAATTTCAACATATAATAACTGAAAATATGAGTTTTCTCTCTGTAAGTAGGTGCTTGATTTTTTGAGAAGATACCAACATAGGCGAGACGATTGTGATAAATAATTTTGGTGGTTTGTAAAAAGGAATGTATTATTTCAAATTTCATGATAGTTTCGAAAACTTGTTTGTAAAATTTAAATTCTTGGTTGTAGGTGGAGAGATTACAATTTTTTGAATAAACAAATGAATAAATAGCATTATTAAAGAATTCTCCCCAAAATTCTACTACACATTCCTGTATTCCCAATTCATTCTCTCTAGGCAAGTTAAAATTATTTAAAAATTTGTTATACATTTTATTTTGTTTAGAATTTTCAACTCTAACTTGAGACATAAAATCCCAGATATATGTATCTAATCCAAAATTATGTACTAATTCGTGAGAGAATACTTTAAATACTTCTTCTTGTCTATAAACAACAATCTCTCCGTTTGATACACATCCATAACAAAATCCACCATTTGAATTAGACGCACCCAATACTTTTTCTTGGGATTTTTCTAATTCTCTCTTAAATGGAGTCAAAAATAAATAAATATTTAAACTATCTTCAGAACATGTATTATTTTTAGTTAAGGTAGTAATTAAATATATTTGTGCCATCATATTTCTTATCAAATTATCAAAGTTTGCTAGAAGTTTTGGAGGGATTTTAGAATATTTTATAAGATTAATAGAGATAGTTTTATCTTTAAATGGTAGTTGATAAATTACGAGAGAACCTTGTTTATTTCTAATGTATTCTTTAACTTTAACATCGATATATTTATTATTAGTGAAGTGCTTTCTATAGACATTTTCAATTAAAGTTTTATATTCTCTCGTATTATTACCAAAAACTCTTCTAAAATTAGAAATATTTTGTAAATCAGTATCTAATAAATCATAAATACTATCTAATAATTTGAAGATTTGTTTTTGAAAATCAATATAAAGAGAAGTTTTTTTGTTATGTCGAGAGAATAATAAATTTTCATCAGATTTTTTTATTAGGTCATCATAATAATCTATTAAAAATGTAGATTCTTTTGATAAATTTAACATTACTTGATTAATATATAAAAATATTTTTATACAAAAATTGTAAAAATATTTTTAACATATGACTAATCTGCAGGAATACTATCTTTTACTATTAAACTAGAAACTTTACTTTGTTTTCTCTCTAATTCTGCCAATTCTCGTCTTTTTTGTTCTATTTGTTGACCTAATAAATCAGTTTGTCCAGTTCCCATTTTTAATAAACGTTCATCAAATTGGAATACCATACCACTTGGTCCAAAAGATGTTAATTTTGGTAATCTTAATTGAAGTTTACCAAGTAATTTATCAGTATCAATTCCATCAAATTCATCAATTGCTTCATCTATATCTTCTAAGACATTTCTAAACATACCAAAGTTACCTGAAAATACATTAGCAAGGGCTTGTCGAACTTGTGCATTTTCAATTAAACCTTGTTTCATAGGTTCTTTTCCTAATATTTCTACAGTAAATCTATAATCTAAACGAGATGCAACTTTAAATTGTCTATTACCTAAATTAGAGTCATCCATAGCATTTTCTAAGTCTCTGATATTTCTGTAAGTTTTAAATATGAAGTCTCTTATCTTTTTATTTTTTAAATTAAAAAATGAATCAGTTGAAAATATCTTTTCTCGTTCTAATTCATTCACAATTTGTCCTGCTTCATTTAAAGTAGACTCTCTATTTTGATCACTTGCCTTTATATTTTCTCTACTTTGTTCGCCCATTATCTCTTGTTGTTTTAGTGATTTAACATTAAATGCTGCACCAAGTTTCTTTTCAAAAGTGATTGCTAATGCTCTAGCAATAGAAATATAAATACTTGAGCTGTTAATAACAGTTGAGAAATTCTTTTTGAACATTTCCATAAGATCATCAACATAATCACCAAAGAATTTTTTCATTTCAGATTCACGAACTCTTAATGTTTTAGAAAATACATGGTAAAATGCATAAGTAGAATAATAAACAAATTCTATAAATAGACGTTTTTCATCTTCAGTAAATTTTCTTGTTCTTAATCCTTGAAACATTTTACTTTTAGAACTTTTAATTACATTTCCTTTTGCTCTCATTGAAGGCCCAAATAATGCACCGCCTCTCTGTCCATCATCTTGTACTTCTCCTTGTCCTTCTTCTCTCAATTGATTTAATTTTTCTCTATTTGAGGCAAATATTCTTTCACGGTCTGCATCTCTTTCTTCTGATTGTATATCACTTAATACTTTTGATTTTTCTTTATAATCGCTATCTAATGCTGCTAATAATTGTTGGTCTCTCTTTTTTTCCTCTGCTTCTCTTTCCTCACCTTCTCTATATTTTTGTTTTAATCCATCTGCTTCTGCTCTGGCCTCATCCCGTTCAACTATTATTCCTTGTTTTTGTTGTTCAGATTGGCGTATTTTTGCATCTAATTCTGCTTCTTCTGCAGTTTCTGATATACTTTGATCTATAAATGCATCATCTTCACTATCAGCATTTGCTTGGAAATCTTGTAAATAAGATGTTTTAAAATCTCTAATTTGTTCACTAATAACTTTAACAAATGGTGGAAATTGCATTAAAACCATAACATTTTTAGCAAATTCAGTTGTAATAGAATTTTCTTTAGAAATTGCACGACTTGATTTTTTAACATCATTATTATTTATTGTTACAACATCAACAACATTAGATCTAAATAATTTAGTTAATCCAACATAACTAATAACAACAGGTGAAATAGCAAGACCTAAAGTAACCTCTAATGCTTGACCGGTTCTAAGAGCGGCTCCTTCTGCATAACTATATTCTTTTTTCTCTTTAACTTGTAAAACTATTTTGTCATCTTCTTTTTGGAATTCTTCATATATACCTATAAATTCTTCTAAATTATTAAATTTTTTTCCATTAATACTTAAAATAACATCACCTTTTCTTAAACCAATATTGTCAACTCCACTATCAGTTTGAACTTCTTTAATTTGTAATCCATCTTTAAATAAACCTAAAAATCCATTCATTTTGTAATAATTTAAACTTTCTAATACTTTCCCTTGTTCTTCTTGTAAAATTTCTATATCACGAATAGGTGTATCTTCAAAAGTCATCATGTCTTGACTTCTTCTACCTTGTTTAATTTTTAATTCTATAGTTCCTTCATTTGTAGTAAGTATTTTATTTAAATTAGTATCATCACTATAAGTCATTTTTCTTCCGTCTACAGTAACTGATAAAATTTTATCATTTACTCTAATTTGATCTTTCTGAACTCCATTAGGATTTACACTATCAACAACATAATCAGAGCCAGATTTTTTTACATGAATACCAATAAATTTATTTTTTAAATTAATACCTGTATAAGTATAAGTTCTAATACCTTTTTTAACATCAAAACCTCTACCTGTTTCATGCACAGTAAGACCCATTAATCCACTTTCGTCTATGACAGGAATATCAGGAACATCAAAAGTATATGTTTTATTAATACCTGTAAAATTTTTAAATTTGCTTAAATATTTTGTTGGTCCACCTCCACTTTGATCATTTTCTTCATCAAATTCATCATCAGAGTCTAGACTTCCATCCCTCATAACTTCGTCTGTTTGTGGTTCTATACTTGTTTCAACACTAGTAGATGGTTCTTCAGTAGAAGATTTTTTGACTTCTTGTTTTAAATCTCGTGCTTGATATAGTTCATCAGAAGTAGGTTTACTATCTTTAGCACCATATACGTATTGTAAGCGTTTTTTGAAATATTTACAAATTTCTTCAGGTGTTTTAGAAGTCATAAATTTAGAACTTAATTTAACTCTTACAAATTGTCTAGTATTTCCATCATTTAATTGGTCACAATGAAAATATAAATAATCATATGTAGATAAATAATCATAAAAACAGATAAAGTTTGAGCCAACTCTATATTTTTTAAATGGTTCTTGATTTAAATCAAGTTTCATACCATCATCAGGGTCACCTTCGTTTCTTTGTTGAAAATGAATAGGCAACATAAGTTTTTCTGATGGATAGAAATGAAGCATACTACTTTGCATAGAAATAAAAATTTCAGCAAGTTTATCAAAAATTTGATAATCAATAAAAAATTGGTTAACATTTGCTTGAAATTTATCATAATGTTTTAATGGGGGATATTTAGTTTCACCTAATTTACTTTGTTTAGATTTTTCATTCATTTTATCTAAAATATCTAACATTTGTTTTTTAATAAAATGTTTAACACGTTTTTTAATTCTTTCTTTTCTTGAAACAGAATATGTAGTATAAGCAACAAATAATGCAGCACCAACAGCAGCACCAATTGGTCCAGCTAATGCAGCGGCACTAGCAACCCCAGCTGCAGTACCAAGACCTAAAGGTCCAAGAGCACTCATAGCAACAGTAGAAATTTGAGCTGTTAAAAATGTTGTAGCAGGTAATCCAGTAGCTAATCCAACTCCCATAAATGTAGCAGCACCAACAGCAGCAGAACCAACTGCTTGTTTAGATGGTGCTATTCTACTTATAGCACCTGTTGTATTATCAATAGCACTTCTACCAAATGAAGCAGTTTTACCCATAACTGAACCAAGAACTGAACCTCCTTTAAGTTTTCTAGTAGAATTATTTTTTTTTTTAAATAATTTTTTTTTAGTGTATACCATTTATATATAAGTAATTATAATTAAATTATAGATTTTAATTTAATATTTTGCATAATAATAAAAATATTAAATTATTTATTTTGCTAAAACTTCTCTAATTTTCATTAGTTCTGTTGCTTCATAAACACCTCCACCTCTTCCTGGTTTATAAATATTAATTTTCGAATTTCCAGTTAATAATAATATATCATTTAGTTCTTGGTTAAATATTTTGGAACCATCTTTTTTCAAATTGAATTTTGCATTTAGTGCTTCTGTTAAAAATTTAGAATAATCTTTTTTATAATCTGCATCAGAAATAATTTTAGATTTATGTGAAGTAATCATTTTATCATAAAAAGCTTTGGCTGATTCGGATGAAGAAGTTTCTTCATTTGATAATGTAAATTTATTATAAATATCCGGTAAATTAGAGAATCTAACAGCATATAAATAATGATGGACACTGGGCCATAAATTACCTTTAATTTCTAATTTTTCATTATCTTGATTGAGTAAATAACTATTATCTAATTTTCTTCTCCAGTCTTTAATTTTAAATAACTTTAATACACTAGGTAAAGTTTTTTGTTCTTTTGTTATAGTTTCTCCACTACCTTCACCAAGTTTTTTATGAACTGATTTGGAATAAATTTGAATTACCATAGTTTCATCATATAATTGAGATTTAGGTTTATCAACAAGTGACTCGAATTTAGGTTCAGAAGTTTTTTGAATTTTAACATTTTGTTTAGTTGCAAAATCTCTAAAATCGGGTATTTTGAAAAATAAAGATGATTCAGCTTTCATACATATATCAACAATTTCTTCCTTTAATTTGTATGGTAGTTCAGAAAATTTAAATGCTCCTTTTCCAATATTTTTATCATAAGTAATTAATTTATAATGACTTCCAATTTGATAATTACAAATTATATAATAATCAGGTTCAAATATATCTTTTTTTTGTAATTGTTTATCAGTTTCTCCACATTGTAAAACAAATGGATTAACTTCTTGAGTTTCATCAAAATTTTCTTCAGCCAAAATAATAAATTTAACATTATATAATCTTTCTAATGCAGAAACAGCCCAAACATCAGCCCAAAAATCTTTAGTTTTAATAACATTTCTTAAATCATCAATAGTTTTAACATCTTTCATAAATTCTAATTCTTCAGTAAGTTCTTGATATTCTTTACTTTCTTCATTTGAATCAACTACTTTTTGTAAATTAGATTTTGCTTCTTCTAACATTTTAGATTTTTCACTAGTATTACTAGTGCCTCCGATCATAACTTTAAAACGTTTATGCATTTTTTTCAATTCAGTCATTTTTTCTTGAGTTTTTTTCAATCCACCTTTATAAAAATCATAAAATTCTTTATATGTATTATACTGGACTTCATCTAGGTCATCAGATAATTTTTTCCTTATATTTTTAACACTTATTGTGCCATATTTTTCTGAATTTAAAGTTTTTAATCCATCTCTTAAAACAGCATAAAAACAATCTCCACCCCCTTCATTATCAACAATAGAATATTTATGACTTTTTAAGAATTTATTAATCCATTTATCAGAGTCATTAGGTGTAAAATTTTGAATTTCAAAATCACTTTCTTCTTTAGTTTGTTCTTTTAAAATAATAGGTTTATCTTCAAATTCTTTAACATCTTCTTCATCATCATCATCGCTTGTTATTTCTGAATCTTCACTAGTAGCTTCTTCACTTTCACCTTCACCTTCATCTTCATCTTCACTTTCAGCATCTTCATCAAAATCAATGTCATCTTCTTGAAAATTATATTTAGATAAAATATATGATTTTGCGTATGAAAAAAAAAGTGGATAATCAAGTTTTTCTATAACAATATTTCCATCAACATCTAATAAATCTCTATAAGAGGTATTTTTAGTTTCAAAAATACCAATTTTAGAAACTAATTCAGTATTCTTAACTAAATATATATTAAAATAAACTATATTATTATCAATAAATTGAAAATTAGGTTTTCCAAGTACAAATTTAACTTTTTTTCCAAATATTTTTGCTCTATAAGCATAACTTTCACCTTCATCATTTTTATCAAGATTATTAGATTCTAAATAATTAATGTTTTGATCTATTTTTGATAGAACCATATATAAGTTATAAAAATAAGAAAATTTTATACTTTAAATTAATAAATATTTATTTAAAATTTATTTCAATAAATAGTATAATGATACCATTATATTATTTACTATATAAATTGAAAAATGATGATATGTTATGGATAGTAAGAACATCAGATATATTAGAAGAACTATTAGAATATACTGAAAAATTTAAATCAGATTATGAAAAATATTATTTAGTAGAAAGAGCAATAAAATTAAAATATAAAGAAAAAGAATTAGAAAGACGGGCTTTTAAAAATTTTGAATTATGTAAAAATGATCGTATAATAGATTATACACTATAATTTTATAAATTTTTTTCTACAATATCTTTGTGTTTAAAAATAATTTTATTACTGATACTAGGATATGAATTATTTTTTAAATTAGATATGTATTTAAAATTTTCAATTAATTTTTCATCTGTGAATTTAAAATTAGAAGTAATTAAAAATAAAAATTGAGTTATTAATTCAGTATATTCTTTTTTTTCTTCTAATTTAATATTATCTAATAATTCTTGTTGTAAATTAGAAGTCCCATCATTAATAATTTCTGATGGTATTAAATTAACTTTAAGACAATGAATATAAAATCCACATAAACATTTGTATTTATCATTATGTTTATTAATTTCAGTCATTTCATCATAACTATGACTAGATTTTGGGATTTTAATAAATTTGTAAATATTATAAAAAATCTCTAAATAATTGTTTAATATATCTGAAAAATCAGAATTAATATTAATTAAGTTATATAATAAGTCTGAATAAAGATTGTTGAAAATAATATTATTATAAACTAAAGAATCAAAAATAAATATATTAATTTTATTTATATCTATTTTATCTAAATTTTTTTTATCATCAAATATAGATTTATAATAACATAAAAATTCATTTTTTAATTTATCATAATTTTGGTCAGTAATTTTATTTAAAATTTTTCTAATATTTGTAACAACCATATCATGTTCCGATTTATTATTAATATCCTTAATTCTATTAATTTTATAATTATTAATTGCTTCCTTATCAAGTCTCATTTTTTCATTAAAATCTTTATCAAGTTCATCTTTATGAAAGTTTCTTCTAGAATTTTTATAATTTCGCATATTTTTATTTTTTTGATTTTTATGGAAAGAATTAGAAGCAAAATTGGGAACAATATTATATACTGGTTTTTTGATATCAACCAGTATATTATTTAAATAATTTTCTACATCAGAATTTAATTTATAAGAAGTCATAGTTTTTGATAATTCATTTATAAAATTTATGTCATAAGTAGGCATATATATATAACTATAATGAAGTTTTAAATTATATTTATATATATTTCGTTAGCACTTTAAAAATAATATATAATTTATTAATAATGGATTTAATATTAGATTTATTAATTGCGCAAGATAAAAATCTAGATGAGTTAGAAAATATAAAAATTAATAATTATTTTCAATTACCAATTGAAATGACTGAAAATAAGATAGAAATAAATAAAAATATTGAAAATGATTTGGAATTACTAGAATTTAAAGAGGAAATAGATAGTTCAAATAATTTATATAAAGAAAACTTGTATTATGTACTTTTAGAACCTAAAAATAATCTAGAACAATCAATAGCTTTAAAATGGGGTAAATATTACAGTAATGATAAAAATTATTTAACTGAAACTCAAAATTTATTAAAAAATTTTAAAAATAATGTAAATTTTGAAGATGAAGCAAGTAAAAATGAAAATATTTTTACTGATTCAGAAGAAATAATAAAAGATAATGGATTTAAAGAAAAATATCAATTTATAGATTTACCATATTTCAATAAATATAATAATGATGAATTATGTATGCAAATGTTATCAATATTTAATTTGGCTAATCCGGTATTAAGTTTATTAGCACCAATATTATTATTATTATTACCATTTTTTATTATAAAACTTCAAGGACATGAGGTAACATTAGAATCATATTTAGTTCATTTAAAAGATGTCTTTAGTAATCATATTATTGGTCAATTTTTTAATGATTTTTATGATGCACCATTATCAACTAAGATTTATTTATTAATAAGTATAATTTTTTATATGTTTCAAATATATCAAAATGTAATTAGTTGTGGAAAATTTTATAAAAATATAAGGTATATTCATAATAAATTATTTGAATTGAGAGATTATATAACAAATTCTATAAATAAATTCAAAAATCTATTAAAATATACAGAATCTCTCTTAACCTACGAAAATTTTAATAAATATTTAAATGAAAATATAAATATTTTAAATAATTACTTATCAAATTTGAATAGAATAAAAGAATATAATTTAAGTTTAAGTAAATTATTTCAGTTAGGACATTTAATGAAATGTTTTTATAAGCTGCATAATGATAAAAATATTATAAAATCTCTCTATTTTTCATTTGGTTGTAATAGTTATATACAAAATTTGGTTTCAATTCAAAAACATTTAAAAAACAATAAAATTAATTTTACGAATTTTGTAAATAATGATAAAAAAACAAATTTTACTAATTCATATTATAGTGAACTTTTGAGAGATAGTAGTAATAATATAGTAAAAAATAATTATAAATTAGATAATAATTTAATATTAACAGGTCCTAATGCAGCAGGAAAAACTACAATATTAAAATCAACATTATTCAATATTTTACTTTCTCAACAAATAGGTTGTGGATTTTTTGATAAAGCAGAATCTAAAATTTATGATTTTATACATTGCTATATAAATATACCTGATACATCAGGTAGAGATAGTTTATTTCAAGCAGAAGCAAGAAGATGTAAAGAAATATTAAATATTATAGAAGAAAATGGTGATAAAAATCATTTTTGTGTATTTGATGAATTATATAGTGGAACAAATCCAGAAGAAGCAGTAACTAGTGCATCAGCATTATTAAATCATATAAATAAAAAAAATAATGTAAATTATATTTTGACTACACATTATTATAAATTATGTAATAAATTAGATAAAAATGTTTCAAAAAATTATCATATGGAAATAAAAAAAAATAATACAGATGATGATTTTAAATTTACTTATAAAATTAAAAAAGGAATAAGTAAAATTAAAGGTGGAGTTAAAGTATTGAGAGATTTAGAATATCCAGATACTATTATTAATAAATTATCAAAAAATTAATCACTGTTCATTAATAATAATGAAATACCCGCAATAATTAATAAAATAGAGAAAAATTGAATATATGATAAATATTTTTTAAATGTAACAGCACTTATAATTGCTAATAACATTATAAGAACTCCAGAATATACTGCTCTAGTAATTCCAGGATTTTTAATATTTTTACATGCATTCCAATAAATTAAATTTCCAACAAATGATAATAACCCCATAATTACAATAAAAAATATTATTTGATTAGGTAAATGTTGTTTATGATAATTTCTATATAAAAAATAAGGAATTGTAACTATTCCACTAATAATAAACCATGCAGTAACAAATAGGTCGGGATTTATAGATGAACAATTAGAAAATTTATATAATAATTCTAATATTACAAAAAATAAAGCACTAAAACCAGCTAATAATATAAATTTCATTATATATACTTGAATATTTTAAATATATTCGTTAAACATTGTTAAAAAAAATAAAAATAAAATTTAATGATTTCTTTATTAAATTTTATTGATACAGGATTTATAATTACTTTAGGCTTATTATTACTAGTTTCTGGAGCGGTTATGTTATATTGTTATAGACGGTTAAATATTTTAGAAAATAGTTTAATTGAACATGGTAAAATTTTACAAAATTTTATTGTAAATTATAATAATCAAATTTTAGCTACTCAACAAAATCAATTAGGAGGTTTAGAATCTGAATCTACTACAAATTTACAAAATCAAAATAGAATTAGTGTTTCAGATGATGAAGATGATGATGATGAGGAGGAAGATGATAATGATGATGAAGAGAGTGATGAAAATTTAGATGAAGAAAGTGATGAAGAAAGTGATGAAGAAAATGAAGAAGAAGATTTAGTAATAAAAAATGATACTTTTGAGCCAAATAATGAAGAAAATCCAGAAGATGTATTTTTAACAAATTTACCAATTGATTTAACTGAATTAAATTTAGATTCAAAAATTATTAAATTAGAAACACCAGAAACAGAAGTAGAACCTACAGAAAAAGTAAATGAAAAAAAAAATTATAGTAGAATGAAGGTAGATGAATTAAGAACTTTAGTAGTAACTAAAGATTTAATAAGTACTGAAGAAGCACAAAAAATGCAAAAAAAAGATTTACTTAAATTATTACAATAAATTTTTAATAAAAATATATTATAAAATTATATATTAAATGAGTTGGGGTACTTGCTATAAAGGTTCAAATAATATTCATTTTAATTTTCCTCCTTTAATGGATGATGGAAGAAATTATTCAAATTACGAAGCTGGTGCTAGTTTAGATAATAAATTAAAAAAAGAAGCAAATATAAAAACTAATAGTGATTACAGAAGATATTTACAAAATAACGCAGATTCAATTATTAAAAATAATCAATTAAGTGCTTGTGATGAATGTAGCACTTGCCCATATTATTCTGGCACTAATCAAAATTTACCAACCACAAAACCATATATTTTTGATTCTATTATTTCAGATAATCAGCCATATGGTTATGAAACAAGTGATTTAAAAAATATATATTTATCAAAACAAGTTTTAGAAGCTCAGATGCATGCTCCAAGATTTAGAATTCCAAATGAAGAAAAATAAAAATTTCTTTTTAATTAATTTTTGTAATTAAAAAGAAAAAATATATGACTATATTATAAAACTATGCCGATGGCTTTTCTAGACAGTTTAATGGCGCCTTTAGGCAAAGAACATTGCACCGTATACTATGTTCTTGGTCTTTTAACATTATTTTTTTCTGTTTTAGCAGTTCTAAATGGTGTTTATCAAATGTTAGACAAAAAATCTAGAACAAGTGGTTTATTCCTAATTCTTAATTCATTAACAATGTTCTTCATGTATTATTTATACAGAATTGTTTACTCTATTTGCATCAAAACTTTGTAAATTATTCAATATCTAGAAAATAAGACATAATCCATATTAATAAAAATGGAGCTAATATAATTGAATCTATATGAGTAAAAATAGCAATTACATATGCAATCAAAGCATGTTTAGTGGCTATTTTTACTCTTTTCTTTTTTAAATCTTTTTCATCACCAGCTTCATCATCTTCATATAGCACAAACATAACATAATAACTAAAAATTATTATACCAATAAATGAAATAAGGAAGTATTTATTTGTAATAAAATTTAATGCATTTTTTTGATCTTTATTAATTATTATACTTACAATAGTAATTATAATTAATGAAAATACTGCTAATAAAAATTTAATAATTTCATTAGCCTTAATTTTTTCTTTTACTTCAGACATTTATATATTATTTCAATATTAATAAATAAATAAAATTATTTATTAATATTAATGAAAGTTCTTAGTATTGATATTGGAATAAAAAATTTGGCTTATATTATTCTTCAACATGATACAAATAAAGAAGCATTTAATATTGAAAAATGGGATGTAATTAATCTTTGTAATAAAATACCTAGTTGTTCTACGTGCCATAAACCAGCCAAATTTTATAAAGATTGCAATTTTTTTTGCACTAAACATAGTAAGAATACAGAATATAAAATTCCAACAATTAATACTAAAAATTTATCTAAACAAAATTTAAAAAATATTATTACTATAGCAAATGAAAATGATATAGAATTTGAAAAGGCTATTTCTAAAAATGAATTAATAAAATTAATTGAAGACCATATTAATAATACATGTTTAAATGTAATAGAAATATTAAATGCTAATGATATAAATTTAATTGATTTAGGTATAAATTTAAAAAAAGAATTTAATGAATTATTTACAAATATTGATTTACAAAATATAGATATTATAATTTTAGAAAATCAAATTAGTCCAATAGCAAATAGAATGAAAACAATACAAGGAATGATTGCTCAATATTTTATTGATTGTAATAATTATAATATTGAATTTATGTCTGCAGCTAATAAACTTAAACTTTTTAACAATAATAAAAAAACTACATATTCCGAAAGAAAAAAATTAGGAATTCAATATACACAAGAAGTACTTTTAAAAAAAAATATGATTAGTCATTTAGAATATTTTAATAAAAATAATAAAAAAGATGATTTAGCAGATTGTCTTTTACAGGGTATATACTACCTTTGTACTTTTAATAAACTTAATATTTAAAAAATATATTATTACAATAATATATATGAGTTTATTAATAAAAACTGAAAAAGATTTAAATTTATTAAGAAAAGATAAATTGGGTAAAAAATTAGATACGTTAAGTGAAACAATCGCATTATCTTTTGCTAGAAAAATAGACAAAGGTCCTGGAAACAACGATATTAAATTTTCTAATAATCATGATATAGATGCTAGTGTTAAAGCTGAATTTGGAGCTGTAAAGGACCACTTGTTATCAAAAATTAGAGAATCTAAAGATGTTAGTTTTTATAATAGTTTAGAAAATTATTTTAGAGAATATTTTACACTTATAAAATTTAAAGAAGAAGGAAAACGTATGAAAAAAGCAGATTACGATAACTTTATGAATAGAATTGATAATTTAAATAGAGAACTAAGTATAGTTTATGAACCTATATATCCAGAAGAATATAGAGGTTACAGTTTAAGAGGAGTAGATAGATTAAGATTAGATAGTGAAGGTATAATAAGTGGAACATTACTTACGGAAGAATATGATGAAGAAACTGGTTACAATGGTAGATATAATGAGGTAGATAGCAGAGAACATAATGGAGTATTTTCAGGTATAAAAAAACATTCACAAATTAGATATATTGGTGGAAAAGAATATTACTTTAGTGGTGGTAATTTTGGTGCAATTTATTTAGAAGGCAATGTTGATGCGGATGGTGCAAGAGAAGGACAACTACGGCGCGAACAACGAACAATGACAAGTCTAACTTTACAAGAAAGAATTGAAGGTAATAAGAAAGAGACAGAAGAAAAACCACTAGCAACATCGTCATCGCCGCCCCCGTCATTACAACCACAACCACCACCTACTCAACCACCACCTGCTCAACCACCACCTGCTCAACCACAACTACAACCACCACCTACTCAACAACAACAGCAACAGCAAGAACAACAACAACAACAACAGCAAAAGCAACTGCAAGCCGCAGCCAGCGCTATGCTCGCCCAAGACCAAGGTAGACAACAACAACCTCTACCTGCTAGAGTAAAAGTAAAATCAGCAATGAAACCCCAAGTGCCTCCAACAGGCGCCCAAAATACCCGTGGAAGTGAACTAGAACAACAAGCGCTTTCACCAGAGAGACATAGACCACTATCAAAACAACCACCACCAGCAGGAGCAGCAGCTGATGACTTTGACTCAGGTGCCATCTCCAAACTAGCCCCCGCGAAAGCCAAGGAAGGATTTTCTGTAGGAGATGTTGGCCAAAAACCAGGCACTCCACAAGTAATACTAGGTGGAAGAAAAAAAAAACATAAAAAAAGTAAAAAATATTATAAAAAAACACGAGCCAGAAAAAGAAAGAAAACAAAAAAAAGATAAATATATTAATTTTTTAAATAATAATATATTTATTTTTCGTATTACTTAAAAATTTAACTTCTATTTAAAACATAATAATATGGACGTCATAGAATTAAATCCAGATATAATTGAATTAGGAGATTTTGATGAACCAGAATTGCGATTAGATATAGAAGAAAGTCAACCTAGACCTTCTGTTAATTTTGGAAGTGGAATAGAATTATTAATGAATGATAAAAAGACAGAAAAAAAAGGAAGTTCTAATGTAGAAATAGATGATATAACAAGATTAGAAGACGAATTGAATGATTTATCTGAATCAATCAATCCTGAACCTACAACAAATAAAAAAATAAGTGAACCATCATCTAGTAAAAGTATATTTGGTGGATTATTTGGTGATAAAAAAGATGGTTCAAATATAAAAACAGTTACTCAAAACGATGAAGCAAAAGCGAATTTAGGTAAAGCAACATCAAATATGAATGAAAATAAAACGTGGGATGGATTTGGTAAATTTAATAACGTTCCCGTAAATTTAGATAAAGTTGATAAGAAACTAGAATTAACAAGAGAAGAAGAATTGAAAGAAAAATTTAAATATTTAAGAAAATTAGAAGATTTAGAGAGAAAAGGAGTAACATTGAGCAAACGCTACAATATGGATTCAAATTTACAAGAAATGATTGGAGAATATGAAACTATAGTTGCAGAAAAAGAAAAATCAAATTCTATGAAATTTCAAGGAAAAATGTTAATGGCATGTGTAACTGGTTTGGAGTTCTTAAATAATAAATTTGATCCATTTGATGTTAAGTTAGAAGGATGGGCTGAACAACTAAATGAAAATATTGAAGAATATGATGAAATTTTTGGGGAATTACACGAAAAATACAAATCAAAGGCAAAATTGTCTCCAGAATTAAAACTCCTTTTCCAATTAGGCGGTTCAGCAGTCATGGTTCATATGTCTAATACACTTTTCAAATCAGCAATGCCTGGTATGGATGAAATTATGAGACAAAATCCAGAATTAATGAAACAATTTACATCTGCAGCAGTAAATACAATGGGAAATAATGGTAATCCTGGTTTTGCAGGATTTATGAACGGTGTATTTGGTAATAATGGCGGTGGTGGTCCATCGTCTCAAAATGATTCTGGATTAGGATTTGGTGCTTCTATGAGAAGAGATATGCCTCCAAATGTTAATGAAGGTCCTCCGCCACCACCAGTTGAAACTAAATTACCAGAAAGAAGTGCAAGAACACAAAATTTACCAAATAGACCAGATCTAATGTCTGCTCGAGGAGTTTCAATTAACGAAAATGAAGGAAATCCTGATATTGAAGAAAGAATTTCAAGACCTGAAATGAGAGGTCCATCATCAAGACAAAGTGAAATAAATTCATTATTAAGTGGTTTAAAAACAAAACAAATAAATGTTGATAATAAAGAATCATCAACAATTAGTATAGATGACTTAAAAGATTTAACAAATGCTAAAGTTCCTAAATCAAAAAGAAAACAAAAATCAGATAAAAATATAGTATCATTAGATATCTAATTAATCACTATTGTTTTTTAAATTAATTAAAGTTAAAGCATATTGCACTAAATGTTGTCTTTGTTTCATAGAAAGACATTTATAAGGAACTTGTGAAATAGTTGAAGTTTTGTCTTTTTGAATAACAAGAGTGATTTTTTTAGACATTATTAAATATATAAATTTATTATTTTTATATATTTTTTATTTAGAATTAATCTATAAAAATAAACTAATGAATGAAGATTATTCAAATTTAAAAACTCTTGTTATTAATTTAGATGATTATATTCAAAATTATAATACACAATTACCATATTTGGAAAGTATAGGATTAAATATAGAACGATTTAGTGGAATAAATGCATTAAAAGGTGAACATAAAAAAGAAGATTACAAAAAATATATTTCAAAATTTGCTTTAAATTTTCAACCTTTATCTATAATTGGATGTGCATTAAGTCATATATTATGTTGTAAATATATTTATGATAATGTTATTAATAATTATGACTATTTTTTGATTATGGAAGATGATGCTTTTCCAATTTACAATAAAAAGGATTTTTACAATTTATTAAATAAAAATTTAAATGAAATAATAATTTTAGATAAAAACTGGGATATTATACAATTACATAGTGATGCATTTTTTCCTAATTATGAAACTTATAATACACATTATATTTGTGGAAGCACTGCAGCATATTTAATTTCAAAAAAAGGAATAGAAAAAACCTTAAAATTTAAAATATATAGTCATGCGGATTTTATACAACATAATTTTTTAAAATTTAATAAATACAGAGTAAAATCAAATTTATTTTACACAAATGAAAAAAATAGCTTAAATAGAGTTAAACAAGAAGGCTATAGTTTTTATAATTTATCTTTATATTCAAAAACTAAATTTATTGAATTTATAAACAACTATTTTATCTCTCTTCCATTAAGAGGAGAAAAAAGTTATGGTAATTTTTTAGAATTTAAAATTATAAGATTACCATATTTTGAAAAAGAATACACAGCAAATGAAGTTATTGATTATTTATTTGCTGTTTTTTTATTAAAAAAATTAAATAAGTTAAAAATAAAATATTAATTAAATAATTAATAATTAATGGAGATTACTCAACAAGTAAATAATACATTAGTTTGTGATAAAGGAAATATGTTTCTACATTCATATATGAAAGATAATACAAAAACTTATAAACTTACATTTTCTATGAATAATATTGATAGTTCTAAAATAAATTTAACTAATTTTTTGAGTCACAATATTTATGAGTTATTAGATAAAATTAATCCAGATTTAATAGAAAAAATACATATATTGAAAATTTATAATGATGATGCAGCAGATATTTTAATAATATTAAAACACATAGCGAAAGAAGTAGGAATAAAACAAAAATATATAATTTTTTATACAAAGAGAACAATAGATTATCAAAATAATTGTCTATTTTTTGTCAACCAAGATATTAATTTAATAAATGAAAATTTAGTTAAAGAATATTTGAAATCAATTAATTTAGATGAAAACAAATATGAATCTATTTTATATAAATTTGGTACAATAAAAATTTCTTTAACAAATACAAGTATTTTAGAATTATCTGATGAAAATAATACAAATAAAATAGTTAATACAGATTTTGAAACACATTTTCAATTAATTATGAAAGATAAATTACCAATTTATATGGAAAATTTAATTGGATTAATGATTAAAAAAATATTTTATAATTTAAAAGTATTTATAGACAATTTAAAATAATAATTTATAAATATGTACTACAAAATTAAAGAATTAGAAACAATGGAATTCAATTCTTTTAAATATATTTTTAATTGTATAAAATTATATATGAGAATTTTTCATATTTTATTTATTTTAATACAAAGTTATATAGAATTTAATTGGAATAATTTTATATTATATTTAAAAAATAATGAACCTGAAAAAAGATTAGAATTAATAAAAAATATAACAAAAAAATTAGAAGAACTTAATATAGTATATATTAAAATATTTCAATCATTATGTTTAAATGATAATATTTTGAATGATGAAGAAAAAGATTATTTATTAAAATACACAGATAGTGTTCCATTTTTATCTAGTGATATTAATTATGATATTCTAGACACATTAGAAAGTAAATATAATATAAGACTAGATATACAGGAACCATTAAATTCTGGAATTGTTAGTGTTGCATTTAAAGGAATATATATGAATGATAATAATAAAGTCGTAGTAAAAATTCTAAAAAATAATATAAAACAACGACTAGAAAACGTATTTGAAGAAATAGAACTTTTACTCAAGTTAATGAATATAATTCCATATATTAAAAATTTTAATTTAAAAAAAACTTTATTTGATAATAAAGATTTACTTTTAGAGCAAACTGATTTTAAAAATGAAGCAAATAATATTGAAGTTTTTAGAAATATTAATATTAATAATGAAGAATTTGTTTTTCCAAAATGTTATCTAGATATTAGTGAACAATATAATAATGTAATTGTTATGGAAAATATCAAAGGATTGACCTACACTGATATAAAAAATTATGATGATTCTATAAAACAAGAATTTGGAAAACTTCTTTTAAAATTTGGCTTAATAAGTATTTTATACAATAGTGCAGTACATTGTGACGTCCATCCTGGAAATATATTTTTTTATATTAATGAAGAAAATTCTACTAAACCAAAATACCAAATTGGATATATTGATTTTGGAATAGTAAGTTTTCCTTCACGTATAAATCAAAATTATTATTATAAATTTTTTAAAAATATTCAAATAGATAAAGAATATGATAAATTAGAAGAAATTTTATCTAATTGTATTATTGAAGAAAAAAATAAATTTGAAAATTTATCAGTATTAGAAAAAAATAAAATAAAAGAAGAAAGTATTTCAAGTTTAACTAAATATGCTTCTAATGAAAATTTTGATTTAAAATTATTTTTTAACCTTTCACAAGTTGTTAATAATTATGGATTATCATTTAGTAAAGAATTTAATCAATTATGTTTATGTTTACAAGTAGTAAATGCTCTTGCAGAATCTTTATGTAAAAAAGAAAATCTAAAAAAGTTTCAAGATGAAATTATAGAATCTTTTAATCAAATTAATAAATTAATTGAAATTTAATAAAAAATTGAATTATTATTATGTATTAAATATTATACATAATAATAACTAATGAACTATCTATTACTTGATACTAGTTATATTATCTTTTATAGATATTTTGCTTTACTTCAATGGTGGAAATTAGCTAAAAAAGATATTCAACTACCAGAAAATCCATCTGAGTGTCCAGAATTTGTTGAAAAATTTACAAAATTATTTTTAGAACAAATTAATACAATAAAAAAAAAACTAAAAATTCATAAAGAAGAATGTAGGGTAATTGCAGCGAGAGATTGTCCTCGCAAAGAAATTTGGAGAAATTCTATATTTCCACAATATAAAGAAAGTAGATATAAAGATGATGCATTTATGGGAGGAGAATTTTTCAAATTAGTATATGCTAATAATTTTCTAGAAAAAGCCGGAGTAGAATATATTTTTAAGTATAACAAATTAGAAGCAGATGATATTGTTGCTATCACAAAAAATTATATTAGGAAAAAATATCCTGAAGCAACTATTTATATTATAACTAATGACCAAGATTATTTACAACTTTCTGATGAAAATACAAAACTATTTAATTTACAATTCAAAAACTTACTAGATAATAAGAAAGTATTTCCAGAAGCAGATAAAAATCTATTTTACAAAATTGTTTTAGGAGATAAATCTGATTGTATCCCCCCAATTTTATCCGGTTGCGGACCAAAAACTACAGAAAAATATTATTTAGATAAAGCACTTTTTGAAAATACTTTAATTAAACAAAATGCAAAGGAAAAATACATTTTAAATAAAAAACTTGTAAGTTTTTCAGAAATACCTTGTGAATTAGTTGAAGATTTTATTGAAACTTACAAAACCGAACTTTCAAATCTTTAAATAATATTAATATATTTATAATGGCGCTAGTCAAAAATACTATGATTATTTCATTTTTTGCACAAATTATTACATTATTTTTAGGTGTAAGCGCACAATTTTTAGAATTAGCAAAAAAACATACAATTTTAAAACATGCATTAGCACTTGAGAATATAGTCCAGTTTGTAGAAGGTTCTTTTTATTTGTGGTTTATATTATTTTATCTAAAAAATGTAGATAAAATTGATATAGCAAAATATAGATATTATGATTGGTTTATTACAACACCCACTATGATGTTATCTACTATTGCATATTTTCATTATAATAATACCAAAGATACAGATGAAGAAGGTTTTACTTTATTAGAATTTATAAAAACTAATAAAGAAAATATAATTGAAATTTTTTCATATAATTTTGGTATGTTAATTTTTGGATATTTACAAGAAATAGGAATTATAAATATATTACTATCAACTGGTTTTGGATTTTTGTTTTTTGGACTTATGTTTTACAAAATTTATGAATATTATGCTAAAAAATCATCTTCTAATTTATTTATTTTCTTTATTATGTTATCAATATGGTCTATTTATGGTATAGCGGCATTATTTAAATTTAACATAAAAAATGCTTTTTACAATATATTAGATATTTTTTCAAAGAATTTTTATGGTTTATTTTTAACATATTTGGTATATTCTTTGGCCTCTAAATAGTATAATAATGAACTAAATTTTTCATTGTTTTATTTTTTTGTTTACTTATTATTTTTCTTGTTAAATTTTTATTAGCACCACCTGTTTGAGATTTTTCACTTACAGGTTCTTTTTTAGTTTTTGGAGCTGATGGAATAGATTTTACTAGTGATTGTTTTCTTGTTGTATCAATACTACTATTTTTTTTTCTCATTTTATTTTCAAGATATCTTCTTGGATAATTTATACCTAATGCACCCCAAAGTAATCTATCCAAAACTGTTGCTTTTCCTATACAATCATTTCCATAATTTATTTGATCTTTTAATGGTATTTTATCAGTTGGTGAATTTTTATAAACTATTTCAACATCTAAATATAGATAATATGAACTATCTACACCATCAATTGCTAGTCGTGAAATTTTTGAAGGTGAAACATCATAAAATCGTTCTTTTTTTTCGCTGTCTTCTCTATAAACAAATCTTTCAACAGTTGGATCTAATTTGTTATATTTTAATTCATCCCAACTCATTTTATTAAGAAGACGTAATTTAATTTTTTTTATTTGTGCGTATTTACCACCAATAAATAAATGTTTATCAGTTCCAAAATACCATCTTTGTAAATAATATTCAAATATATATTTAGCTACATCCTCGTCAGTATTTTTTTCATTTAATACTTCTTTTTCTTTTATTATTGCATTAAATGTATTAGTTATCATAAATGCATCTTCTATTGTTTCAACACCTAAACTTTTAAAAATTTTATTATTACTTTTAATAACACTAAATCTATTAACCATTTTTTTTATATCTAAATCTTTTTTTACATATATTTTTCCAGGATTTATATTTTTATTTTTTGAAAATATATTATTATTATATGTTTTATAAATTAATGTTTCTTTATTTATCTCTTCTATTTTTTTTTCACCTTTAGGATTTTCTTTTTTGTAATTATCAAGTGTATCTTCTAATTGTTTATCTGGATTCAATTTATCAATTAAATTTAAATTAAATATTACATTTGAATAGGGTGGTATTTCTTCAAATTCAATTTCATAAATTGGTTTTAAAATTGCATCACCTTCAAATGTTTCTCTTAACGTATCTTCATTATAATTAATACATTTAATTGACTTAACTTTTACATAAATTTTTTTTTTACTTCTTTCTATTTTATTAGCACCATCTTGTTTATTAGGTATTTGTTGGAAAAATTTATTATGTAATATACATCCATTTGTTAAAAAAAATGTTTCTAATATTTTGAAAATATTATAATAGGTAATTATGTAAGATAATCTTCTTTGATCTGCTTTTAATTTAGAATAGATTTCATCAATATCAGAATTTCCATATTCATCACCTAATATATAGTTTCCATATTGTTTTATTATTTTTTTTCTCTCTTCAACTGTATTATGCTTAGGAATTGCTTTCAAATCATATCTTGTACTCTCCAGCTCAGCCGTCCATTTATTATTATCTTTAAAATTATCTCCTAAAAATTTAAAATAATCTTTTATATGTATTGGATCTTCTTTTTTAGGATTAGTAGGAGTAATGAAAAATTTACTCTTATTATCTTCAAATTGTTTATATTCTTTTGTCTGAGTTATTATTTCATCATCATATTTTTGAAATATATCTTTCGCTGCCTTATTTATTTTATCTTCAATAAATTTAAATTTTAATTCTGAGGAGTCTTTATTAATAAATAATTCAAAAATATCAAATGGTTCTTTTCTAGAATCTTTAAATCTTTTTTCAGATGATTTATAAGATGGTGCAAGTTTATTAACATTTTCTATTCCTATATCTTTTAAAGATTTTATTTTTGGAGTGCTTTCTCTACGTTTACCTTCTTTAAAATCTTTATATAGTTCATTTAAATACTCCATATTTTTATATAAAATACTCATGTTTTCAAGACTTTTAACTAAAACTATTTTTTCTTTATCGTCTTTAGCCTGACAGTTTTTTAAAAATTCTAAAGCACCAGGATTATTTACACTAGTACCATCAAAATGAACATTTTTAAATAAATCTAATTCATATATCCTTTGTGATCTAAAATACTTTTCTAAATCTACATAAAAAATAAAATATAAAAATCTGTAAATAAAAACTTTCCCTTGTCCAATTTCATTCCCTAGGGTTAAATATCCACTATCTTGTAATACCTCTATATCAAATAAGTCTTTCAAGATAGCTTTTGCATTATTAAATTTAAAAACATAATTACTATCATCAGCATTAGTTTGGCTTTTTATATAATCATTATTTATTTTTTTTGTAAGTTTTTGGTCAGATAATAGATCATTGATTCTATCTTTAATATCATCTATACTTTGTAAAGATTTATTTCCAGAAGAACTACTAGGTTGTTTTTCATTTAAAAAACTTTGAAGATTTTCAAAAGTAAAATAATAACTTGATAATGGAATATAAAATTTATATTCTTTTTCATCTTCTTGTTTTAAACGTTCTTTTAGTTCATTATAATCATCAGCTTTATTAGTCCAATTTTTTGGTTTAGGTCTTTTTTTCATTGCTTCTTTAACTTTTTGTTTTTCTTTATCAATCATATTTGAATCTCTTATTGTAAGAAATTCAAATTTTTCTAATGTAGTATAATGAATTTCAGATCCTACTTTATATCTTAGTTTTATTTGAAATTCTTTAGGTTCTGTATCAGAATCACTCATAATTATTATATTATATTATATTAATATAATAATTAATAGAACTTATTGTGCAATATTATTTAACATACTAATTTTATTATGTAATTGTTCTTGTTCACCAGCACGTTTTAAAATATCATATGCTTTATCTAATTCTTCTTGAGAAACTTTACCATCTCCATCTGTATCCATTACATTAACTAATTTTTTATATTTTTGAGGCAACACACAAAATTTACTATTTTCATTAAAAACAAAATTACTTAAAATTATAAAAACTGCAGTAATAATTAAAGCAATAAAAATATCACGTGAACCCATAAACGCAATTGTAAAAATTAATACTTCACGTGCTATATTTTTTAAGATCATTTCTTGTCCTTTAGTTAATTTGATTTCTATATATCTTGAACCTAAATTCATAAAAATCATCATTAATCCAATAAATAATTTACTTGTACTAATATTGTTTAAAAATTTACCTAGACTGAATTGTTTAAAACTTTTTGGATTGATTAAATCTTGAAATGTTTTACTATAACTCATTAATATATTTAGATAAAATATATTTCAAATTTTAGTAGTTTTTTGAAATATTATTATCTCCTTTTTTTATAATAGAATGTATCAATTAAATCCAGCATCAATAGAATCAACTAAAGAAACATTTGTTCCAAAAAAAAATACTAAAGAATCTTTTAACAATAGCAATAATAAAACATATAAAAATAGAAAAACTGTTAACTTTTCTCAAGATGAAAATTTTGAAAATAAAACTAAATTAACAAATATTAACAATTTATTATCAAAATTACATGATAATGAAGATGAAGAAGATGAAGAAAATAACTTTAATGTAACTGAAAAAATGACTAATGTAACCGACACACATACAAATAAAGATTTAATTAATTCAGAATTACAAAAAATGAATTCTCATGTTGATAATAATTTAAATAATGCATCTATTTTAGGAAGTGCTGTTAATTCTAAATATTCTAATTTTCAAGATAGCTATAAATCCAATTTAGAATATTTAAATAATTTAAATGAAAAACAAGGGGCTAATAATTCTCCAGTGTCTACTAATTATGATAATAATCAATTAATTACAAAATTAAACTACATTATCCATCTATTAGAAGAGCAACATAATGAAAAAACTAATCATATTACCGAAGAACTTATATTATACTTATTTTTAGGTATATTTATTATTTTTGTCTTAGATTCATTTGCCAGAGCAAGCAAATATATAAGATAAATATAAATTATATTTATTAGTTTAAAATAAATATAATTCATTCTAATTTTTTAAATACATACAAATATTCATAATTATGCCCAACTGGTTTCAGATCTATTTTTTTTAATAATTTATAATCTTTTGCTTTAGCCAAATTAAGAATTTTTGTTGTTTCGGGCATATATAAATTTATTTCATTTTCTCTTATATTATGTGTTTTAAAATTAGAAAATTTCTCATTATAAACAGCATATGGTGTCACACTTGTATCAATTGCATTGTTATTTTCTAAATTTTTTACTTTGTATTTTGACATAAATTCACTATTTTCATCAAATTTTACTATTATTTCATTTACTTTTTTACCATATTTTTCTGGATCATATAATGTATCTTTATCTTTATTTTGGACAAATGGTTTAAAATTTTCTCTATCAACTAAATTTATTATTAAAAACCCATCTTTTGATAATATAGTATTACAATTTTCAAAAAATAATTCTTTATCTTTTATTTCATATATTGTTTTTCCTAAACATAAAATATGACTATAACTATCATAATCAAACATATTACTTGTTAAAAAATCTTCCACCACGAATTCACATTTAGGATAATTTGATTCTGCCTTAGAAATCATAGCTTCTGATTTATCTAATCCTACTATATCATATTTCGCATCTGTAAAAATTTTTACACTATAACCCGTACCACAACCTATATCTAAAATTTTATTACCACTTTCCTTTTTTGATAATTTTTTTATTTGTTCTAATTCATATTCATTTCTTTTTTTATTCAAATGTATAACATCATAATATTTACTATAAAAATTATCATATGCATCACTATCAACCTTTTTTACAAATTTTTTATTATTTTCATTGTTTTCAAAACCTTCTAATGAATAAAATTCAGGTATATTATTAAAACTATTAAATACTACAATCATAAATAGAAATATTAAAAATATCAAAAATAACTTATTTATTAAATTAAGCTTTATAAATGAATTAAATGTATTATTTATATTTTTAAGTGTTTTATTGAAAAAATTTGTTAATACCATTAATATGTATTTATATTATATTTTTTATGTTTTATTTTATAAAAATATATGAATCCTGATAATATTGACGATGTAAGAACTGAGTTTAAAAATATTACTTTTTCAAATTTCCAAAAATCTAAAGCTAGACAAGAATTACTTAATTGTATTTATAATTCTAAAATTGAAAACGCTAATTATTGGAGTGCAGAATTTATATGTGCAGGACATTTTCTAGATTTATGGGATATCATTATTTTATATGCTACTAAATATGTTCATTGTGGAAATCCTAAATTACCTATTTATTTAAATATGAGATACGAAACTTTTAGTAATATTATTAATTCTGGTTATTCAAGTAATATTATCGTATTACGTAACAATCCTAAAATTAGAAAACTATTTTCTGAAATTATATGTATATTATGCTATTCTAATAAAAAACATAATTATCAACAAGTTAAACTTAATAAAGGACAAGAATTTGATTTAACAAATATTAGTAGTAAATTTAAAGCACCTAATGTAAGTTATGTTGAAAATATTTTTAAAGATGATGATCCAAAGGAATTATTTATACCTTTTAATGAACTAATTTATAGTATTACTAATAAAAATATTATCGATTCTTGCTATTGGTATGAATGGATTATTGAATATGAAAATATTTGCAAAAAAAAGAAAAAAAAATGTATCTGTCAAGGAAGAACTTATGCTCCTAATGGAACTCATAATGATATCATTTGGATTGTATGGGATATATTATTTTATTATAGTGAACCTACTAATTCTCTAAATAAAAATATAAATTTTTTACCAATTATTAACAAACTTATTAAATCATTATATAGTTTATTTACCATTAAATTTAAACCCACATTTAAAACTAAAAGAAAATACATTATTTATTATGCATTTTCTATACTTACAGATAATATTGATTTTAATATTAATATTACTAATGAAACTGAAAAAATACAAGCAATTGTTGAAAAAATAAATAATCTTTATAAAGATATCAAAAAAAATGAAGTCTCTCCAAACACTGATTATCTATTTAAAAATGTTAAAAAATCTAATATGGAAAAAACTATTGAAAAAATAGAAATAATTAATAATTTATAAAAAATTGATTTAAATATTTTATTTTGTATAAATGCATACTTCCTAATTATGACTAACGTCTCAGTCGTCTGGCTTTCACTCGATCCTGTCCGTCAGAAAATTGATTACTATCCTCGTACTATTGCAACAAAAATTGAACAAAAATATAATCAACGTTCAAGTTATGAAAGAACTATTCCAACTAATATTGTATTAAGTACCGATTTCTTTAATGCTACAGTTCATTTTCACCATCGTAATGGTTGCTATCAAACTACTCCTGGTATTAATTTAGGAAGAAATGGAATCAAACAGCCCGGTATGCGAAGTGTTAAAAGAATTCAATTAACTTCTGACATGACTCATGTTGAAGTTCATGCTAAAAGATATCATGGTGAATGGAGAATCACAAATCATCCTCATCTTGCTGAAAGAACATTTAATCTCCCAATACCTTCAGATGTAGTTGTTGATGGAACTGAAGAAATCAATGAAAGTAATACATTCTGGAAGCCGGAAGATCTAAATAATGATGATAAATTTGTTGTTGTATGGCAGTGGTGCAGAGGAGTTCCAGAACGTCAAGGCGATTTAATGGCTTTGAGCGATGAATGGTGGCTTCCATATTTGCAACATCAAAATCAAATTATTGAAAATGCTTATGGTGAATACGAAGAACATGTAGATATTACCCTTGCTACAGATAATTCTAGTCGTCGAATTAAATTCAATATAAATAATTGTTTTGGAACACAATTAGATATTATTAATCACAAATCTCGTTGTGTGCGGCGAGTAGTTATTACTATTGCTAAGTTAAAAGAAAAATTAGAGGCGATGAATAATCAACCTCTTGATCCTGCTATTTTATCAACTCTTGTAGAAACAGATGAAATTCCTCACGAATATTTCTGTTGTATTAGTCAAGAAGTTATGATTGATCCTGTTAAAACAACTGATAATCATACATATGATAGATCATCAATTGAACGCTGGTTTCAAACTCGTCATACTTCTCCTCTTACCGGATTAGAGTTACATGATATTACACTTACTCCACATACTGAACTTAAAAATCAGATTCAAAAATATATTCGGTTGAAATCAAATGAACAAACACAATCAAATGAACAAACACTTCAGATTACCTAATCACATCTAAAAAGAAGCATAGATTTCTTACCACAACCTACTTTAAATGGCTCTACTTTTTTTAATACACTTGAATTATTTGCTAAAAAAACTCCTTCTCTTAATTTAATACCTAAATTTTTACTTACTTTTCTTAGTGATAAATTCTTACCAGCATTTTCACGATAATAATCTTCAATAGGATTTTCATCTAGTTTTACCATTATAATAATATAAATTATAAATTTTTATTTATATTATTTTATTATATTAATTTTACTTTTCAAAATAAGTATGATATGCTAACGTATATCTATTTACATTCTCTTTTAGTGCATAAACAGATAAATCACAAGCCATATGTTCAATATTTGGTTTGAAAACTACTATTCTACCAGGTTTAACATCTACATATTTTATTATTAGATTTTTTCTATCAGTATAAAATGCTGTTTGACCTCCCCAACTTGTATTCCAAGTATCATTTAAATAAACTAATATTGTTGGACCATTTGCAGGATTATCAATGTGCCAGTATCCTGGTGCACCTGGTAAATTTAAATTAATATAACTTCTATAAATTTTTAATTTATTTTTATTTTCTAAATTAATATAAGGTATTATACAATTAAAAAATAAATTATCAAAATATTTATTATCAATTAAATTACACATAAAAAATCTTGAACTATTTAAATCTTGCCCGCTTATTTGTCTTTTCCATAAACATTTATTTAAAAAATTTCTATTTATATTTAATATTATATTTTCATTTATTAGATTATCATAAATTTGTATATCTTTTTCATTAAAACATTTATTACATTCACTTATTTTATATAAATCATCTATATTAAATTTATTTCTTTTAATTTTCATTATTTCTTCAAATTCACAAATACCATAATAATTTTTATTAGTATTTTCAAATTTATAATATAAATTATAATAATTTAAAGGATTATCATTTAATAAATCTATTTCTTTATTTTCCATTTGTATTTTTATTAGAATTACTTTTAAATTATTTAACTACGATAATAAAATAAAATTTTGTATCCATATTTAAAGTTATATTTTTCTGGATAATAAGCCGGATTCTCTTTAAACGTCCAATCTACATTTTTATTTAAAATTTTTTTCCAATCAAATTTTGATAATTTTGAATAACTACTTCCATCAAATTTATAATATTCTTTATTTATTGTTAATACGCTTACAAAATGACTATTTTCTTTTGGTTTATAATGGTCTTTATTTGTTAATATTATACTATCTAGCTTATATTTATATTTTTTACTATCTAATTCTAATTCATATTCCATTTTAAAATCAATTTTACTTTCATGGTCTTCAAATATAATTATATCTTGTTCTTTTGTAAAAAATAATTTTAACATATTTTCAATTGTACTATATTTTTTTTTTAAATTTATATCCACATCTATTGTTAAAATTTTTAAAATATCATATTTCAAATAACTCATTATTACTTTATAAAATTCTAATGGATTTCCTGCCTCGTCCAAATTAGGTAAACTATAATGTGGTGATATTTTTTTTATTCTATTATATATTCTTTTTATTAAAAAATTTGTATCCAAATTTGATGTTAAAATATTTACTTGTTCATGCAAATTTACTTTATTTTTAACTAAATTAGTTGAATCTTGATTATATGATGCTTCAATGTATAAATTAAATATAAATAATAATTTTCGTAATTCTTGATCTTCTAGTCTACTATTATCAACTTTGCGACCAGTTATCATTAAATTTCTAAAAAATCTAAAAAATTTTCTACCTTTATCACTAAAGAAAAATGTTACAAACATAGTATTAAACCAACAATTTGAGTAAAGTTGTTTTGGCGCAATAAATTTACTTGGGTCAAGATGTTTTGAACCCATTAAATTTTTTAATAAAAATTTTTTTACTAACACATTATTAAAATTTAAACATCTTGGTTTACTTATTGTCCCTATATTTATTTGTAATAAATTATTACATAAATTTACTGTTTTATTTTTTAGTGTTTTTAACTTTTTTACATCTAATTTTCTATTTATATTTGGAGAATATGACTTTGTTTTACGTGTTCTTCTTTCTGTAAATGAACTACGATAATCTTGCGGTTTTGATGATTTTATACTTTTAACTAATCTATCATAAATTTCTTTCTTTTTTGTTTTCATTATTAATATATTTAAAGATATTTTTTAGCAATAAATTAATAATTATAAAATATTATTAATTTATATAATGGCTGAATCTATTAGAAAATCAATTAATAAGTTGACTCAAAGCATTAAATCTACCACTTCTCAAAAATCCAAAACTCCAATTTTATCTCCTTTTCAAAGTAAACCTAAAACTGAATTAGAAACATTAATTAATACTCCTATTAATTCTATGGTTAGCACAAAATCTTCTGAAAAACCTTCTTTATCTCAAAAAGCATCTTCTATTGCTTCAAAAACAATTGAAACTGCTACTTCTATTTTTACTTTCAGAAATATATTATTTATTATTTTATTAGTTTTTCTATTATCTTTCCTAGGATTTAATATTTTTACTTATTTAAGTGACGGAACTAATTTTTTAACTAATTTATTTGGTCCTATTTTTTCAACTACTGGAGAAGTTGTTGGTGATGCTACAAAAAATGTTGTATCTACTGCTTCAAGTGGAACTCAACAAATAGTTCAAATTGGTTCTGATACTACTAAAAATGTTGTAGATGTCGCCGCTACTGGAACTACATCTAGTATTGGATTTTTACAAGATCGTTTGAAAAAAACTGCTTCAGTTGTTAATCCTGAAAATAGTAATATATTAACTGATAATGTTAATAAAAAAATAGATAAAACTGATTCTCAACCTGAACCAGTTAGAACACAAGCATTACAACAAGGTTATTGCTTCATCGGTAAAATAAATGATACTCGCCATTGTGCAAAAGTTAATGAACGCCAACAATGTATGTCTGGAGATATTTATCCTACTATGGATATTTGTGTTAACCCTAATTTAAGAGCTTAACTTTTCATACATAATTTCTTACATCGTTTAAATGTTTTTCTTTTTTTAAATTGAGAACAACATTTTCTACAACCATCTTTACCATTTCTTGCTTTCTTGCAAACACTAATATTTTTTTTTGTTTTTTTTTTGTTATTAATTACTAAGTATGGCTTAAAAAATTTAAACATATCATTAGTACTTCTATTACCTAAATAATTCTTTACCTTTTTTCCTTTTTTAAATACCATTATTGATGGAAAACCATCTATTGAATTTTTTAACGAACTAAAATCTATATAATCTAATTGACTAGCATCTATTTCTAATAATATACCATTACAATTCATTTTTTTTAATTTTTTCTTTAAAAACTCCCATTGGGATTTCATATTTTTACAATGAATACATAATTTACTGAATACTCCAATTAAACAAATTTTTTTTTCTAATAAATCTTTTATCACCTCTTTATCAAAAGAACCATTTTTTAATTCAATTATTTGCATATAATATTATAATATATTTTATAAAATTAAAAAAATATATTATATTTGTATAATCTAATTAATAATGGTATTTAATTATAAAATTTTAGCAATATTATTCATTTTTTTATTAGGTTTAATTTATTATACTAATTCGACAAAAGTTTTTGAAAATCTCTCCAATAATACAGAACAAAAAAAACCAAATAATTATACATGTCCTAATATGTTAATTGAAAAAGATGGAAAAATATTATTATTTAATTCTAAACTTGCTGCTGTTCCTGGAGTTAATCCTGTCCAATTTAATAGTTTAGAAGAATATTCAGAATTTATTGAATGGCAAAAATCTCAAAATATTAATTGTCCTGTATTATATCTTCAATATACAACTGATACACAAAATAACGATTTATTCCAAATTAAACCTTCAATATTTGAAAATTCTGGTGGATTATCCAGCACCAAATCTGATGCATTACCTGGAAAAACATCTCAAGATTATTTTGAAAAAAATAAAATGCTTGATGCTACTTTAGATTCTACACCTAATTCTAATATGAAATTTAATACTGGAATGTATTCTGGCTTTGATCAATACAATCAAAATGTCGGAGTTAATACTCCTCTAGATTTTTTATATAATGAAAAAACAACTCAATCAAGAAATCCCATGGACCCTAATTGGGGTGGAAAAGAATACACAAAAAATGCATTGCAAGAAGGTGATTATAAAGGACGAGAAGTATATAGATATAATACACCACAAATTAAAACTAATTTTAGAGAAATTCTTGATGATTAAATATTTATATAATATAAGATAAATGCGTAAAAAAAGTAACAAAAAACGAACTTATAAAAAAAAATTACCTAAAAAATCTCGTAAATTAAAAAAACCAAAATATAAGAAAAATGCTGGTACATTAAAAAAAATTTTAAGTAGAAGAATTAAAACTGAACCTCCAAATCCAAATACACTTATTTTAAATCCTTATTTTGATCCAAATAACCCCAAACCTGATGATATTATAATGACTCAAAGTGAATTAGATAGAAAAGAAGTTACTAAAGAAAAATTACGTGCATTAGAGGAAAGATATAATAATCCACAAATTAGGAGAAAAATATATTCAAAAGTAAATGAATTTAATCCTAAAGGCATAGATTCTGAGGATATTGCTGATGTTATGGAAATGGCAGGAGTTCAAAAGGGCAAAGCAGTTCAGGCTCTTAGACAAAATTATCTTGATCCAGAACTTGCTATTATTAAATTAAATAAAATAGGCTTAGATCCAGATGATATTAAAGTAGTTATGGATGAGGCGAGAGTAACTGAATTTGAAGCCGCATATTATCTTAAAAAACACAATGGAAATTATCTTAATGCAATAACTGAAGCTATGTCAAATTAAACAACTTAATAAAAAAATTATTTAAAGATAATTAATTTTATCTATTTACACCTTTGCACATTTAAAACGCCGATTTTAAGGCAGGTAATTTTTTAGTTTCCGTGTTCTATTTGATGGTTTCTTTACATATTTTTCTGTTCTATTATATGCTCCTTTAAATATATTTTCATACTTCTCTTTTGGAATATCTCTTATTACCTTTTCTATATTTTCTTTTAGTTTTTCGTGTGTTAATCCGTCTAACTTTTGTAATCTTGACTTTAACATACTGAAATAATTTTCAATTGAATTGGTAAAATGTTGATACGGAACAGCATATAATATATTATTATGTTTATTCACTAATGCTTTTATTCTTTCGTTTCTATGACTACTTGCATTATCTAAAATAATTAATTTATTTTTGAACTTTGTAGTTATATATTTCTCTAAAAACTCTAATAATCTATCTGTATTAATTCCACTCTTTTCATATAACTCCCAACCTAAAACACCTTTGGTAGAAATAGCAAATATTCCAGTATATTTTTTGAATACTTCTTGACTTTGTGTTTTTATTACACATCTTTTACCAAGTTCATTATAACAATGATTTCGTTTTTGTAATGATTTTATACTTGTTTCGTCAATACATATAATATCTTCTATTTTATATTTTTTCACTTCATCATAAAACTCTTTGATTTTCTTATTTATATCAATATCCTTACCAAAACGCTTATTCGGCTCGTGTCTAATTCTTGTAATTTTCAAGGTAATATTATTATCATTTACTATTCGGTTCAAATGAAAACGACTTAATGTTAATGTAGGATATTTTTCCTTGACTTTTTCAAGTAAATCTTGCATTGTAATTGTTCTATTTTTCTTTATTTCATCCAATATAAACTTCACTTGGTCTTTATGAACTTTATACGCAACTGGTTTTCTATTATGTCTTTTAATTTCACCATCTTTATTATATTTATCAACCCATCTCATTAAACTCCGTGCAGAACATTTGAATATTTTACAAACTTCTTCTTGTGATTTGTCTTCTGTTAAATAATATTCAACCGCAGATATTGTATAATCTTCGCTTTTGTGTGTAGGCATTATATTATATAATAATTATATTAAAAATAAAACATAAAATAAGTTATTTTGGTAGATTATTCATAAAAATATTTAGGAAACTTTTTTTATGTTAAAAATATTAAATTAACTATTTAAAAATATAATATTTATATAACTTATAATATGTTAAACCAAAAAACTTATTCTTGTGGTATTTGCAATACTACACCTGACCAAATTTCTCATCACAAATCACATATTGAAACACAAAAACATAAAGATAAACGTGAATTATTTGAGTTTAAATTATCTAAATTCTCAAATCAAGAGTTAGAAGAAAAATATAAAACACATAATGTTGATGATATCATAAGAGAAATTGAAACAATAATATATACTCCACTTGATAAAACTAATTTATTAACTAATAATAAAAAATTGAAATTAAATATAATTAATAATACAAGTAATATAACTGAAGAAATGAATGCTCTAAAGAATGAAATGATAGAACAAAGTAATAGTGTTTCAAACAAAGAAGCGTTAAAAGATAAAATACACGAAATACATAATTATCTTAGAAATAATGGTGCTGGTTATGGTATGAACGCATTAAAAGTATTTAATATAATTTATGGATTAAAAAAAATACAGGAAAATGGTTTATTTCATAAAGTAAACTTGAAAAAACCAGATTGTGAATTTTCATATTTGTTGAAATTAGCAAATGAAAATAAAGATGAAGAATTGGCAGATTTAATTTTTGGACCTGTGTTGCAATCAATTTGTGATAGTGAATTAAAAGAACTTCTATTCTATGAAATACCCCAAAATATTAGAGGTTCTGTATTTGTGTATCTTATAAGAGAAATTGATAAAATTAGTATTATTGAAAAAACTTGTAATGTGTTATTATCAGGTAAAATTTATGAATACTTTATTGGTCGTGATGAGAGTGCTATTAGTGAATTAGGTGCTTATTTTACAGATAGACATATTACAAAATATTGTTTACAAAAAGCAAATCCAAAAATTAATGAAGATGGAACAATACCATCTATGATTGATATGTTTGGAGGTTCAGGCGGTTTTACAACTGAATATATAAATTATTTAAATGAGACATATCCACAATTAATAAATTGGAGCATTGAAATAAATAAAATTTATCATTATGATATGAACGAAGATGTCATAAAGTCTGCTGGTTTGGAATTCTTCTGTTTAACTGGTGTATTACCTAATATGAATAATTTAAAATATAAAAATTCATTTACAGATGAATTTAATGAAAACAAATATCGTTTTGTATTAACAAATCCACCATATGGTGGAGATAAGAATTCTAAAACAGAAGCCCAAAACAAAAGAGATAAAGTGAAAGAATATATTAAAAACGAACTTCCTACTATTACAGATGAAGGATTAAGAATTAGAAGACAAAAACAATTGAAGAAAATAGAAGCACAAGAAAAACAAGAAAAAAAGGAACAAGATAAGACAAAAGTTTCTGTTGCTTCCTGTAGTGCTAGAATTCAAAAATTTGCAAAAGATAATAATTTAAAAGGCAATGATAAAGAAAGCTGTTCTCTTATGTTATTAATGGATATTTTAGAAATAGATGGAACAGCAGTCGGCGTTTTGAAAGAAGGAGTATTCTTTAATAAAACATACAAAGATTTAAGAAAATGTTTAGTTGAAAATTTTAATGTTAGAGAAGTTATTAGTGTTCCTCAAGATCAATTTGAAAATACCTCAACTAAAACTTCAATTGTTATATTTGATAATACTGAAAAAAAAACTACTGAGGTAAAATTTAGTAATTTAGAGGTAGAAAGATATCAAGAAGATAAATTTGCCGAAGTATTTGGAGACATTGTTATTATTGAAAATAAAGGTGATATTAAAGGTGTAAATGATGTATTAATTTCACAAGCCACCAGAGAAGAATTATTGAGTAACCCTAAATGTTCTTTGGATGGCAAAGATTATAATAAAAAAGAAATTATTGTTGGTAAAGGGTATGAATTGGTAAAATTAGGTGATATTAGTGAATTAGAAAATGGAAAACAATTAGATAAAAAAAATATTATTAATGGAATATATCCTGTTTATGGTGGAGGATTAAGTCCTGTCGGATTTCATAATAATTTTAATAGAGAAAATGCTACTATAATAGCAGGAACAGGACATTGTGGTTTTGTTCAATTTAATAATAATAAATTTTGGGCATCACAATGTTTTACCGTTAAATCACAAAATGAATTAATAAATAAATATTTATTTGTAATATGTAAATCACTAGAGAATATATTTATGAATAGTTGTAGTGGTTCAGTTCAACAGTTTATTAGAGCATCTCAATTTAAAAATATGTTAATTCCTATTCCAAAATCTCAAGCAAAAATAAAAGAATGGGTAGATAAGATTTCAGCACCATATAATGAAAAAAATGATAAACAAACTCGTATTCAAGAGTTGGAAACTTTTATTCAAGCTAAAATTAGAGACATTGGAGAAAATGAAGAATGTGATGAATTAAAATTTGATGATGTTTTGCAATATGTTAGTAAGAAAAATAAATATCGTGCTACTGATGGAAAAAATGAAGGAAAATATAGATTTTATACATCAAGTCAAGATAAAATATTATATAGAGACGATTATGAATTTGAAAATTACCATATATTAATTGGAAGAGGAGGTGTAGCATCACTACATTTAACATCTCATTTTTCGGTATCGCACGATGATGTATATGTATTAACTACAAAAAAAACAGAATATAATTTAAAATACATATTTAAATATATTAAGTTGAATATACAATTGATTAAAGATAGTTTTAAGGGTTCAACAATTAAACATAGCTCAAAAACAGCATTATCAAAAATTAAAATAAAAATCCCAAAAAATAAACAACTTATTCAAGATTTAGAACCAACCTTTCAACAAATTGAAACATTACAAACAGAAGTTAAAAAAGCAGAAGAATTATATAAAAAATATATCAAAGATTTAAGTGAAGAAGCAATTCCAAATAAATAAATTACATTACAATGATTTTATCTTCTTCTATTCCTATTAAATTTTAATTCACTTGGAATATTAGTAAAATCTTTGTAAAAATGAACTGGTGACATTGGTAAACATAGATATATATGACAATTTCTATTATAATCTTCTAATGAATTTATATTTTTTTCTTTACAAAAATTTATCCACTCTTGTTTAGACTGAATAAATTTTGATGTATCAACTCCCAAAAAATCATACCAATTATTCCATACGCCTTTTGATTTAAAATATTCTTCAGGTAAATCTATAAAATTACAATGAATATTTTTTTTCTGAATATATTCTTCTGGAGATTGAATATTTAAAGTTGAATTAATAGAGCGAACATAATTATATTCATCTTGTTCTTCTGTAAATTTTGAACCTAATGCTTTACTATATCTTAATCTCATCTTAAGTTTATTTAATTCATTGCCATTTTCTTGAAATTTATAATCCTCATAATAACTTCTCATTTCTTCTTTTTTTGTCTTTTCTTTTTTTTCTTTTTTCCCAACTGAAAGAAATATTTTTTGTTCTATGTTTTCATCTACATTTCTCATTTGTGAAACAATATTTCTCACCTTTTCATATGATTTATTTTTAATTTCCCAATCATCAGTATCAATATATGGTATAATAACATATGCTTTTTTATTAGAATTTTCAAAATCTAATCGGTTGGGCCTTAATAAATATTGGACTATTCTAGTTTCGCTCTGCATATTTACAGCAATACATACACCATTTAGTTTGGGTAAATCAAACCCTTCACCGAAAATATATATACAAGAAATAATTCCAAAAGGTGTATTTTTAAATTTATAAACTTCATTATCAAAATTATTATCATCTTTACTATGAAGTGCATTATTATAAATTTGTTCTTTTTGAATTGATAAAACATTTAATGATAAAATTTCATTTATATATTTTTTAGATAGTTCGGCATCTTCTGTTGTATTTGTATATAACAATAAATGTGTTAAATCGTTATACTTTTCAAAAGATTTTAAACACATATAACACGATATGAATATTTCTTTATTAATTATATTTAATCTTAAATTAGTTATAATTTCATCAACTTCGTCTTCTGTATTTTTCAAAACTAAAATATTATAATCTGTTATTTTTTTATTTTCTATTGCCCAATGAACTGATTTAACATCAATATATTTTCCAAAAATAGTTTCATCTTCCATAGAATATATTTCTCTGTTTGTTCGTGTTTCAATAGTTTTCTCTGTTGCGGTCATAAATAATGTTTTTGAAGAAATTATCTTATGGAATAAACGAAATCCTCTATTTTCTGCTCTTTCAATACCAACCAAATGATGTGCTTCGTCTCCTATTTTAAAATCAAATATTATATCTCTATCATTCAATAAATGACAAGAATGATATGTTGTAATTACAAATTTTGGTTGAGAATTAAGATTATTATTAAGAAATTTTATAATTTCAGTTTTGTCTGTAGATGATTTAATACCGTCTGTCTCATCGCCTCCAACAAACAATATGTTGGTTTTATTTGGAAAAATTTTTAAAATTTCATTTTTAATTTGTTTTTGTAAATTATTACTAGGAACACCTATTACAACTGATTTAAATTTTAATAATTTTACAATTAAAATGCATAATAAAGCTTTCCCAAGACCACAAGCCCAAACAATTTTACCAATATTATTGAAGTTATAAAATTCTTCAATTCTTTCTAATACATATTGCTGATGATTGTTAGGTTCAATCACATATGATAATTCATTGACTATATTATTATTAGAAACAATTGAATTTTTTTTACTTCGTTTAATTTTATATGTTTGAATAATATTTTTTACATTTAATTCATTAAATGCTTTTTTAACCTTATCAACATTTGGAATATTTCTAACTCTTTCACATCTATTCATTGAATTTATTTCTTCTTTAGTTAAAATTTTAACTAAAAATTTATAGAGTATATTTATTTTTCTCAAATATGGTTCAATTAAATCAATAATACATCTATCGTAAAATTCAGTTCCGCCACCTTTATAAATATGGAATGATTTAAAGTAATGCTTTAAACATTTATCAATAAATTTCATCTTATCTAATGTTATTTCTATAACACATATATATTCTCCTCTTTCAACTTCACCAGTAATATATGTATTACTTCTATCTTTCGCAAATGTTGCTATTCCCATTTTTATAACATTTTCCATTTTATACCAAGCATTATCTCTAAGATAAATTGTTCCTTTATCTTGGATCATTGTAATAAAGTTATGTAATAATATATTAATGAAAAATTAAATCAATTTTTTATTATATTCAGGAAATAAAATAAAAAACATTTAAGAAAATCGGCGTTTTAAATGTGCAAAGGTGTAATAAGCACTAGTAGTGTAATGGTTATCATACTTGCCTTCCAAGCAAGTGACCCGAGTTCGATTCTCGGCTAGTGCATAATACGTATTATAAAAATATAATACGTATAAAAATTATTTAAAAATTACACATCTTAATATATAATGATCGCAAGTATTTTTTTTGCATTATCATTAAATAATATGTTACCTCCAATTGGTAATAGATATTATACTTCTATTAATATTCCACTAATTGGAACTCAAAATGTTAAGTATGAACGAACTAAAAAATTAATTTCGGAAGTTAGTTTATCAGGTAAAGTAAATAAACTAGGATATATTTATTTTGATAATAAAGACCCATATAAATATACACTTGATAATACATTAGAAAATATATTAAAAAAATATAAATGTACTTTAAGTGAACCTTTATACGACAATATTAATGATGTTAT